TTTTTAGATATTCTTTTTCAATTCTACTCATTTTTTTCTCGTTGTCCTCAGTGCACGAACAGTCGTTGCCGTTCATGTGAATATATAAGTTGGAACTTTCACAATCTTTGGTGGCGACCAGTTGAGTCTTGATTTCTTGCAGATCAGTACTGTTATGATGCGCTTTATCTTTAAGTATGTTCAATATTTCTGCACGTGATTGAATTCCTTCGAAGATATCTACCATATATTATGTCATATGTTATTATATTTATATGCTTTTTAGGCGCCGCAACATGTTATAATGCTCTCGTTACGCAATATTGATAATATTTTGTATTCTACATTTGTGTGTTGTAAAAGCATGGGGATGGAACATGTCCAAGGACATCTCTTGTTCCAAATTGTGACGTGGACGTTCGTGATAGTGATTGAAAAAGAAAAGTGGTTTTGGAGATGGGCAACAACGCAAACAGATGAAGTACAAAGAACCAACAAAAGGGAAGGGAATGCGAGAGTTGTTTCGAAAAGCTGGGTATGAAGTCTACCTCGTAGACGAATTTAGAACAAGTTGCAGATGTCACAAATGCGAAGGTGAATGTAGCACATTTCGCGAATGTGCCAATCCACGACCATGGAAAAAGAACGAAACCATCCTCCGCCACGGGCTTCTCATGTGTAAGACATGTTCAGGTTTGTGGAATAGGGATGTGAACAGTTCTTTGAACATCCATAGAATAGTGGAACATCATGCAAATGGTAAAAGACGACCGGAGTACTTATGTCGTCAAATAAAATCTGTCGCGAAGCATGAGCATGAAATGCTTGTCACTTAGTGCAAACGTAGTTTGTCAGTGCCACTACATCGGTGGTACATACCCAAATTGTACACGAGGATGAGAAACCTCAACGGTGAGATGATAAGATGCGTTCTCTATAGGATCATTTTAAAGTTTCATCGGTGTATAAATGCCAACTTAAGAACATACAAACAATACATACAAACAATGAAGAATGATCTGAGTATGCTTTTCAAAGGGACATATGATCCCGAGTCTCCTCTTCAAAAACTCCAGGGGCAAAGAGATGTATTGCAGTTGATAGTATCTGATATTGACAAGTGGTATGACGAACACATTCAAGCTACCGACAAGGCATTCGCAGAACTTTATGCTCGTATTAATAGATACAACGTCGGCTATAATCATGGTGAGTTGGAGTTTCCGCCTCCACAAGATATCAACATCAATATGATGCCAATTAAATTGTGGGATCTTGATAACACTCTTCCACCGGAGCTGCAAGCTTACAAAGGTATCATTCAAAGTTGTTGGTATACTCATTTCAAAGTTGATGGAAATGGCAATTGCGTGCAAAATAAAGATGATGTTGCATATCTTACCATTCATGAGAGTTACGTGGAGCCTGGACAAACACAGAGACGCCCCGGGTTACATATAGAGCGTCCTGGAATAGTGGGAAGCCAAGATACACGACTTGTCAAAAGACCAACGAATGAAAGGATGCAAGCAATATGTCATTATAGTGCCAATCCACAAACTCCAACTCCCGACGAACGTGCATACATGAACTTGGCATGGGGTCTGGGGTCATGGTGTGAAGGATTGCCTGTCGATGGAATTTACATGGCATCAACAGTCAATGACTCATGTGCTCTCTATCCCGCTCTTATCGACAACCCTTGGGAGGTCACAGATGCGCATGGCAGTTGCGAGTCCTTGCGCGATAGGCTTCCTTCACCGACCCTCACGAAGGCTAACAAGCTTTATTGGATGACAGATAGAACGCCACACGAATCACTTCCGACCTCAACAGGCGGCTATAGACAATTCTTTAGATTAGTCGTCGGTCGCATTTCAACTTGGTACGCCAAACACAATACAGCAAATCCACTGTGTGATCCCGAAGCGCCAATTTCCCATGAAGATAAGTTCAAGAAGTAGATACAAAATTTATTGTTTGCCAAAAATAAGTTCAAGGGTTCTAAAAGTAATTGTGTCGTTTTTTGGTGGTTCTTAATGTTTCCACTTGTGGCCGCACGAGATACAACGGAAGAATGCGGTCATCGGCTCATCCGCCGAACGAATTTGTTTCTCATAGTATGAGATCTTGTTCTTTTTACACTTCCCACAAATTACTTTGTCGGTCATGGATACTTCGGTGATTTCGTACGCCAGCTTGTTGCGCATCAATTCTTGTTCGATGATATCGCGCCACTTGGCAGGATAAAGAACATCAGGTGACATGAATGCGATTTCATGCGGTTTGAAGACATTCTCTTTCATTCGCTCCATAAGCTGCGGGTTTTGGATGTAGCTGTCGGATTTCAGATTTGCGTAAATACTACGGGCTTTCGCGATGTACACTTCACGGAACAGTTCAAACGCCCACGAACATATGATGTTTTTATCGGTGGCATAGTCAATCGCCGCATTATAAATACCAATCTCGAGGTCTTGCGCTTGTAGCGGCGACAAACCAATGCCTTCCAACAACACGCGTGTTTGAGTTCGGTACTCGTTGGAGCTGGCCATTTTCAAGGTGCAAACAAAGTGGTACAGATGTATCAATTTTTATGATATCTACTTAAGCACTTTTCTGTATAAAAAATGAAAGCAGCTTGTGACTAACTTTGTGCATCAAGACAAAATGGAATTCGAAACACTTTTGAGTGAAAATACCAACGTAGTTGAGATTTACATCTGTCCAACTACCGTGGTGTTTGATGGGAAATTCACCGTTCAAGTTGGATGGCACGAACCTATTGTATTGGGTACGGGTATCGGATCTCCGACTGTTCAAGAAATAAAAGAGTACTATCATCGTGACCTCGTATATACTTACGATATTGCCAATGACGGGCAGCGGGCATTCCGCCGACTAGTACAAAATGAACGCGCCAGCGGAAACATGTATGCCATGTGTTTCATGGAAGAAACGATCCCATCTCATCGCTTTCCGTGTACCAAAGACATTGCGCATGAAACCACCATCGTTCGCCGTTCATACCGTGTGAATAACAGGATGTTCTTCATCCATGATAGAGATCCCGAACAAAACAATTATTACTACCTCAGGTATCAACACTCTGATAATGTCGATATCAAAAAAATGAACTTGGATTTTCAAAAAATATGCGGTTATTTGCGGAAAATCAAGATGCTTGGGAGATAGGTTCGTACTTTTTGAACGGATCACTCCATTTACACACGAAAGGAACACTCACAGCTACTGTTAGATCTTTGAATACATTCCTTAGTTTTTTGCTGACGGCAAGTGATCCTATATGGGCTACACCGGCTTTGCTTTGTATGACTTGAGATTCGTAAACGTCGTACACATCCGGAAGCTCGGTCTTCCGCAACCACATCACCTTCTCCCCTTCGTTGCATGATGTGGACGGAACCAGAGGTGGCGGCGTCATCATGGGTTTCCGCGACGGCGACGGCGACAACGATGGCGTGTCGGGTTCTGTCGGAAGCGTTTCCCTAAACTCAGGATTGTCTTTCACCTTTCGTACTACTTCTTTGATCACACTCTCATCAAAGTTGTAAAGTTTTGGCTTATACTGCATAAAGAAAGGCCAGTAGTAAATGCCGCGATTTGTGTAAGGAAGTTGATCCGCCAGTTCTAACAGGAACTCCAATCCTTCGTTTGATGCGTAACAATATTGTTTTACTTGGAAAGAGCAAACGTCAAAGAACGGATCGGGAACATACTCGTCCAACATTTCATATGCAAATACCAACCTCTTGGGAAGCGGTATTTTGCTGAGGTACTGGTTTTTGTATGCAATGACATCATTTATCAAGAACAACCAATGGCCATTGGTATCTTTGACCATCTCCCCTTCTATGAGCGTACCATCAAACACCTCCTCAGCAAATCGACCTTTCCCAAGGATAATCCGTGGCTTTTGGTAACCAGGTTGCACTTTTTTGTCGATGAAATAGATGACCGGGACATCCTCATACTTTGTAAAATACATATAGTAAGGATTCCCGTTGCTCCGTAGGCAGCACAAGTGAGGTGCCCTATATATATGCTTGACCGTCTCTTCGGTCAGGCTATGCCAGTGTTTTTGTAAGATCTTGATATTATACATACATTCCAAATGACCAAGGATAACATCCTTTGTATCGGATGACTTGATGTTAAAAGCAACACGGTCGCAAAAAGAAATGATTCCTGTGTGCATTTTGCTATTTGAGTCTGTGGGCTCAGCGAGTGACCTTTCATTTTTTAACACACCATCCTCTTAAGCCAGCTTCATGTTTTGCGGACGAACCGCCATGCACAGAGGAACGTTGGCGATAGGAAGATCAGTCGAAGGAGGTTTAGAGTAAGGGCATTCTCCCATTATTTTCCGGGGGTAGTCCTCTGGGACGACATCCTTGGCCGGTACATAGTACCCGTCCAACATCATCTTACTTTGCCTCTGCTCTTCTGTGGCACGTTGGCGTGCAACCTCTTGGGGTGACAAAACCACGGGGACTTGGTAAGACGATGCGGTGGATGACACTGGTGTTTGAAATAGACTCGGGATTATGACAAATAAGAAGAAGAATACTGTAACCACGATGAGAAATGCCCAAAAAACGTTCATTGATATCTAAACAAATGTTACAAATGTTTCTTGATTGTTTGTTCTATTTTTTGCACATGTGTACCCACTACAGTATCAACAAGTTGGCCGTCTTTGCAATACAAAATGGTTGGAAGAACAGAAATACTGAGATTTTGTGATCCAAACTTGAGGTTTTCTAAAGGCACATTATCCACATTGACCTTGAACACATTAGCTTGTGGGAAACTCTGCGCTAGCTTCGGAAGGATATTGCCCAACACTTTGCACGGACCGCACCATTCAGCAAAACAATCAAGGACAGTCAACTTTGGCGAGGAAATAGCGGCGACAACTTCTTCCAGAGTTGTGAGCTCTTTTACCATAGTACAATTGTATGATAATTAAATATCATCATCCTCATCGCGGACGAACGTGTACTTCTTTTCCGGCTGCTTTATTTCCGCGTCTTCACACTCATCAGGTGAACCATTGATAGAATAACCATTTTTCTTATAGAATTGGATGCGCCTGAAACCTTGGTTTCTAAAAATAGAGAACTCATCCCATATGTCAATGACGAGTGGTACGTACTTTCTCTCGTGAGGTTTTTGGCGCTGAATTCTACCTACCGGCTGCTCTATGGATGATACAGGGGACGCTAACACGAGGGTATTCAGAGAGGGGACATCAAACCCTTCGGCCGCAATGTGATATGTGGCCAAGATAAAGTCTTTGGATTCACTCTTTTTCAAATCCTCTTGTGACATACCTCCTACGTAATATCCACTTGTGCCGAGGTTATGAGTCTTTATCAAGTATTTCAATGTCTCCAAATGTTTGCGCCTCTCGCTCAAGATGATGACTTGTCGTCCAGGGTCCTGCTCCTTCACTTCTTTTAAAGTGTCGATGATAAGCTGGTTCCGCGGTTCGAAGCTGCATATTGCATTGATCATTTGAGCTACGTTCAGCTTTCCATTATACATATGAAGCTCTCTTCCATAGGCTGGGTTAGGGTCGTAGAACTTTTTCAGCATTACTTGAAGCTGATTATCACCCCGTTTCCTGATCTCATACACCGGCTTGCCAATGAACCATTCAAACACTTTGCGCAACCCGTCCTTTCTATCGGGTGTCGCCGATAATCCCAAAGTGCGCTTGCACACGATACGCGCAAGGGCTCGACTGAACACCTCTGCGCTCGTATGATGTACTTCATCTATAATGACCAAGCCGAATGTCTTAAAAATGCAAGGGTCATAGTTTCGCATGGCCAGACTTTGAAGACTGGCAATGACGATGTCCTTGTTCTCAACATCCACCTTGCTTTGTTTGATAAGACCAACCTTCGCCGTTGGAATGTATTGTTCGATTCGTTCCCTCCATTGATCCATCAGGAAGCCTTTGTGACAAATAATCAAAGTCTTTTTTCGAAACACGGTGGATATATACAAGGCACACACGGTCTTTCCAAAGCCGCACGGTAACACCAGTAGTCCTCCGCCGCGAATTGGGTCATTAGCTGCATCGACAAACTTGTCAATTGGCTCTTTCTGTTCGGGGCGCGGGGAGCCATTGAACACCAAGTTCGGAGCATCATCACCATCATGCAATGTATTTACGCTCGGACATCCAAACGTATGCAATCCAAACGCTTTCGGGATGTACAAGCAGCGATTGCTTTCCATAAACACAGGGAATTCATTGGCTTCACCATTGATTACACGGGGTTTCACTGTGAGCTTTTTCCGAAGATGCTCTACGAGTTCTTCGTTTCCGTCTTTCTCAATGGCATAGCCTCTTGCACACACCCATTTACGGGTTGGTTCCTGGAATGTTCGTGACGGCATTCTGGTTCTTATACCAAATTTTGTATAATCTTTAAGTAAGAGTGTGTGAAATATGTTGTTTCGACTTGTGGCACTGCTGTGCCTTCTTGTGCTTGCCTTGCTTCCAACCGAAGGCCTCTACGTATTCATGAAATCAGAAGTTCAACTCCTTGTAGCTACATTTTCAGTCGCTATACTGGTGTTATATGATGTTTATGCTGGTCTTATCCTCTGCTTGGGTCTGGTTGTTTTGTATTACCGCCTTTACGGACATCATACCGTATATCTCGACAATGCCGAGTTACGTGACAAGGGTCCGATGGCAAATCTGGTAACCAAATTTCTCACTCCGGAACATCTCAAGAGTGCACAAAACAATGTTGTAAACGAAGCTGATTACGACAGTGAGATCGTCGGTATTGACGGAATGTACGGAAAGTCCGTATACGGCGCCCAAGGAATGGACATTACTATGCCCGGTTTGGAACGCCCCCATACTCTTACGGGAGAGGTTGTGGATGGGACCGTCGGCTATTCATGACCGATATAATCTTGTACTTGAGATGGAACATAGGTTGACGAGCTTTGACGCATCCGTTGCACTGCTCGGATAGTGAAAACCAAGCAGACGATAAGACACACGAATGCAAAGAAGACTGCGCTAGCCATGAAAGTTCGGAACATGATGGGGCTCAGTTTAGAAGACACAATAGATACGAAGATGATCATCTCGACCGCGAATATAACGGCAAATGCTGCAAAAATGGCGATAAACAGGCTCCGCTCCTTCTCATAGCTCCAGATAAATAACCACGTTAAAAGCATGGCAAAAACCATAAGACCTACGCTAATGAATATGTTTGTGATGATGAGAGTGCTTTCCGAGTCGGATACAAACCCCTCGATGTCCTTTTTTTTCAACAGTGGTTCAAAGTCACTTGGCATTATCCTCTTACTATAATATATCCTCTAAAAACATTTCTGTTGCATCTTTAATGAATCAGACGACTATCATCAGCATATTGCTTATTTTGTGTATATTTTTGACCCTCCTTGTTTTCACTATGTGTTGGTTGTATTTCACACAGGCTCAAGGTAAGAAGGAGAAACAAGTCATATTGATATCGCAAAACAAGCAAGATACACCACCAAGCAATTCGTCGCTCCCAAGCTTTCCTGAACAAGCGCCAAAGTATCCTCTTCGGAATGTGGACACAAACTTTCAACAAATTGGTACGCTGACAAATAACGACGCAGATGATCCCATCATCCTGCCTCTCTTTGGTCGCCCCCTTCCATCACGTAAAGATAGGTGGGAGTACTACACCGCAACGGACAAATTTCATATGCTAAAAATACCCATTCTCTTCGAACAAAAGGATTGCTTGGAAGAAGTCGGATGTCAAGAGATATATAACAAAGATAAAGTATATGTACCATCTTACCAAAAAGAATTTGAAGTGCAACTATACAAGTACCGAAACTTCTCCTACAGTCCAAATTGAAGAGCCAATACATATACCACTACCACGACAAGGGCACCCCTTATCAGGAGGTCGAACGGTTGAAGGAATTCGAGCTTGGGGAATGTTGTATACAACTTTTCCAGAGTCTTGGGGTAAAACGCAACAATAGCCACGAGGCCTACAATCAGAGCATGGTGCAACATCTCCTGATTGATCCATGTCTTTTCAACCTTCTTCACTTGAATGGACGGCGCTGGCATCATCATGGTGTGAGGTGCGGGTGCCATCATTGGCGGTGGAGCAGTGTGCGCCTTGGTGGCGGTTTGCACTTCTTGTTCTAGCTCTTGGAGGACGTTAAGTACTTCGGGATCATCTGGTGGTGCCGTCGTACTTCCTTTGGGCAGTTGCGCGATGGGTGTACTCATAGACGACATATTTACACAAATAAGACAAAGAAAAATTAGGAAGGCTTACGCGTCGTCTTTGACGCATTTCACAACAGAAGGCGTATATTTATAGCAATCGTCACCTACCTTATAGTAATGTTCCGCGATTTCTTTCATGGGCGGCGCTTGGATCACGATGCATTTCCTGTCTTTGCAAACGCGCTGGAACATTATTGCCAAAGCCACACCGAATATGGCCGATACGGCGATGGAACCGATATGTGTATAAAACAACCTATCAACTATTCGCTCAAGTTTTACTCCTTGTTTGAAGAACATTACCTATAAAATAACGCTATATTTAGCAGAATGGCTCCGCAATAGGTTGCTCCTTTATCTTTGATGGGTCGGTAGGGCATGTGTGTTTTGTTGCTTTAAACACGAAGCATGTATCGGCACTATCCTTGTACACTGTCTTTTCGGCGTTAAATGGGGTGGGAAACTTAACGACAATCTTGGGCGGTGGTGTCTTCATATACACATAAAGCATACCAATTGAAAATCCAATTATAAAGGCAAATATGTTAAAATGGAAAGACTTTTGCATCTATTGTATTTGGATATTTTTGGTGTAAATGCGCTCTTGCTCCACGCCGTCCATAAGTTGCTCCGGAAGTGGGTGACGGATGTAGTTATGAAGAGCAAATGTTTTCTGTCCCGGTACGGCATGCTTCCATTCGTTCCATAAACGGCTCTTTTCGGCACAATAGTCATCATACAGAACGTGCCTCTCGTTTCGCGGTCCGTCTATTTTTAGAATGAAGTTGTCGTGGAGCAGCGATTGACTGTATTGTTGCTCTTCCATAAAACTCCTCCACTCGTGGAACGCACCTTCCACAATTTCCCGCGAGACTTTCGCGTCATTCGCAATATTGTCCATTAGTTTCTTAGAAAATGCTTGTATCATACTTAATAAAAGTGTAAAAAATAAAATTATTACCCGCGCATAGTCGGCCACGGTGAGGTATCCTCAAACAAACTCTTGAAATGCCGAGATACGGATTGCTCACTTGATAGTTGTTCTTCATATAATGATTGGGGAATGTACTTTATTTCCACCTTTGGCTCGGGGCATGTTGTTTTTTGGTCATAGTACCCTTGCACCAGGAGAAACATACCCACAAACAAAATGAATATTGCTATTGCATTCATTCTCTATTATTGTGAGGATTCTTTTTGTGTCGTCCATGGATCCTGCTTTGTGATCTCTTCCACGACTTGGGTGGAGTTCATATTCATACGTGATTGCTTACGCTCCTCGTAGAGCTTGTCTTTGATTTCCATATTATCCTTGAACTGCTTCATGAAGGTATTCAGTTGCGTCTCCGCATATGTTTGGTCAGCAATATCATCGGGATTAGGAGACCATGGACACCAGCATCCGACTTGGCCAATGAAGATATCGAACTTGTCACCTGTCCTCTTGAGGAAGTCGGCGCGCGACTTTGCTTCTTGCACTGTCTCAAATACGCCACGAACCTTGATCCCCCTAACTGATGTCCTAAATTCGTTCTTTTCATGAAACTCCTTCTCGAGCCTTTCTGAATTCGCTTGCTTGAAGAAACGGTAATGATCTTGGATATCATTAACATCAAATAGGTAAGGATAAGCTTCCTTAATGTTCTTCAACGTTTGACTAAGTTCCGGAGTCTTCTCCGCCACTTCGGCGGCGATCTTATTGAGATCCGCAACAAAGTTAGTGACATACTCTTGAAAAAAGTACACTTCCTTATTTTTCAACAAGTCTTCGGGAGAAAGAAACGATACGCACACGTAATTCTGTCCGCGGATCGCAGGATCCTCGTCGAGGTAATCATGCTCCTTTGTGGGAATGAGGTTGTCGGCCATTTTTGCGGATGCTAATCTAAGAAAATGAGCACGTTTAAACCTTAAATACTTTTTACGTCAACGACATCAGATGATAACAATTGCGAAACGGAACATAGCAGTGTGGGTACTTAGTATTCCAGGAAGTCCCCGCCGACAGTCTATGGCCTCCATGATGGCAACCATGAACATTCCGTTTGAGTTCGTAGATGGCGTCGTCATAAAAGATGTAGATGAACTCCGATACCATGCAGGCAAGTTGGGGTGCGAGCTTCCCACTACGTCAACACTTCCACTTGGTGACCTCGGTTGTATGTTCGCCTATTTCTATCTTTGTAAGAAGATTGTAGACGAGGCTGTTCCGTGGGTGTTCGTCATGGAAGATGACGTGGTGTTCAATCCCTCATTCAAGTCCCAAATTCGTACGATGCCGCTCGATGACTTCATTTGCAGCGATTGGACATTCGTGCATCCTAATCATGGTTACAGCACATTAGGACAGGTGATCACATATGTAGGAGCCAAGAAAGTCCTCAACCAAGCATGTGACATCATGAGCACCGGATTGGCTATTGATATGGTATTGTTTAGCGACCTCCTCAAAAACTTCCATTATGCGATCTGTTACGGAACCAACTACTGGCTTGTTGATCAAGGGACACCTTACAACGATCCCCATTTCTCTGAAAGGATGCAATTCAATATGAACCAATAAGATTTTTTCTTCATTTTAAGTATAGAAAGATTGTTGTAATGGAATACACTTTTGACACCCAAGAGATGTTCACTCGCCTTGTCAAGTATCTAATGGAAGGTCTGGTCGTTGGTATCGTTGCCGCCGTTCTTCCCTCCAAGAGCCTCGCCCCTCAAGAGATTATCCTCCTTGCTTTGACCGCGGCTTCTATATTTGCTATCCTAGACCTTGTGTCTCCAGCTATTGGTGCTGGTGCAAGGCAAGGTGCTGGTCTGGCAACCGGCTTCAAGCTGATGGGCTTCCCTTAGCGTGCTACCCATTTGCGCTCATGGATTTCGTCCGCCCAATACTCGTCACCGATACATGTCATGCATTTGTGTTTAAACACACTGCGACCTTTGTTATCTTGTAGAGAATATGAGAATGTGTCATTCCCTGACCATGAAAGTATCATCATTTTTCCGTTATTGGTATCTATGATGCCTTTATTTATAGATTCAGGTGATGTAGCTGGAAGATCCCTATCCTTGTATAATGGATTCAAGGCACAAAATGCCTCATACACCAATGCCGGACCCGTAAATGCAAACTTGTCAAAATATGCACCTTCTTTGTACTTGTGGACATTGCGGATGACCATGGCTATACATTCTTTCATAAGCAGGTTACCGGGCTCTTTACAGTAAATGAATGCCTGGTAAAAAGCACGAAAGTTGGTGGGATCATCACGAGCCAAGATGATATCAATGTCTTTATATTGGGACAACCATTTTCTGAGTTTTACCAAACAGAATGTGTCCAAGTCGGCGTAGATCCCGCCCTCTTTGTAAATCCAACAATACCTGAAGAAGTCCGCTTTAAAAGCACCAATAGTGATTGAATTATACACATTAGCATGCTCTTGGCCGAATTTGTACAACAAATACTTATAGCAGTCACCATTGTTCATGTATATATACTCGACCCCTGGTTGAAAAGACCAAGACTGCATGGCGCCGATGAAGCCCCGTGGTACTTCATTAATAGGGTACTTATGTGTTTGAATGACCTTGATATTACTCGGTGTACATTGAGTAGCTGCAAAAACCAGTATTCCAAATGCCAATACTATCCCCATTGCAAAAATGTAGTAAAACGTACGCATAATAGCTACTTTTACTGGATCAATTTTATCTATAAAGACGGAAAGAATGGCCACCCCAAGTCCCGGCATATTTTGCTGAATATCATATCTTGAACATGGAGCTTTTCCCGGGACTTGAGAGATTGACAACAATGCAAATACTCATCCAACCCTAGGATTTGGAAGAACTTGCCAAGAACATAGCTGTAAGAAAGAAAGTTCTTTCTCGTCGGTGGACAATACTTCAGAAACGGTCCTTGTATTTCCTTGAACATGTTACATAACTTCTCCTCCAACTCCGGTGGAAAATGGGGTGTGGGAGAGCCGTTGATGCGATTAATGATATAAATGATGTGTTCGTAGTATTTGTTGACCTTCAGCTTTTTCAAGATCTCCCTCATTTTGCCATAAGTTATCTTCTTTGTATCGGTGATTTTCTCTTTCCGGATCTCCGCCAGTATCTTCTCGAATAATTCTGTTGGTATATCGGTACTTTCTTTGCCTTGAATCTGAGCACACCATTCTTTGAAGTGGTTTATTCGTTTGTAGCTGAAATGCGATGCCTCTTTGCTTGGTTGTCGTAGAATTGGTCTGTTTTGTTCGACCAACAATAGTTCTTGATAACCACATTGAGAACAAACCATAATGCCATCTTGTTGAAGGCATATAAGGGGAACCTGGCATTCTTCACATACACCAAGGTTTTCGTGATTTTTCTTGCGAACATAATTTGAATCTACTGCTGCAAGGTATTCATCAACCAATGAAAGCTTGTCTATGCCTTGTGTGGTTACCGGTGGAGGCATCGACGGACTTGTACTTGGACTACAAGCATCCTCGTCGTCCATTGGTTGTGTTGGTGTGATTTGTAAAGCCTCTAAGATACTCCGGGAAGCAACCGGAAGAAGCTTTTTCCGGCCTTTCGTCGCTCGGACAGGTGCTAAGGAAATCGTATGTGTAGAAGTGTTTCTTTCTTGGTTTTCTAAAAGGTCGTAGTATTCGAAAAGTACTTTAGCTGTATCTTCGTAGTATTCTATCTCATCCCGTCCCTCTGAAAGATATTGTATATTTCGGTCTAAGGAACGAATTCGTTCTTTCAACTGTATATTGCTTGTCCATATAGCATCATATTCTAGTGTATCTATCAGATCATTTGTTTTCATATTGCTTATCATGTTATCATAAAAGTGGATTTGGTTGTGTATTTCACATCTTTCTTTAATCATGTCATGTAAATGTAGTCTTTTTTCGGATAGTGTGTTAATCATGTTTTGATGTTTGGCATCCAAAGTAGAAGTGTCCTTGGCATTGTGGGGGGTGACTATTCGTTTTTTTGAGCTTTTTTCCTTGAACATCTATTCAAAAAACCTCGTCAATATTTCTTAAATCCGATGTAATTTTTTTTCTCCACATAAAGTATCCAGATCTAGAAATGGGCGGAGGACTTCTACAACTCGTTGCTTACGGTGCACAAGACGTTTACCTTACCGGTAACCCCCAAATTACCTTCTTCAAGGTCGTTTACAGGCGCCACACCAACTTCTCCATTGAGAGCATCCAACAAACTTTCAATGGTACGGCTGACTTCGGCAAGCGTGTTACTTGCCAAATCAGCCGTAACGGTGATCTGATCAACCGTGTCTACCTGCAGACCGTTCTGCCTGAACTTGCGGAGGATGAATATGTTGAGTATGTCGGCCTAAAGCTGGTGAAGACCGTTGAGATTGAGATCGGTGGTCAACGCATTGACAAGCACTACTCCGAGTGGATGTACATCTGGAACGAGCTATCTCTGCCCAAGGGTAAGAAGGACGGCTATGACCTTATGGTCGGTGGTGATGTCACTGAGGGCAATTCTAACACCCTGTATATTCCTCTGGAGTTCTGGTTCTGCAGGAACGTCGGTCTTGCTCTGCCTCTAATTGCTCTGCAATACCATGAGGTCAAGATCAACATTGAGTTCGAGAGCAAGAGTCTCGTTGTCAAGGGCGAGGGCACCCCCTCCTCTTTGGGTGACACTCAGCTGTGGGTTGACTACATCTTCCTTGATACTGATGAGCGCCGCCGCTTCGCTCAACTGTCTCATGAGTACTTGATTGAGCAACTGCAATTCACCGGTGATGAGACTCTGACTGCCGGCTCTACCAACCGCATCAAGCTGAACATGAACCACCCCGTCAAGGAGCTTGTCTGGGTTGGCATCCGCTCTACCGTTGCCAGCAACGCTTGGACTAACTTCGTTGATGACGATGATGCTTCTGCAGGCAAGAACATGACCAATAAGGCTAAGCTGCAGCTGAACGGCCATGACCGCTTTGCTGAGCGTGACGGTGCCTACTTCAACCTGGTGCAACCATTCCAACACCACGAGAACGTTCCTACCAACCGTGGTATCAACGTGTACTCTTTCGCCCTGAAGCCCGAGGAGCACCAACCCTCCGGCTCCCTGAACATGTCTCGTATCGATACCGCTGTGCTGTCCGTTGATGCCGCTGCCGCGGGCAAAGTGAAAGTATTTGCGACCAATTACAACGTACTCCGTATCATGAGTGGGATGGGTGGTTTGGCTTATAGTAACTAGCAAGCACCTTAACTCTTCCGGGATAATTACAAAAAATAGTATATACCTGCAGCAACACTCATTTTTCTATGCGATAAGTACCATATACTCTTCGTATGTCATCCCGCAAATAGGGAACTCTAGCTCAAATAGTTTTATATGATTTCGCAACACTGATCTCACTTTCTCGGTATTAAGATCCGATACATCAAACTTTTGAGCCAAAGCATCAAGAATTTGTCGATGCGTCCAATCTGAGTTGGCTTTCTTGATTTGCCAAATAGATACGACTACCTCAGCAGGTACCTTTCGTAAGGTTGTCGATGCGATTAAGTTCCTTGCTTGTCTGAATCCACCCCGTGATTTAATATCACTCAACATCCTTTCATATTCCTCTTTTGTAAAATATTCATTTTCAAACTCTTGATCATATGGCTTTGTTTCGCCATAGATAACGCTTTTAACAACAGTAACAGATAAGCTCTTGTTAAAAAGCTCAGTCGCCTTGCGAGATATGGTTGTCGCTGTTTCCGAGGGATCACTTAATACAATCTCAAGAATGCGCTTCATCTCACTTGGCGTCACCTTGCGTCGGCTTATAGATGCTTTTATAACACCAGACGGTTTTCCGCTTGAATCGTTTTCAAATGTAAGTTCCTTATGTTTCAGCTTTTTTTGAACGGCATCCATTGTAATCTCATCTTTCTTTAATACCTTCTCAGTTTTGATCTTTGATACTATCGCACGAGGAATCCCTAGTTCCAGACAGATTTGTTTCGATGTCTTTCCGCTTTGAAGAAGCATTCTCACATTGTCAATAACCGTATCATCGCGGAAATTTCTTTTCAGTTGTGCCATTGAAATGGCCACCTTGTGGGCTTCGGATTTCGGAACTGATTTCCGTTTTCGCATCTCGCGCTTGTTATAAATAATTTTAGGTGGGACAGCCTTGGTTTTGATATACTCCTTGCTATTCTTGTTTAAGCTCGCCAAAGTTTCATCCTTGATATGGTATTCAATGTGTTTTGCTAATTGTGCCCTCTCAACGAGAGCAAAGTTATCCTCCATACCATTTTCGGATCCACCCTCTAATAAAGATATACAAATGTCTGCTTGTTCTTTCTTCACAATAAGATGTTTCACTATGTTTTTCAATATGTATAGTATATACTTCATTGAATAATTCACATACCTACAATTTTGCTTTACTCCACCACTTCCAATGAAAGCGGTTATGGATTGAAGAACCGTTGTATTGGTTTTCTGAGTAATGGTTAAACACATTGACAACCATTGTTCATCTTTATATACTACAGTGATGCATCCTTCTGCATCAAATAACCCCGCAATATACTCCCAACATATCCTACTGCTGTACATGGTGGGATCCCTTGGTTCGTAACGTTTACATGCGTTCTGGAAGTTTTCCATGAATTGCAATTGCGACAACTCATCAATCCGCTCAGATGAGTAATGGTCAAACGCAACCTGACACCTTTCTTGTTTTATAATACCATAGTTGGCACATATCTTCAAAACATCAAGATTACTCTTCCTCAGCTCATAAGTATACTGCATTCTACTTCTTGCGGTCTTTGCCTTTACTTTGCGTAACGTTCCACCAAATTGATATTGCAAACGAAGTAATGGCATAGGATCGCATTGTCCCACAGTTACACATACTTGTGGATTGGATAATGTTATACTTCCATCACCATCAATGAACCCAGCCACGTATGCTGGATGAAGTTCTGTGTTGTTCACAACATTGATAATATCCTCATCGGTTATTTGTGCGATGTGCCTTGGTTTGCTCATATATTCAACAGTTGTCCATTCTACTGAAGTGGAAATCTTCAAACGATTGGTCTCAGTCAGATGACGGACTCGTTTACATGCCCATCTTTGTTTCCACCATTCTCCAATCTCCCGAATTGTATGGAGCTTTGAGTAATCCACTGTGTCACACTTGTCGAGAAGGAAGTCGCGTCCGTTTGGAGTGAATCCAATATAGACACTCCGTTTCTGTCCATGTTTTAGAACATTGATAGGAATATCGAGGATTTTGCACATATACATCAATTGATCCATCTTTCCTTTACGTTCCGTGGTTGGGATTCCATAATCTTTGAAGAACTCCACGCAGCTAAGGTAAATATCATCATCAATATGCGCCCCAGAATATCCCTTTGTTTCTCCAACGTATTTGATGTATGGTAATCTATCGTATTGAACAGACTTTCCATAAACTCCGAACGTCGTTATAGCCCCCACATCAGTTTTATATTTATCACGATATTGCTCAATTACCTCGCGTGAGAAACAAAGACTACACAATAACTTCCCGATATTGTAGTTGAAAGCAACTGGTTGGAGACCCACACATGCCCATATATTAGCAATGTGTTGAAGGTTCTTCAAACGCAACACAGGATTATCACTCCATCCAATATAGACATCGCGTGCTTGCCCAGCCACGACGTCCGAACCAAGCGCTAAGATCCCAACATATTTTCCACTTGACCCGTCTTTCACTAAGAATTTCATATTCCGCCCGACATTTGGTGCAGTTGCACAAGAACTCGTGTGCATCTTAAAGTAGCTCCATAAGTCACGATCGTGCTCCGTTGTTACCACTTCTACCTCGGGGTAAAATGTATCCAAGACGATATCAAGTGCAACCTTGGATGCATAGTATTCGTGGTCATGCTTCCACGTTGTACGCCCAAGCTGTGTGTCTATCTTTTTCTTTTGAACATACTGGTAAGTTGTATTGTTGGCATTCAACAATTGATCGCGAATATCGTGGCATCTGTAAACGAACGAGTTTTCCATTTTGGTGTGTTGATATGTATAATACGGATGATATGATCAATTTTTAATTGAGCTATCGTTTATACTTTTTGTGTATTTTTGGTGTTCGTAGTTTGAGCGTATGAAAATACTTAGCATTGTAAGTTACATACGTTGATAACCATCAGTTTTATTCGTTCTAATGCATCATTATAAACGTCGCCCTCGTCGTTCGTGTTTACTTCGTCGATATATTTCACAAACTCCGCCGCTTTTAGTTTAAGCTGTTTCGGAATATCTAAACGATGTTCTTCCATTTTACCAAGCGCCGCAGTGGTCATATGATGGGTCATGGCTGGATAGACATCAGCATCAAGCGCAAGCTCCCATGTGTTGTTTGACGTGAACACTTTGCTGTATTTGTCTTTTGGGTTCGTTTTTTGGACATTCCTGTTTTCAGGATGTCGTAAGACCTCTCCCACAAATTTATTAAAACCGATGCATGGCTTGCGTTGTTTTATGTATTCTTGTAGCTTTGCCATATTTATGTGATCCGTTTTGAAATCGAACTTATCCGACTCTTCATCTGACATTGGAAAAACCAAAATGTTTACATTATTTGTCTGATTGTTTTGTGTGTGTATATTTTGCACACCAAGGTTGGTATTGGCTGCATGGATATTGTTGGTGGTGGATGGCGCACCAAGGGACGATTCTGAAGTGGTAGATGCCACAAGATCTTTTGACACACATGTTTTCTTATGTCTACTTAATGCTTGTTTGCAAGAAAGGAATGATTTGCACACATCACATTGAAATGGACTTTCTTTTTCTGTGCATCGTCCACATTCTTGATGTACTTTGAGTGAATGCTTCCTTGTAAAAGTACGATAACATTTTTCACAATGATATACTGAATCAGTATCAGTATTTGGTATGTTTACCTTTGTTGCTAAAGTGTTGACCTTTGCTGCTTCAATGTTGACCTTTGCTGCTAAAATGTTGACTTTTGCTGCTGAAGTGTTGACTTTTGCTGCTAAGTCAAAGTGCACCGTTCCAGTATGGCGTTCTAAGTTATACTTCTTGTTTGTAGTGTAATTACATAACGAGCAATTATATACCTTGTGAGAAGTCATTAACAATGTGACTGAATAAATCGGTATTTTAACTCTTAAATGAATTATCGCCTTACTGTTTCCTCACGAGCAAGTGAGGAGGTGAGGAGCGGCGCGCGCGCAAGTTGGCGGAGAAATTGAGGGAAGGGCTTTGAACATAGGCCTAAAAACAAAAATAATAATCTATCTGAAAAATTGAAACACTATTGCTTGTATTTATCGATAAAAACATATGTGAAATGGCTAACTTTGAGGCAAACGATCAACTGAGGATGGACGAGTTGACAGACCGGATGTATGTGCATCATGGTTTGCATGGTTATGGGATCTATATGGACAAGTGGCATTGTATCCGGAAAAGCATGTACGAGACCTATTTGGATGGTACCCTTGTGGCTATTCAGAATATTAAGTTTACTGATTTTTATCCCACAGGCCGCTTTGAATGCGGTATGTGCACCAATATGCACAGGATTGATCACACCAAACATGCATTCTTTGATTATAATAACCAATTCATGGTGTGTAATGAATGCAACAACGCAGTGAAGCATAGGATGGTACCGGCATTTCCCAGAATGTGTTGCCGTGTTTTCGGTGAGTTTGAGTATGATACCAACAACACCGTATGTTTCTTTGATATGGTAAAAACAGGACACAAAGCAAATGTTCAAAAGAAAATAGCGGTTAAACGCGCCCATCGGATAGCATCCTCACTGGGCTTTACATGCTTGGACGGACAATCCGTTGCGGATGTACGTGCATTTCTTCTTGCCAAAAGGGTTGTCGCCCAACTTCGCAAAAACATAAAAATAAAGTTGAGGGAGAAGCTTGCCTATGTGATTGAGCAAGTTACGGGAGTCAACCTTGATACTGCCGACGGTATATCTAAGCAAATTACTTTGTAGATTAATACGATTTGTACACCTTTATCTTGGGAGCACCGGCCTTTTTGACTTTGAGCGCAGCTTCGTCAAACTCCGGTTCTTCATCGGGTTCGCATGCCAACCCCATCGCCCTACGCTCTTCATCCAGAGCTTGCATATCCCACAACTCTTTGGAACACAACTTGAAGTTATTATCCGCGGCTTTGAACCAGAAAACTTGATCTTCCAGTTTATTACTTTGGACTTTATTGTCTATAACCATGCACTCATAGTTTTCAGTGACTTGATCGAGACATTGTGAAAAAATATCATAAGACGGAAACATACCGGCATATTGTTGATAGATACGTTCTCTATTCTTGATTTGGTTATCTCTGAAAATGAAGACATAGTCAACGTTAGCACGTAGATGAGGAGGAATGCCCAACGGATATTGCATTGTGATCAAGAAAAAGACCTTATAGTGCCTGCCATTCATAAACAAACAACGAATGTTTTTGGAGTTCGGCCATGACTTGTCATACAAACAATCATCCAAAATAAGAAATGCCCTGGGATCCAAATCAGTTCGCCCAAACTTTTGCTTCTCCGCATTAAATTGATCTGTAATCTTTGTTTGGCGCTCTAAGAACTTCCCAACGATTTTCTCATCATATTCATCGTATACCAACATTTTAGGTACCCATGGCTCAAAAAAATGGTTAGCACGCTCTGTGGGGCTGATGACAATACCAACTGGAAGTGTTTGATGAAAAGACATAATGTACTTCATGCAAAATGACTTACCCACATTACGTTTACCAATAAACAGCACAACGCTATCATCTTTCAAAGTGCGCGGATCGAACTTTTTCAACTCTAATTTCATATACGACCTGATCAGTAAGAATATTATTTTTCCTTACTTTTAGACATCACTCGCGGAGAAAGGCGGAAGCCCAACGTGAACGTCCTCGTGTATATTTTTTAACATAGTTTGCTTATAGTTGGGTTCTACTTTATAGCTTCCACCACTCTCTACATCATCCGTAACATCAGGGTTGTCGTTCTTGAAGGCATTTTGGAGGAAAAAGAACAAACACACAGATACAAGGAAAAGGACTACAAATAATGCGACGCGCTTTCCCGTTGTGGCCATCGGTGTTCCGGCAATTCTGGATTTATCATCCTCCTTTGATTGGAGTATCCAATATAGTATACAAGAGACAACAAATGCACCAAATACGTAATACATTCTATTATAAAAATAATATCTTGTTACTACACGATTACACGCGGTTAGAAGAAGGAATCGCTCCTCTTGGTCTTTACTTTATGCTTTTTCAGATGATACTTGTTCAATAACATAGAGCCATATAAAACATGTTTCTTAACTGGCTCCGCCTCACTTGAGATCTTATTATCAATGGTTGAACTTCCATCAAGTTTATTCAGTGTGACCTCTGAATCGTTGATTTGTTCCGAAATCTTCATGTCTGATATTTCAATACTCCGTCTTTGTGGCTCCTCTTCTTTTTGGAATTCTTCCTCAACGGCAGAATTGGGTGATGCAATTTCAAAGGGAATAAATTGGTCTGATGAAGTTCCATGCTCGTCCTTTCCATTTTCATTATATATAGATTCATCTGTATTTTCGTTATCTACATCGATTAAGACTTGTTGATTCGTGTCATCTTCTTCCGTTTCTGATGTGTCATCGCTTTCCTGAGACGTTTCAACAAGCACGTGTTCGGGTTCATTATAATCGTCATCATCTTCTTCTTTTATAATATCCACATTTTCTGCTTCATCCTCACTTGACTCAATGTCTTCTTCTTCAGACTCAGACTCTTCCTCTTCGGATGATGTTTCTCCTTCAGAACCGGAATGTGATGATTCCTCTTCTTGTTTTGGTTTGTCGAGTTGAATGGATGAAAGAAGTTGATCCATAGGAATATAGACAAGTATTGTTGATTTAATGGCCTTCTTCGCCAGAGCTTCCAGTTCGTTTAGGTTTTGTTGAAGCTCTATGCTTCTTACTTTATGGTAAAGGAGATAGGGTTGTTTCCATAGTTCCCGGGCACATGTTACCATACACCTGTGATAAAAGTTTTCGGCAGAAGGTACCCTTAGTTTGATAGAATTGCAATCCATAGGGGATTCATTGCTTACTAGATTGATCTTTACATAGGTCACAAGGATAGCACGAATCAAGTCACCCACATAGCTACACCCCGACAGTTCCTTTGCTGCATTAAACTCTTCATGAATGATTGTTTGGTTCCACGAAGGAATAGTTCCTAATTGATCTTGAAAAATGGTTAATATACTTCGTCCCCTTGATTCGGGCTTTTTCAAACAATCATTATACAAGCGCCTAAAACAAATAACCATGGGCTCCGCCAACATGCTGCACAAATGATCAACGTATTCCTTTTTTGAATCAAGAAGTCCTTGAAGAACGTATGAAGTCTTCATTTTCCTGAAACCATTCTATAAAAACAATATACTGAAATGACCGCGACATGTATTAAGAAATTGGGTTGATATTAAGATTGTAGGGATTCGACTTTAGAGTGGATAGCAATCCCGGGTCTAGCCTATTTTCGTTCTCGTTCGGCCGAGTTGGGTTGCCCCTTGTGAGTTCACAACCTGTGAGGTGAGATGGGGACACTTGGTTAATCCTTGATACGTTACCCATAGCCCTCGACGACATGCTGTCTACCATTGCCTTCTTTGTATCCAAACTTACCGCATCGGGTTCCAAGCCGGTGAAAAGCCCACCTGCGTTAGGTGTATGGCCAGCCGCAATGTTCATTGCCTCCCTTGTACCATCAATCTCTGCATTCCTGTCCGCGGCATCTGAGACAGGGCGGAAATCATTTTGGCTTCCAGAGCCGCCATAATAATCATTATCGCTGACGAATTGTTTCTGAGTATTTGGAACTTGAACTTCAATGTGAGAGTATGCACCTTCGCTCTTTTCAACGGGACCGCCCACAAAACCGAACTCGTTTACAGAGCCCATTGTGGTTTCCTTCACCGTCGTCTTTGCTACTGCATCGGGGCTGTACACCACTACACGGTAAGTGTGACCGCTGATGTTGCGCGTTGTGTCTTCTAAAGGCAACGTTTCCCGCACAGTAGTCTTGGCATCATCTTGCATATGGACGGTGCCTTCATTAGGTCCTTTTAGATTGCTTACATTCGTATCATGTATGGTCGTTTCCTTTATTGTCGTGCGCATCATATGATTCACAGGATCGTACAAAGTTGGCTTGCTTGGTATTTGCGCTTGCATGCTTCCGTATGTCCGTGCAGCATCTAATGTATATTCCTTTGTGTTATGACGTACAATATCCAAAAAGGGAGCCACAATCGCCTTCACAACCGAAGTTAAATTGCTGACCACTGTACGCGTTTGCGTGGTCATGCGTTCGTTGTCGTAAACCACAATCGACGACTTGCCGTAATCATCGCGCGCTCCGCGACCTTTTTGTGCCGCACCTGATGCATTTCCCTCATAATTGACATGGGTGTCCACGCGACTGGTTGGCTTCACATACTGAACGGGGCGCCCAGTCTCCTTGGAGATTGCACCGGTTGTTTTGAGCCACTGTTCAGATGATTGTTCGTAATACGTATCTGGTCTATTCTTTGCCATGTCGCCCATCATACCCCGCTCCGTGGTCACCCCCTTCATTGGCGCTTGCGGTCCCAATTGAAACGACACCTTTGGTTTTGACAATGGACGAAGTTCGTCTACGGTTTTGTAGCCTGCGTAATTCATGGTATCTGCTTGTTGGAAACCGCCGCTGGGAGAAGACGTAAAGCCCTTGTTTAGACCGGGACCAACACGGACTTGTTCAATAGGGAACTCGTTTCGTCGCGCGACAGGGGCTTCTATATGGTTTATATAGTAGTCAGTATTATTTTGCATTCCACATACATTTGTCATGTTGGCAACGGGCTCGAAAAAGCATTGAGTTTCTTTCTTATTCATCAAAAGATCACCTCTTCCCGTATATGATTCCAGTAATGTTGTATTTGCTACCGGATCGATATTTTGTTTTGCAGTACCACGAAAGTATGGTTGCATGTTGTTGTGCGTGAAATGTTCAAGGGGTATTTCTTCACCAGTCAGGCTAGATACATGCGTTTGGCGGTCACTTGGGAACGTTTTTTGCACATCAGAGGGTGCGAACATACTTGCATACGCTGGTTTTGGCACAACCCCTGTTTCAAATGGAGCTTTGCTGTTCGCATACATCTCACTGCCTCTCCTTTCTTCATCACGTTTGACAGCTGTCCAATAATCAGATGAGTACATGTTTTGCATTGATGGTTTGTCTCGTGCTTCAGGAAGAACGGGGGTGTTCTTACGGAGCATATCTCTTTGTTTATTGAGCAGGTAACCCATTCCCGTCAGCGCGGCTCCTGCATATAGTTCCATTGATAATCTCCTCTAAGATAATCATACAAAAAATACACTAAAATATTCATGGCTTGCACGATTTAACGTGGTAAACATGCTTGATGGTAACCTCTGTGTCCCCGCGCATAACCTTGATTGGAGAATCGTAAGTCTTTTTCATACCAATGTAATGGTACTCTTTTCCGGAAGAGCCCATAGTGGTCTCCCTTATTGTGAACTTGATCTCTTTCTTCTTCTTTTCCTTATCGGTCTTAGCATCGTTGAAGAGAGAACGCGCTGCCTTGGCAGCTACAGCGAAGGGTGAGCTCCCAATGAAACGTCCCCCGGGGTTACCAACTTCTGCCTTTTCAATGGTAAAAGAACGCTCAGACATAATATATCTATTTTAAAGTAAGATTTTACATTTGCTTTATTTCGTTACAAGTACGATAAGTTGTAGTGAATCCCGCACCAGGCCTTTGAGCACCACAGTTGGCAGGAGGGTTCCATGTGTGGATGGTGGTGGGAACGTTGCTATCACCACCATTTCCAATCTCATTTGTTGCATTCTGAGGCGTAGGAATGCATGGTACATGGTTGTCTTTGGCGACGATGCGGTAGTTCACATTCCACTCGAATGGAATCAATGCTCTATCTTGAGGATCCCAACACAACCATTCCCAACGGTTCCATCCAGTGCACCGTAGGGTGCATGGGGGGTTGCTAAGACGGGTGTCTTCCGTGGGGATTGAGCATGCGCGTGGGTCAACGGGATCTCCTTTGACACTGCATGCACCACGCATGGAGTACTTACCAGGCAAGTATGCGTCTGCGCTACACTTTGAGTTCTTGTAGTTGAGGCCACGCAACTCGCTTCCATCATCCACGGCCGTGCCAGGTGCACATGTATTCGGACCCCATGTTTGAAAACGGTAATAAGGATCGGCGGGAATGTCTTGGCCACAAGGGGTGCAATCGTTTGATGGAGTGCCTAACATATACATTCCGGGACCAATAGACCTTTTTAGCTTCTCTTGATACGTACATGAGTCATGTTGTAATGAACCAGAAGCCATTATTCTCTCTAGAAATACACGCTAAAAAAATTAGCGACATTTACTGTAATTCACGGATGGTGGTAAAGGCACAGAGCGATAAGTAATCATTTGGCAACTTGGGAGGTGTTTCTTGGATGTGTCTATAGGCATCGTCTTATCGTTTACTATGAGGTCGCCTTCTACGAGTGGTTGGGGTGCATGCTTAGTGCATTTAGTAAGATATCGTGTTTGGCCGCGTAGTTCGCTCTCGAGATCGACCATATTTCCTTGGACATGAGACACTGCTGTGCCTCCCACAATGCCCAACTGATGGCGACACTTGTCTTGATGTTCAAAGCGGAAAGGGCTGAGCAAATAGGTTAGTATGCTGACATTTTCTTTCAAATGACGTGTATAAGTACACGAATCGTATGTGCTCCTGTTGAAGCTCATCTATTTGGCCTATTCTATAGATTAAAAGAGATTAAAAGCGATTTTGCCGACCTACACAACCAGTATTGAGGTACTCTTGGCGCTTCACGAAATCGCGTGTGGCATCACCGCCGCGAATCCATGGCTCAACAAGGTGGTCGGGGTCTTGAATATCCTTCATGCAATCCACAAGTGGGGTAGGGTGCGTTGTAGTCATTTCCATGATGGCACGCTTACAAGGATAGGAGATACCCTCGAGAGTACCAGATGATGTTCCTTGGGTGATGGGCATCTCCAAGTCAGGGTCGGGAACGCCAGGCTTGAGATTGGGACAGCCTTGGAAAACGCGCGAGAACAATTGAATGTGACACCTGTCCCTTGTCAGCTGCGCGGGGTCATTCCTGAGGCTACTGTAGTTGTCGACGAGGCAGTCGTCTGCCACACCGTAGCCAACGCGGCCGCGAAGGTTCACATGATCGTAGCTGAAAGATGGAAACCTTGCATCAGGCGCCTCACATTTAATGGGCAAGTCTTGATACATGCTGTATTTGTAGATGGAGTCATTTTGGTTGTCACGAGCTTCCTTTGCACAATCATCACTGCATACACGACGTGAGTCTAAGAAAACGGATGTCATTATATGCTATTCTAATGAGAATATAAGAATAAAAAAGATTGATTAGGCTTTACCTTCCAATTGTTCTGTACATGTTTTGGTTGCACCTCATACCTTCTCCCTCCTTACATGTAGGACCTGCACCATACAACCATTCTGCGAATCCAGTTTGGTCATTAGGGATGGTCGTTGACGGCATGGTGTAGAATTCGCGCTGGGAGGACATTTTCCCATATAGATCGCCCACATCGCGATAAAGGCGCGCATTGAAGTTTTGTTCTACCTTATCTTGTACCAAAGGGTTATCTAAACCACATGCAGCAGGACGATTGGGGTTGTAAGTGATATCGGCGATCGTCGGATTCATGAACGGATTGTCGACGGTGCTCCGCACACATACTGTATTATCCACGACAGCAAGATCTTTTCTCTCTAAGAACTTTTCAGCTTTTACTTTTTGGGATTTGTCAAACTCCACAATAATGACGCTCACCACTGCAGCAATAATACCAAAGAAAAGGTACTTGGAGTTTGCTTTGACAAATGCAAGGACTATTCCCAAATATACGAAGAAGCGCACTAAAGCATTTACCTTTTCTTCGAACGTCATGTTGGACATTGGTAAAATAACATAATAGTTCTCTTGAGTAAAGAAACCAGGTACGTCCTCATACCATATCTTCTCACTCATTGCTGTCTTCTACAGTCACTTTAACATTTTCTTTTGCCTTATTGAATCTACGACGGATGTCACGGGACTTCACAACACGGTGTCGCCCCATGTTACCAGCGCCTCCACCCATCATGCTTGCTAATTGGCTAATGTCGAATCCATCATCACCACCTCCACCAAACATCTTGGCAATGTTTCCGAGTGCACCCAGTTCCTTGCCGCCGAGCTGGCCAGCAAGCTTCATGGCATCTTGGAGGAGATTTTCTTGCTTCAACTCGCCAGTGCTCATTTTTGAGATCATCTTCTGACTGACCGTTCCTAACAGTTTCACCAACCCGCCATCAGGATTTGCGAGTGCCTTCATGATGTCACCGTCACCCAATGATGATTGCAACTCATCAACGTTGACTTCTTGCAGGATTTCCTTTGCCAGCTTTCCAAGCGATGTATTCTCGATGTCGGCTGTAATATTATCGATTGATGGCTTGGAAGATGCGGAGGGGCGCGATTGTGCCATGTCTACAATTTTTTGCAGTTGTGCCTTGATGTTCTCGTCCTTGACGACACTAAGTTTGTCTTTGACCTCGTCTTTGTTCAAGTTTCGCAATACGTCAATGCATTGTGACAGGGTTGTCTCGGGCATGTCCTTGCGGAAAAGGTTGAGAATTGTCAAATAGTGATGAAACATATGTGTATCCTTCATAATCTTCGAAACAGATCCGACAGCAATGTCCTTGTATAAAATGGTATCACCATTTTCACCCACCCACTTAGCAAGCTCATCCATATTTGTTGTGACTGGATAAGCATCCCATGCATCCGCAAACTCGTTCACATACTTCCTATAAGAAGGCGAAAGCTTGTCCCAACTTAGATAAGACTTCTTAATGCCACGGAGAACAACCCTAGCATCATGACTCTCATACTTAAGCCCCCTTGAGATCTTCTTAAGTTTGTTGAGGAGATCAAAATAGTATTGATTGAATACATGATCTTGCGAAGCCATATCGATAAAAAAAGAAATAACAAAACCTTTAAATACTTTGTGAATATGTGCGTTTTTTATCGAGTAAAATCATCACCTTCAAGTACTTCCATACAACGTCCTTGTTTTCCTCACTTAAAAGGTACCAGTTATTCCGTATCTTTCGTATGATATCATTTACATTCCCGGAATCCGCATTGAGGTTTTTATGCAAGAAAAAATGTTCATCCTTGTTTACTATGTACTCTTCATAGGGCGTCGTTACATGTTCATGGAAAAAATCACAAATACATCTTTTGTTGTGCTTCACCACACCATGAAGTGTCAGCTTGTAGAACTCAAGTTCTGCATCTCCGTCAAGGGCGTATATGCAATCATCCAAGAAATTGAAGAAGGTCTCGTTGAACTTTTGAATATAATCCATATACATTTGTATACAAAAAGGCCTTTATATGAGTTTTTACCCCCGTGTTACCGACGGAGGTGGTAAAGAAACTTGGTTGAGTGGCTCACCTCTGAGATCCAGTTCTCGTTGTTGACGAATATAGTCGATATCTGGTAAATCTTTTTTAGTCCGTGTATCTTCCTGAATGGGGATGTTGGTATTGATAGTCTGGGTGGGTTCGGTAACTGTTGCCCATGTATATACTCTATCGGTCAAGCTGGACGTTTCAGCCTCATTTTCAAACGAAGCGAATGAATCAGCTGAACCTGCTCCCAGTGTAAATGCGGCCGGGTTACCAGGGGCTTCTTGTGAACGCGGATTGCTTTGTTGGGTATCGGATTTGGGCTTGCTAGAGAATATCTTTCCTGTTCCGGGAAGTAAAAGAAAGTCAAATACGGACTTTCCGAACATCATCTTCTTATCGGGCATGGTGAGAAGCGCTGGTACTGAATGAACGCTGGGGGGTACGGATTTTAAGGATTCGATACATACGAATTTTACAATTTTTTCCGTATCGTGTCGTTTTATCGTATCTAACAACATACGACAATGTGGGCAATGCTCACTGTAAAACAGTATCATCTGTCGTCTATATGGATTTTCCAATCAACCCTTTAGACGCAATCCACTTAAAAAAATGATGCGAGGTATGGTTAGGTCAATCGTCTATCATACGAAAATGTTCCGCAACTACAAGCACGATGCTAAGGATCCTTCGCAGACGCATGGGTTTGAGGTGTTCGGGGTCGATGTGTCCATTGTCAACGCCTTGCGTCGGGTGATTCTGACTGACATTGACGTGGTCGGGTTCTCGGGAGAGGAGTCCCCGTCGCTGGAGGTCGTCACCAACACGGGGCGCCTGCACAACGAGATCATCCTTCATAGGTTCGGTCTGTTACCGATTCACATAGATGAAATGGAAACGGATGCATTCGACTCAACCCAATACGAGTTCGAGCTTCACAAAAAGAATACATTGGACGAGATGATCAATGTAACTACCCACGATTTTATTGTCCGAAAAGACGGAGCCCAGCTTCCAGAAACCCAAGTCCATAAGCTCTTTCCACGAGACATGGTGTCAAAACAACCGATCCTGATTACCCGCCTTCGCTCCGGCGAGGAACTGCACGTGAGGGGGCAAGCAATTAAGTCGACCGCACGGTTTCACGCGGGTTTCTGTCCCGTATCTCTTTGCACTTTCTTCTACGTCCAAGATCCCGTCCTTGCCGCGGCTGCCGAGAATCCGTTGGACAAGGAGCGCGCGTATTTTCGCAATGAGTTTGGCGACCCCACTACATTCCAATTTGAAATCGAGCCCAAAATTCAGCTTTCACCTAGGTACTTGGTGAGCAAGGCGTTGGACATTCTGATCAACAAAGTAAACATGATTCAACAAGAGATATATCAAGATGAAAGTGACAAGGTGGAAATCAAGGAAGGAGATACAGGCGGCATTAATTTTACTTTCAATCATGAAGACGATACACTCGGCAACATACTTCAGTCCTACATCCATGTGAACTATGTGCGCCCCAAGAAACAAGCACCGTGTGGTAAAACAGTGTCGTATGTCGGCTATTACTGTCCCCATCCGCTTGACAACACTATGATAATCAGGTTGATGTTCGCCGAGGAAGATGCAAAGAAAAACGTCAAGGACTATGTAGACATGCTTGCACTGGCGTGTCGTGAGTTATCGCAACACTTGAACGATGTTCATAATGCATGGTTGGCTTTCGCACCTAAGTCCTAAACAAATATATTCTTAAAAAAAAGCAGATGTCGTCCCCCACATTCATATATGAAGACGAGATCCTTCCTGAGATTGAAATAAGAGAGCTACTTTCTCTTGAACAGGTTCTTGAGAATAATCCAACATTCATTGCATTCACACGGGAGGAAATGCTTGAGCATTTGTTTGAGCTTATTCCGGAAACGAAAAAAACGGCTGCTTTTGTTGATGCTATTATTGGTCAAACAAAAAACATGAAACAACTTGATGAATCGAACATCGTACCTGTATTGCGTGCGGGACGGAAAGACACTAGCTTAGAAGAGGATGCATCAAGTTTTTACCAAGAGTATATCGCCGCACCCAATTACAAGCTACAACAAAACATGTTAAGCACATATCAGTATCCTTTGGAGCAAGTTTTGCCATCCAATTCCAGCGAAGGTACTTTTGTACCATCATCTCGTGTTCATGTGGGTTTAAATTCGGGGACACATGATATATCCGTTGTTTTGGCAGAGGATGACGTACGCCAAGCTTTGATTGGAGCCACATACAACCCGCCCACTTGTACTTCTGAGTCTTTTTTGTGCGAAAAAGTGGGAGCTCAAACATCGTATCCAAACGATCTTCCTTTTATAGAAACTGCCGACATTGAAAGGTGTCTTCCATCTTTTGACAAGGTTTTGGAAGGGCTTACTCAGATACCCGACATACATGAACTTCGCGTGGTATTATCGAGATATAACTTCAATTTCGATGAACTTTCTAACCAGCAACTACGCAAGTTGGTAAAGCACATCCGCGGCCTTCCCGTTGAAGAGGAAGAGGATCGGGAACGGAGATCGAGCCGTTCGCAAAAGGTCACCGCTTTGGATTGGCAAGATTTTGGTGCGGCATTGTCCCAATATACACAGTTGGTCAGTTCGTATGATAAGACAAAGTACGATACTATATACAATGCGCTGGTATCTTCGCTTCCTCCGCAAAGCGCGAACGTGGATGTACCATTGAATGCTGCTGATATTGCTCAGGGCTTACGTACCAACCAGTTCACATTCGATGATGTATATAATTTCTTGAAAATGATGCGTAATAAATATATAGTGGATGAAGCTGTAGCGACGTTGAAGAGGTATATGAGTATCGACCCAGAGGCAATACCTGACACCGTACAAGCAAGTATCGAGAAGTGGCAGAGGCGTTTGAACAAATATCAAGACCGTACTGCAAAGACGTTTCTCGACATTTACCGGGATATAGCAGACATCAAACAAGGAACTGATACATCAAAATACGACGGAAACCCTAAACAAGAGCAATATGGTGAATATGAAGAGATTCAACATGAATACGTGCCTCCTCTTGAAGATGACGACGATATGGATGTTAGTAAGATCAAAGATGATGAGGACGTGATGGATGTAGACATGTCAACCGTGACGGAGGGACAACAAGAGGTTTTGATTCCCGTTTTGCGAAAGTTTAAAAAAATTGCCAATGCCTCAGGACTTCCATGCAATTTCCAAGGCATGGTCGCGTTCATATGCCCCCGTGTAATTCGCATCAGTTTCAAAGAGACGTTGATGCAATATGTTCCCGAGCTTGCTGAGAGCGTGCGCACGCAACTTTCCTCGGGTAACTATGAAGCAGCGATGCGTTTTGCAATGTCCATCGTTCCTACAGAGTTAGGGGAGCGAGCACAGACCGTTGTCCGGCAAATGTACAAGGAATACAGAGACACTCTTAAGAAAACGTTCCTGCAATGTTTCGCTTGGTTTTTACTTGAAATTCAAGAAGCAGCGTTGGAGAAGAGGTTGAACTTTGATCCTATGTCAGGGATGCTGACATGTGTGCAACAATGGACACCATTCGGACCGCCACTTGTGAAAGACAAGGACAGCGAGGGTGCTCTTTATTATATGTCGTGTGTAGCTCATGAGACGGGGGTGGTTGCGGAATTCCAGTGGAAAGCCGAAGATGTAATGAAGCATACAATTGCCGTCGCTATGGACGAAATGAACCAACGTGTTGAAGGATTGCGAGCAAAGTGGACACACTACACGAAGGAGAACACACAAACAATCTCAAAGGCACGTCAAGCCAATCTTTCGTTGGCGGAAGCGATCCAAATGAAGCTAAAGAAGCGTGTGCTTCCAGACTTTGTGAAAGCGTTTCTTTACATACCTGGTATGATATCATCTTCCAAGCACCCAAGTTTTGCAGTGGGGTGCTGCATGCAACAACTTGGGGCAGATTTCAAAGCGGATAGTGATTGGCAAGAGATGAAGAAACTGAAGGGCGTGAAGGATCAATTTGCAAAGAAACGAATGACCAAGGTCGAAAGACCCGGACTTGCGTGGCTAGACAAAAAAGCACGTAAGGGTGAGAACACAACTGTGAGCACGCAATTCTATGTCCCACGTGAGATACCGCGGACACAGGATGTAAACCTTCTTACTTGGTTGACAGGTGCTCAGTCCCGGAATCTCTATCTCTTGCCTTCATCCATCATCCAATCGCTTATAAATGATCCATTGTCAGTGAACAACACAATTATACATAACGTTCGGGCTTTCCTCAAGACATGTAACAAAAAGTCACCGTCACTAGAAGAGGTTATAATAAAAGGAAATGACACATCCATGCCAAAGAGGATACTTGACATTGTAGCTACAACATTGCAAGCTCAAAGACAACTTCAAACCGAAGGGAGTATAGAGCACAATTACGTACAATCGGCATTAACACATATAATTGACATAAAGAAGTGCATTTCCACTTTAAAGGGTGTATTTGACGATGTCGACTCTAACACTATTTTGTATATGTATAAGTACATTGTTTCGGCCGCTATATGTCTTCCAGCGTCAACATTGGACACCGTAAACAACAAATTGGTGTTGACGGATCGGGTGAGGAGCTCTTTCCTCACAGATGTGCTATCAGATACATTTAATCGGGTACAAAAGTGTCTAAGCACTTCTATTATGCCTTCCATAGCGGAACAACAAGCATTCATTACGAAAATGCGCGAGGTTCAGAAAATCGAGACATTGAAACTTTTGAATGCGCAAACGGAAGATGATAGGCAACTTATGATTGAGGCAAAGAACCTTGGATTGCTCAATATGAGACCTCTTCTCCCTACAGAGGAGGAGCAAGAAGTAACTGAAGAAGTAAATAACACTTATGAAGAAGAAGGAGAGAATGAGTTTAGGTATGCTGGGGAGGATCCCGAGCATGAAAATGACAATGAGTTAGGAATTTAAGGCGATATTGGTCATGATGTTCTTTTGTTGAAGACTACTTTGCTTTGCCACCACTTGGTCGATGTCTTTTTCGGTCAACAACACCGAAGGTGAGGCATCAAGCTTCTCGGCAAGACTTGTGCGGCCGACATCTGTAAAAGCGACCGGAAAGAAACCAATCTGGTCTTCGGATACTATACCGAGCAACTCGATCTCTACAACATATACACCCCACTTCTTTGTAGATTCATCATATTCAACGATAGTAGTTACACGAACATGTTTCCCATGATACTTTGACTCTCTATACAAAATATACTCCGTTGTGAATGCGTACTTGAAGCGGGTTGATGTGTTGAGACGGAGATCTATCAAGCGGTCGTGCACTATTTGTATGTCGGGGCGCATGTTTGGATTGTCATGTGGAAGCCAAAGATACTCTGAATCATTTAACTTTTTTTTGGTATCCTGTAACATTGCATTATAGGGCTCGTCTATATTCAATATCTCACCTGACAAGTCTACTAATTTCCACTGATTTACATCCAATAAATCCCGACCTTTCTTGCATGGGAACCCGAACGTCTTTTTCAGTGCAATGTCGTATGTAGCGTTGTCATATTCGTAGAAGTAAGTCGTTGGATACTTCACTTCTATGTTCATTGGCAAGCTACTTTGCACAGAATGTCGCATCCATGGTTCAGGACCTTTGTTTTGGTCGTCTATGTCACCATTGAACCCGATAACTTCGAAATGTTCTTCTTTGCGCTTTGGTGACATAAAAATCCATATGACCAGGAGCACTAAAACCAAAAGTGGTATCAAATGCTTCATAATCTACTCATGACATAGAAACAAATGTGGGCATATTAGCATTCTTCCTTTCTTCATAGTCATTCGGAAATGCGTAATCGGGAGACCTTTGCTTTTTGCAACAATCTCCATCACTTGCATCTTTACATTGATAACAGAAAGGGGCATATACTCCTTTATCATCGTATAACCGAAAGGCAGTGCGAATCACCCCCACCGGCATTTCGCAAACGCCTCCCTTCAAGCACCCACCGCGTGTATTTGGGTAGTTCTTATTTGCCTTATAAAAAGGACAATCTTCATTGACAAAGCATGGGCGATCCCATTTTGTTGGATACTTTTTTGGTTCTCCGTAGGGGGTGTATGGAGAGTCACATAAAGCTTTTTGTTCTATAGTCAAGTCTCCATAGCATCTATATGAAGGGTCTTGAGACTCAGGCGATATATCCAAACGTGTTATGAATTGCTCATTCAATGCAAGTGCGGATATGTTTCCAGCAACAAGATACATATTCGCATCCATTGATAATAATGGACCATTCTTTTCTTTGTCCATGACAAATGATTGCGAAATGCGCGAGTCATCCATGAACATCCGCTTAAGGTTTACTTCTTCCTTACGAATGAAAGGATGGAATACATTCAATCTATCTATGTCTATTTTTTGCCATCCCACGAAGGAAAGAGGTTGTGTTTTCAATAGCGTGTGGAACGAGCTGTCTGGAACAACAAATGTGATCATGATATCGATTCCATTTTGCAACATCTCTTGCAAGCTTCCCCAATTAGCTAGAGGTATTTCAATCAATCTAACGGCGGTGACAGGGATCCGATAGCCCATCAAAATAGCTTGAATAAGGTTTTTATCGCAATTGTCGAAATATCCTATCGATTTATTGTAGAAATCAAATGAACAATCAAGATCATACATCTTTCCAGGTAGGCCAATGGCTACAAAATACCCCTTCACTTTGTCCACAATAGGCATTCGACCGTAGCCATACGTTTCCGCGGTGAGTGGGTCGGAAATCCACATAACCGTGTCGCTTTTCTTTCGGATTTCGTCAGGGAAAGTTCTTTTGCTCTTGACATGGTTGTTAATGGCATCCAATGATTGTAAGGTTAGGTTTTTTATGTCATACGTATTCATCCATCTTGAGAAGTTCAACTTGTTGCTTGTGAAAGCGATCGGTTTTGAGCTTTGAAATCTCTCCACATTCTTTTTCAACAATATTAGAGAAACTAAAATCAAGCATACAAGTAAAAAGAACACTGCAATCGGCATCAGGATGAGTCTCTAAATTGTAAACGCAAATATTTTCTCTTATGGTTATAGTGTTTCTATGTTGGAAATAGTAATCTACCGATGGCAAATTGCACTTGTAGTGTACATTGTCGTGATGACAGCTATAGTTGCCACAAAGCCTGCGTTGATGTTTGCGGCAGATGGGTCTCCAAAGAAATGGGGAAGTACAATTGATGAGGTCACATCGCCTTTTGCACCAGCTATCGTTTTTCCAATATTGGGATTATTATCCTATTTCTTCGCCGTTTTCATAGAGATGACACTAACTTAAAAACTGTTTATTAACATGTGATAATGAGTATCAACTATGGTAATTCCTACATTTGGAAAGCCATAGAGGCATACATTCTCGACGACCACCCCGATAAGCATTTGTTCATCTTGGGAGCACCCGGCATAGGAAAAACGTACGCTGTCCAAGAGGTTTGTTCTAAATTAAATGTATTTCAAATATGGATTCATTCACATACATGCGGGAACGCAAAAGAGTTCAAGGATTTCATAGAGAAAAGTGCGCAAACTAGTTTGATGCAATCTCTTTCACATTTGAATCAAACTCGTGTAATAATTGTGGATGAACTCGATACTTTAATACAACTCGACCGGAACATTTTCCCCATGCTTTGCGATTTATTGGGAAAGAAGATCAAATGCCATGTAATCGGGATCGGGCATCACAACCTGGAAAAAAAGATAAGAGCAAACTTGCCAAAGTCGCGTGTGTATGTATGTACACCTCCCTCTGAGTCTGATATATGCGTATGGCTCCGGTCATTTGCCAAGTGCAGCCCCGAAAGTATGCTTCACATAGCGGAGATGTGCAACGGAAGCCTGACCCATGCTTTGCAGTTTTTGGAGTCCGAAGTTGAGATTGGTGTTGAAAAAACCGATGTCGTTCAATTCCAAGACGTGTTTAATAGAAAAATAGGACGGGCAGATATTGTGCGTCTTCTTTCCGAGGATCCATGGTTGCATCCCTTGAGATATCATGAAAACCTACCTATGGAGTTACACCAGAGGAAAGCAGGTGATGTTGAAAAAAGAAAAATGTATCAGAGAGTCTTGAAGACCTTGCTCGAATGGGATGAGATGATGCAGAACCCTAACAACTTGGATGTCGCAATGGAGCACGTCGCAAGCTCTATAGTTACCCTTCAACGCTATCCTAGAAAACTAACGGGTGTCCATAAAGAGCCGACTGAATTCACCAAGATATTTAGTAATCTTTCTTTACACAAGAAATACGAACGGTTACTATATTCTCAAAACACAGATTTTCCGTGGATGCATGCACAAATTTTCTGTGATTACATTAAGTATAGGTAATGTCCGACAATCAAACCACGGTGCCATCTCCAGATCCAGCCACATCTGTGCCCGCTGTTCCCGCGCCCGGTGCCACACCAGGTGCTACACCAACAACAGCCTCGTCCGTTGTTTCCAGCACAATGGACAAGGCTAAAGATTTAGTATTCAACAACGCGCAATTTATCATTGTATCGCTCATAGTTGTAGCTGCGGGTGCATTTTTGGTAGCCTACCTTCTTTATTGGGCTATCAACAACGCACTTCTTTCCAAGAAAGGCTACTTGGTATCTGATACCAAAATACCAAAGGTAGGAACGGAACTCACAAAGATCAGCGGTGTATCGAACCCCATTTCAAAGAATGGAAAGAGGATGACTGTGTCATTCTGGATTTATATACATGATATTGATAAGTACAAGGGCGCACAACGCCACATTCTTCACATTGGAGATGAAAAGGTTGTTAATGGAAGTCCTGTAGTCTATTTAGGAAGGGATGATAATAAGATGTATATTGCTTTCAATTCTATAAAAGAAACTTTTAGTACTCTCAGCAGTCCCACAGATGAAATGAAACTTGATTTCCTTGTTGCTAAATATGGTATAGTAATAGATTACATTCCTATCCAGCGTTGGGTTCATGTAGCTATTGTGATCAATGAGGATTCCAACAATGGAAGCATAAGCGCATACATCGATGCCGAGCTAGTAAAGACACTGACCACTGGAACCAAGACCGTAGTTCGCAACTTAGCAAGTACAACTACTATACAAGATCTGACCTTGGACAAGGCCGGTGCTCTTTTTATTGGCGGGTCAACTAGCGATGAGATTGGTCCTGGCTTTTCTGGATTGGTTTCGAAGGTCAAGCTCTTCAACTATGACCTGAACGTTACTGATGTGTACGCAGAGTATCGTACCGGACCTGTTGATAACCTCCTCGCTCGCCTCGGCCTTCCAGCATATGGTGTTCGTTCTCCCGTTTACCGTATTGGTTGATCACTTTAACAAAAGCTTTTCAAGGTACAAATTCATGAAAGACCTGTGGGGCGGTTCCGCCGTCGTGAACTCGTAACACACCAGAGTGTGCTCATCTATTTTTTTGTCGTGTTTGATGTCATACACGATATACATGTCAAAATATTGAAGTATACATAACATAAGGATTGACGAGAGATCTACGGTTGTAATGTTCAAAGGAAGAATGCTTCCTGTTACATTTTTTTGTGCAAAGGAAGGGAACGAATCGTAAGTGTCATCCGCGCACCGCTCGATTATGGAACCGCGTTCTTGCACTTGGGAAAGGATATCTTTATAAATAACAGCATGTTTGACACTCGTGAAAGCGATTAAGTTTGTCTTGCTGGACTCAATGTTATGCGACCTGACATGTTTGTGGAAACCGTAAAATGTATTCCTACAAGTTATATGGTGAACTTGATCGTCATATATACTCTTTGGGATCGGACCCTTCACTTGGAAGCGTATCATTGTCCTACCAACTCATGGATGTCCTTATATGAGCATGCTTAATTTTTCTTGTCCATGTATAGAGTGGAAAAATGGCTTTATTTGGTCCCGTCATGCAGATTTTGGTCGCGATATTGCTGGTGATTATACTTTTTGTCATTGGTTTTTTCATCTATAATATGGAGCTCGCAAACAGCATCCGGAATGCCGGAAGGTTGCAAAAAGAAACAATAATATACAGTGGTGTGAAGGATCTTTATTCCAACAAAAACGAGCAATATAACACGACGAATAAAGATGACGTTACCTTTTTGGATATCGGTCCATCGGTAAATCAATCTTCGGGTGCGGAGTTCACCTACAACTTCTGGTTGTATTTGGATTATACCAAGATAGCTGCCGCTTCAGAAAACGAAACCGTCTTAACTGATAACGGTATAAAGGACAAGGATATTGTTTTGTTCCTTCACGGTGACAAGAACGTCTATACATACAAGAATATTTGTAACAACGATAAGACTGATGTTATGATCAAGTGCCCATTGGTCAAATTGGAACGAGCTGCTAACGTCCTTACGGTAGAATTGAATACCATGAATAGCCCCGATGGCGTCCACGAAGAGTCCCGAAGCACGTGCACCACCAGATCAAACGATTGGAGGACGGTTAACTCCCATAAGCTATCTATAGAGGGTTTAAGAACAGTTCCAGAATATGACAAGAAGTGGTTTATGGTTACACTCATAGTACAAGATACTTCTCCTACAGATCCGTTGCCTTTACGCAATAAGGTGCGTTGTCGTGTCTTTATCAATGGAATCAATGAACTTGACAGATTTGTTGATGGCGGACTAAACCCAACATCGCCAAGCATTCTTCGTGTAAACCAAGGCAACTTCCATGTGGCTCCTACATTGACTTGGACTGAGAATGCTTCCACCTTGACGAATGTCAATGCAATTTCTGAAGCGGCCACAATTTATATGGCAGACCTTTCATATTTCAATTATGTATTGGATAAGGATACTATAAAGAAGATGTATGAATCCGGTTTCTCAAAGAAGTATGCAGCTACAGCTGGTCAACTAAATGATAATGATTTCATGAATAAGAAAGCAGCACCTGCTGAGAAGAAGCAATTCTTTGCATATTAGTTCTTTACCGCATTGCTTATCAGGCGAATATCCTTTATCCCATTCTTTTTTGTTCTGTATGGTTTACATAAACGTGGGAAACGATTCAACAAGAACTGACAAGAATCGCGCGAAGATTGTATCCTATCTATGTTTCGCGATTGCATACCTCCCTTGGTCTTGTAATATGTAGTGAGAGGGGCTATGTGATTGTATCGTAGAATGCTGCCATATTTTTCGTAGTATAATAATGTTCGCTCGAAGTCTTCTTTTTCCTCAATGGTTATTTCGATACTTTGATCATTTATACATCCCCAGAAGGAACCAACGCAAAAGCGAAGATCTAATGTAGCATAAGGATGGTCTTTCATAAAATAGCCATTTCGTACTGGGTATACACCAAACAACCGTGCATTTCCCAAGGATAACGTATCGAATGCTGTGTTTACCCACGATAAGAACTCTTGGCCTTCAATGTGGTTCAATTTGTATGTAGAAGATGAGGTATCAAGGTTAACCATACCAGTTATGTCGTCATCCATACATAGCATTTTCGTACTCTCTGGAAAGTATTTTGTGATGAAATTGCGCATATTATGAAGGCCGACGGGTCCTTTAAGGAGGTGGTGCTTTTCTTTTACGTACTCGTAGCTCCGTTCTTCATCTTCGTCGTCGACTATAAAGACGTAAATGCTTTTCGGGTCAATCCCACATTTTTCGCAAAATGCTAACGTACACCTCCGAAGAATGGCGGAACGTTTGTATGAAGGTATAGCTACGATAAAGTCCATAAAGTCACATGCATATAAACATTTAAATATGTTCTAAGTCATCATTAGATTAATATGCCAGGTGGAATTATCGAACTTGTAGCAGTTGGAAGCCAAGACCAATACATAATGGGTTCTCCGGAAATGAGTTACTTTAAGGCGGTTTACAAGAGACATACGAACTTTTCCATTGAGAGCGTGAAAAGAACGTTTTTGACAAAACCGGTTTTGGAAACAGGAACAGGAACCTTTATTTGCCAAGTTGGCCGTGTGGCGGATTTGCTTTCAGAAGTGTATTTGAACTTCAAACTTCCAAATATTTATTCATCTGATCGTCATAGATTTCGTTGGATTAAGAACTTCGCGCAATACATGATTTATTCCTACTCTGTGAGGGTAGATACACAACTTATAGACCAAGGTTATGGAGAATGGATAGACATTTGGAATGAGCTCACGCTTCCTCCGGGTAAGAAGATCGCATATGATCGTATGACAGGAAACGTGCAGAAGCTCAACTCACCGCTTGCCAACAAGTCGCTTGCGATGATTGAAAATAATAGAATTCGGTATACGTACTATCCAGTTGGAACCGCATCTACTCCTTCTATTCCTGAAAGGCGGTGCATTGTGGCTCTTCCGTTTTGGTTTTCACGTAATCCGGCGCTTGCTCTTCCTCTTGTTGCTCTTCAATATCAAAATGTGGAGATAACTTTGGAGCTCAGAAGTATTGAAGACTTGTATCAACTTTATGATGAAAGATCGGACACGTATGTTAGTCCGTCAAAGTACAGAGAGATATACGGTGTGGGAGACAATGTGTCAATTGGTCGGTTTCTTTCTCCCACAGGAAGCAATGTTAATTCAGTCGACATTGATGCATACTTAGAATGCAATTATATATTCTTGGATGAGAACGAACGTGTAGTTATTGCTTCTTCTCAAATGGATTATTTGATTGAAAGGGTGTATAGAACGGAGCGTGATGGTGTGAACCGACAGGCGCTAATTGATTTATATATATCCAACCCTATCAAGGAGTTCATTTGGATCGCGAGACGTTCCGATGTAAAGCAAACAAACGAATGGAATAACTTCACATCGACAATTACAGAGAACGCAGATTTACCAATATTGAAGTCTGCGAAGATCATATGGAACGGAATAGATAGGATAGAGGAAAAGGAAGGCGAATATTTTAATATGATACAACCATTCCAACACCACAGTAATGGACCTAGACCAGGACTTTATTGTTATAGTTTTGCCCTTTATCCAGAGAAATGGCAGCCGAGCGGCTCATTTAATGCGTCTGCTGTGAACAAGATTCAGCTATACGTCACAACAACAGAAACCGCCAACAATGAATATGATTTCGTCGTTTATTCGTTATACTATAACATTTTTAGGGTGATGGGAGGCAATGGTGGTATGGTATTTGCAAACTAGTTTTTCTGAAAGAAGAATAGAGGAAATGAATTTAACAGGTATTATTCTTGTAGCTGTAATTATTTGGATGGTTTATACCATGTATAAGTCCTATCAAGCAATGCAAAATGAGCTCAAAGAAATAAGGCTTAAATGTATGGGTACTTCGAAGAGTCAATATCAATCCGACCCCACCGAAGACATGCGCACCACATTACTTGGGGCTCTCGGTAGTTTAGCCAAGGTATCAGAGTAAAATAGACTTAAAGTATACACGATATTCTTAATACAATTAATGGCACCCAAGAAAAGGGTAACGGCGCCCAAAAAGCCTCAACCACCCCTTGCGACATCGTCGAACGAACCAAATGTACACCAAAGCGAGGAAAAGAACTTGCAAAACTCCTCGTCTGCTGAGGCGGGCGATGAACATATATTGCTTCAACTTCCAATATCGGACTCGCATTTAAATAAGCTCTTGTCCGACCAAGACATGACTGATATTCTTCAATACGATCCTTTAATTAAGGATCCGGTACCATATATTCCAGACGACTATTTCTCCCACAATGCTGATGTTATCAATAAAGATGTGATGAAAAAGACACATGATGTTCCCGACGAGATCCCCAAAACCGACGCCACATATACTAATGGTGCTGCGAAACGCCAAAAGATATGTTTCTGGTGTTGCCACGAAGTCGGACATATGACATTTGGCATGCCAATAAGATATGACTTTCTCAACAAGAGCTTCACAATGTACGGCACGTTTTGCTCTTTGGAATGTGCCGCCGCTCATAACTTCGCTGTCCACCTTGGTAGCGACCGAGCATGGGAGATTCACAGTTGGATCCAGATGATTGGAAAGCGGTTTGGATACGTCGAACCAATTCGACCGGCTCCGTCCCGTTATTTACTACAGATGTTTGACGGTCCTTTGTCTATCGATGAATTCCGGAATGCACACAAAGGCCAAACACGGACATACGTCCTCAATATTCCGCCATTGATCAGCGTAACCTCACAGATGGAGGTCGTGAACACCTCTTTTCTGGGAAACACGGAAGCAAAAGTAGGATCATATTCCGAGCGCCCTCAACGGAAATTAGCCGATAAAAGGAAGACCCTGGATTCGAAGATGAATTTGACTATTAAGGAAGAAAGTATTTAAGGAAAAATTGAAACATTTTTATGTGAACGATCACGACAAGACACTGGTTAATACGTCACTTTTCAAAATGGAAGTTGTTCCCTCTGCATACCGTATTTCTACCATGACCTGTAATGGGTGCATTGGTACGCAAGTTGACATCGGGACGTTCTTTCATAACGTATTGATTGCCGCTCATGGGTTCGTGTATGCCGAGTACAAGGGTACCGAACAAAGAGGCGTGAAACCCAAGCCGAAGCGGGGTTCCAAGACAAAAAAAGATGGCGATGTGGATCGCAAGTGCTTTGATAATCAAGTAACAGTGATCTATCATTACGCTGACGGATATTTTCCGAACATCAAATTGTTTCGGAACGGTAACATCCAGATGACGGGCATCCGTAACGCCGAGGATGGTAAAGAAATTGTCAAACGGATGGCTTCCGAGGTGCGCCGTATTTACGAAGATGACATTCCGCAAATAGTTGCCGATATCACTCAACTACAGCCCTCGGATTTCAAGATCCGCATGATCAACAGTAACTTTTCTGTGCCGTATTCTGTTCGGCGTAAGGACTTGCATAAACTACTTATATCCCCAGAATACAACAACAATTGCAATTTCCAAGGAACGACTTATCCAGGCGTTAAATTGTATTATTATTGGAACAGCTCGAACCCAAAGAAAAATGGGGTGTGCTGCTGCGAGAACCCGTGTTATGGCAAGGGCAGCGGCCATGGAGATGGGGAATGCAAGAAAGTGACCGTAGCCATATTTGAGAGTGGGAATGTACTTATCACAGGGGCTAACACGAAGGAGCAGATAGATGATGCGTACACGTTCATAACATCCGTCCTTATCAAACATGTTGCCTTGTTGAAAAAGACCCTTCCTTCTCTACCTCCCAAATAAGTCTTCTATTCCTTCCGACATAATATATTGTAGTCAGCTCCAAAAGTGTCATGAGCATACTGATTTACATGGTTGTTTCCCGGTCTGGTAAAACTCGGGATGAAACTCATCCCTCCTGGTGGTGGGTTTGCGCTTCCGAGGTTTTTTGTGTATGTGTCAGCGTCCGGAACGATCGGGATATTGCCCCATGCGGCATTTTGAGAAAAGGGTTCTCCGGTATAAAGTCCGCCATTAACACTACGAGGTGGAGCAGGTACTGGACCTTTCCAGCTTATGTATGAGTATGATAGCGTCATATATCTACATCGATATAAGGAAAAACAAATTCTGCTTTCAAGTTATGACCAAGCGAGACCGGTTAGAAGAACATGGGTTGGACTCGGATGAGATGTTGCGTATCGTAAGCGAGATGTGCGCATATGAAGGCAATGAGAGGAGGAAAAGGGCGGAGTTCGAGGTAAAATACCCCGATTTTGTGGATCGCTATCCTGTATTATTTAAAATGGCATGCGAACCCAATTTTGATGTGGGACGCTTTAAATACATGATTGGACTTCGCGATGATGTGCTGTCTCGCAAAACCACACTTGAAGATGCATCCAAGGAGGTTGGCCAAAAGATGTTCGACGTTTATGTAAAGGATAAAGTCCAAAGATCGTAAAATATTTGTAGAGGATAACACCCTTCAACGCAAAAATTGACAAGTATACATACCGATATAAGGATATCATCCGTGTACATCTCTAGAACTTTCAGCGAACATTAACTTACTTTTCAAAATGGCAGTCGAAATTCCTTCCACTCTCAACCAGCTGATTCACGAGGTGCTCGCCCAGGAGCTGACGGCCACACAGACCCGTGCCGATGTGTTGTTGTCCGTCTTGCGAAAGTACCATTTCTGGCCTGCTCTCCAGATGAAGAAGTTCTTTGACCGCAGTGGTCTGGTTCTCCTTCACAACACCTACAAGCGCACGGATGTCGATAGTTTCCAGCAGCTATACGATGAGTGCCGCAGCGTGGTGTTGGATCTGGACGCTCCCGAAGGAGAGAACATCGTGGTGACCTTGGCCAACGTCATTCCGCAGCGGTTCACCGCCGAACAATACCAAATTATCATGGCGGATTCGGATGAGTGCGAGGTCAGTTATGAGGGAACAGTGATTTACGTGTACGAACACAATGGCAAGTGGCACTTCGGTACCACCGGATGCCCGACCGTGAATAGTTCCCGCTATTTCCATCCCACGAAGAGCCATGGTGCGATGCTGGATGAGTTCTTGGCCAAGCATTTCTCTGTTGAAGGCACGGAGGAGACAGATCGGTCTCAAGCTTTGCGGGATGCTTTCACCGCTCAGTTGGATGTGACCAAGTCGTATGCGTTCGTTCTCGTCCACCATGAGAATGGACACATCATGGACTATACGCAGGAGTTCGGCGCCGAGTATGCTGAGCTGATTCACATCAGCACCCGCGATCGCACCACTTTGAGTGCGGAATCCCTGATTACGGATCCGCTGGCCGCATGGGGAATCAAGTACGCGCAGCGCTTCTCACAGCCCGACCACGCTGTCGCATATATGGCAGAGAACAACGTGTATGGTTTCATTGTCAAGAAAGTGGACGGCCAACTTCTGAAGGTGTCGTCCGCACACATCGTCACACGGGAGGAGTGCGACCTCGGAAACCCCAACAAATGGCATAACATGTTGTGGGTGTATATGCAAAACAAGCCATCATATCACATCAACGACTACATCCACGAGTTTGCGGCCGACCTTGAGTTTCCCACCGATAGCTTGGGACGCGACATGGCTCCCACCTACATCATTCATACCGTCATCTGCACCATGCGAGATATCTTGTATGACCTGTATGTGGCCACCACGGCCTACAACCCGAGCATCACGAAGTTCCGCATGAACAAGATGGTTGATGCGTCCCTTCCTCCCATCCTCCGTTTCCATCTGGCACAACTGCGTCACTTCCAAGTGAACGGCCACTCCCACGCATTCTTGACCCCCAAGGCAGTGTATCACTATATTTGCCATCACCAGACTCTGAAGAACACCCGCACGCTGATTAACTTCTTTGCAACCACCAGCGGTCACAATATGACCTTCCGCCAGGCCGAGTGCTTCGGGGTGCTCAACCAACTGTTGTCAGAGTAAAGAGCAGTCGTCATGCAACTACCATAAACTAGAATTTCAAAACACAAAAAACAAAAGAAAAAAGCCTTTTTTGGCATTTCCCTAATTTGTTTTTCTTTTTGTCCAAGCAATGTCATTAAATCAACAAAATGATGACATTCTTAAAAACAATGATGAACTTCCGACAGTTATTGCAACACAAAATATGTTTTTGGTGAATATGCTTTTTAATGAGAGCCACGGGCAACATATTGCAAGAGCGAACGACGACCCTCGTGGTGGAAAGTGAAAGCGAGGCACCGACGGTGTTCTTGTGGAAGACACGTTGTACATATCCTTTTTTACCGAGAAGAGGTCGCGTATAACGATGAGTATAGTATTATAGCATATACCAAATCCAAAAAGAAACAACTTAGGTGGTAAACAAATAGGAATGAGTTTTGTGTGAAGGAGGCATATGATTGGATTTACATCTTACGGAAGACAACCCAACGATTCAAGAAACTGAACCGTGTTTGTATTGGGTCTTTCTCCAACTCCAATATATCAGTGTCGAGATGTGTCCTCTCACTCGGATCATCAGGGATTTCGTTTCGTAGGTCAGCAAATGTTTGTGAAAACATCGCTGTGTCTGCAAGCTCCAGACCATGTGCATGTGCGTGTTTAATCAAAGTGTCCAAGTTCACCAAGAATTCTGGAATGAGTCGATTTGTGTTCTCAAGATACACATCAACTAGCTTGCCAAACGGCTCTTCGTCTGCGGTGATATAGGATTGGTACCTCTTAATGATCGCCCACACCGTTACCTGATCGTCGAGCTTTTTGCCCTCGGCGACACCTGAGGGGAAGCTGGATAGTAATGAGTCTACATGATCACCGTCCATGAATGTTGCAAAGAAGATCCCATTCTTTTTCAAGTTGCGTGATACGTTGGATAGGAATCCGTGTAGTTTTTCTGGGCTTTGGAAAAAGTAATGGATCGCAAACTGACATGATACAACGTCAAATCCACGCGCCGCCCGCCCCGTTATGTAGCGCAGGTAGGGTTGTGACGTCACATTGTCGCGCCTGAACACGAGACGCAACAACTTCTTGGATTCCTCATCCATGCCTTCGGCAGCACTGCCGTCATGTAGCGGCAATGCACAATCACCGATAGCGAATACCATATCGGGATAAATCACGGTCTCAACACCGCCAATCATAGCAGTGATTGCGCGCTTTTGTTTCTGAACACGTGCGTAAGAGCCTTCCCTTGGATGTGTAATGTTATCGCGAACAAGATCAACACCTAACACGAACTTATAGCCAGCATCCCTCCAGCGTGGAAGGTCACCTGCCATACCACAAGCTAACTCCAAGAGCGAGTCACGACTTTGCGATAAGAAGTAGAGCTTCTTTTTGATACCTTGGTTGTGAAAGTTCAACATGTGTACTGACAACATATGTTGTCGTGGTATTTCACGAGCATAATATGTGTCATCAACACCCAACAATTTCTCTTCCAGCTCATCGGGTGCATCCGATTGCTTCGCATCTTGTACACCTGTGATCATTGCTGTCGTCACGGGGTTATGAATTGTTCGCCAGATGCTCATCGCCACACTAAGGTCATTCGCGGTTTTACTGAGTTTGCCAGTGCGTTGGAAAATACGCGTCTTATCTTCACGAACGCGAAGGGGTACCCACCGACGAGACACGTGTACAGAGGGGTCGGGGTTATAAGCAAACTCCACGATCATTTTGGTACCAATCATATCACCATTCTCTGCACGCGCATAACCGCCTTCGCGAATAGGGATGTGAGCTTCTTCGACACCACGTTCATAATGAGATATGGGCTTGAATAGTTTTGCCCTGTATATATCCCCTACGTTCCGCATAGCCTTGTTATATTCTTTATCGTACCGCAAGCGGAGGCCTTCCATGACAGAAATGGCTTCCCATTGGGTGGCGTTGTAGCCCGTAAACAACTTGGCAACCACATACGGTTCTTTGGTAACTGGATGAATTCGTTTTCGTTCGTCGATTTCTACTAGGAAGTCAATCGTGTTTTGTTCGGATGGCTTCCATTTGAGTACGCGATCCCATCGGACATTCTCAGTGATCTTAACGGGCTTGTTTGGGTAGTATCCGAAAACGGGCAGGTCTTTGGGCGTAAAGATCAGACCATCAATCTCATACGGCAGGTGCTTGCTCGACTCCAGTATTTTTTTACAGACAACAAACATGTCATCGCCTTCGGCTGCGATATGTCGTTTATAATCTATTTGGATGTATGCGTCATCACTAACATCCCACATATCAGTTTCCACGATTTCAATCAATTTAGTGTAACGGCATGGTTTTGTATCGTGAAGCAAAGGTAAGTCCATGACGCTTTCACCGCCGACGAAGTAGACATCAAATGCCATAAACATGTCATCTGTCTCCCCATCTTTACGGATGGAAGATGGAATAAACTCGCCATCTATCAAGCTGTGATGCATCTTGGCGGACTTAGCACGGAGCCCGATTGGCTTGATATCCAATGTATTGTTGATAAGGTACGCTTGTCCATCGCTGTGTATATACAGCAAGTATCTTTCGCCATCCGCTTTGTCTGTGACTGCGTAGCCATGTTGGATGCTTACAATACCATAACTGACACTTGGATCTAAGATGTGCATTCGCTCTAGTGTGACCGGCTTCGGTGCGAAGAAGAACGAGGTAGTGGTTTCCTCTCCTGGACGTCGTCGTACTTCTGTGAGTTTTTTGCGAATGAGAGTGTGATATTCATGAATCACTTCTTCAAGCTTTTGTTTGGACATCACAAAGTAGTCGTTGTTTATGATTTGTATAAAACGTACGAGTCCTTTCATGACTTGAAGGGGGTCGTCAACATCCTGACATTCCATCATCATTCGGTATTCCGTGGGCGCCGTTGATACACCCGAATCCTTCATAGTCATGTGTGGCTCCTTTGAGTTCCGCGACAGCGACACATTGTATTTTATGTGCGCATCCCCGTACGTGAATGACTTTCGTAAGAAGTAGAATTTGGGAACGTCAGCCCAGCTGCTGGGCTCGGTCTCCATTTCAACAACTCTTTCTTCAAGCACACCCGAGTTGATCCTCATAGGAAGTTCATCTGGCAACACATCTCTTGCGACAAGAAGGCGTTGCTTCCATACATGAGGCACGGCTGCTGGCGTCTCAAAGTGGCAGTATTTTGTTATGTTAGGAATGCCTTCGATCTGAAGGACGAGGCCAGATTGATCCCCTTGTTCCGCAATCACCTCCAATACCTCATCTTGATCTTCCTCTGTCAAATAATCTTGAGATCGTATCAAACTCCATGCATTTTGGAAGTCCGTTTGCGTCCAAGCCTGCTCGCTCTTTTGAAAATCAAATATCCACTTCCTCCCATCTTTCTCTCGGGAAATTTTCAAATGAGATATCAGGAATGGTAACATGATTTCCTTTGATAACTCCATATTGACTCTATAATCACAAAAGGAATTTTCCTTATATCTATCACTTTTTACTCCTGACGTCTAATACAATGTCTTTGCTCAACTCTATACCATCCCACTTAAATACTTTTCCGTCTATATGGATGTTAGCGTTCAATAAAAATGAGCAAAGCTCCCAGAAAGAAGGCGGAGGAGGCTTATGAAGCCGGATGCCATTCGATATGTACGCAAGAACTTCCCGTGATCTTCGGGATCCAACCAAGCTCAATCCGGGGTCACTTCCGACAAACCGTGAAACATGGTCACCAAACCTACGAAGGGCGTCTTCTTTTAGGTGGTCATTATAAAGCTCATACAACTCCTCGAAATGTGGAAGCATTTGTTCAATAACAGCTTTTGTTTTGACGTGCCTTGCAGTTGTAACCGGTGCACGCGGCGTACTTTTCGGAGACGTGGTGTCACATTTAGGGCGTGCACTGCATTGATATGATACTTTTTGTGTCCACTCGTCGTTTCCAATCCGGATTGTGGTCAGACCCGAAGGTAAGTTCTTGCGAAGCAAATCCAACATTTTTAAATATACAGTAATCCTATATGACATAGGCTTCAATTTTTAAGTCAGTTTTGGCATTGGTCACGAGCGGCGTCTGCTTGGCAAATTTCTTTTTCAATAGATAAAATCGCATACTCGATGAAACTTTACTCGTTTGCGACTTCTTATCACCTTTATTATCGGTTATACTGCTCAATGGATCATGTGAAGTGAACGTGAGGTCGGCGTCTGCTTTTTGAGTGTGTATGTTTTTGTTCAACACATCGCATAAAGACTCATAATGCTTGACTTCGTTCTGAGACTTGTTACAAAAAGCAACATATTGCTCTATCTTACATATCATATCTTCTGGAAGCCACGATAAGTTTATGAAAACGCCATTATTATTTCTGGTGTACTCGCATTTATTATTGTGAAGGAGCTTAAACAACTCATTTACTTCCGTCTCCTCAAGATTTTGGATGGCGGCAACCAGGATTTTGAAACGATCCTTATCCATATTATTGCTTATGAATACAATTGAAAACCTTATATCACTCGTACTCGCTATAAGAAATATCGTCGTCATCTACATCCGATCCTCCTTCAAGTTCCTCATCAAACTCCTCATCTATGAGTTCTTCCTCCACGTCATTCTCGACTGTGTCGTCATCGTTATCTCTCTCCCGTTCAACTTCATCATCTTCCTCATCACTGCTTGTCTCACTATCATCGCTCTCTTCCCCACTCTCAATATCTTCCAAATCTTCCATGATCGGCAAAGCCTCCTCTTCCTCTGGGACATTATCCACCTCATCCTCATACACACCCGTGTCGTGCCCATCCTTCGGTGGTTCGCGGATGGCCTTGCCAATGATAGATATTTTTTTGTCATTCAACTGATACCGTTTGCCCAAGACCTCGATAAAGATACGATCTCCTATCTCCAATGCCTCCAAATCAATGGTAGAAACAATGCCAACGGAGCGCTTAGGAATGATAATGTCCAACACGGGTTCCTCTTTGTTGTTTATCACCAACGTACTTTCGGCATGGACACCCAATGCATTCTTGTTTTTGACAACCGCCTCAAACACAGACCCAACGGCAGGATTACAAACCTCGGCCTTGCAAATCATTTCAAACTTGATATGTCCGTTGAAATGCTGCTTCACAAACGAGCCCACCGACCGCTTTACGATGACGATGCTATTTGGGCGGATATAACCATATCGCGAACAAACCCCTTCCAAAGATGTGCGGATTTTGTGCAAGATCACGTCTTCGAAATTCATCAACAACTCCGAAGGAGCGAGCTGGATGGATGTCTTAAAACGAATTGGGACGAAAATATCCATTTTGACCAATGTTTATGACGTCTCTACACTCTATGACAGATCAATTTTTCACTTAAGTCGATTTTGGCTTGTAATTAGGGAGGAAATAAACACGGTTGTGCTTTTGAAGCTCGATGCCCAGGGTGAAGCAAACTTGTTCCTTCGTGGAATCCTTGTGTGTGACTGCGTCTATCCCTAAATCACCAAGGAACCTTAACGTCTCGCTCTTTCTTAAAGAATCGCAAACGACACCTTTTCGCTTTCCACCCGTCGGTCCCGTCATCCATATTTTCAGCTCATTCACCATGGGCATATTGGGTTTCTTGACATACTTATGGGGTTCCATCACTGCATACACATATTCATTCTGTTCGGGACGTGTGACGAGTGTCCTTTTTTCTTTGATAGTACTTAATTCAGTTGTTGTAGCTTCTCTAAACATATTCCGGTCAACATCGTACATGTATGCGACAAATTCGGAACTATTGAAAATATCGACATATCCTATAAACGGACTTCCTTTAAATGTCCGGTGCTTCGGGATCTCTGTACGTAAAACAAACGCTCCTTCATTCGCTAATATATCTACGTGCGAGCGAATATTGTCTGGGATGTCACCTCCGAACCCCAACACGGCTTTTGCAAATGCTTGCCATGACTCGGAATCCAACGCCTTGTATATTAGCATTTTTCCAACATACGGGTCATTGATTGGCTGTTGTGCCATGATATTTACCTTATCACTTGTTTCTTGATCAACTAGTTGTTTATCTTCTCCGATGATTTGTATACTTAAAGGACGACGGCCTTTCTCCATCTTGCGGATCACATACCCGTCTTTATGAACTAAGAACTCGAAACCTTTCATGAAGTCACCTTCTTGTGTGGCTTGGTGTAAGACTGACGAAGCTACCGGTTCGGGCATGGCAATGGCCTGAAGGAGCTCCGCACGTTGAAAATAATGACGATCATGCCACCTTTGAAGAAACTTTCGCAATCGTTGGAGCCCTGTAGGCAACAGTTGACGGTATACGGTTCTCCGCATACTTGATGAGTCCTTGTGGGAAATGTCATCAAGGTAGGGGCATTTGGGTTCTTGGCTTATGTCATCTCCAAGTTGATACGGTATGACAGCGCCTTGAGATGTCCTAAATGTTACATCGAAACCAAACAACGATTTAGGAAAGTAGTTAACATTCTTCAACAAAGAACAATCGAGTGATGCATCTCGGATGACATCTTCTACTTCATCCATTTGTTTGGCCTTTCGTGCCGCAATCTGATATGTTCTCATGTCTGCGCTTTCCTCGCCTTCAGCTACATGTATGAAGACAGTGACATTCCTCTCTTCCAAAGGCAACATCGTATGAGAACATGTACGAATCGCACGCCCAATAACTTGATCAAGGCGGTTCAAATGATACCATGGATCAAGGACATGAACCTCGCGGATATTTTGCAATGATAAACCTTCACCCGCCACAGGAGACATCAGGATCACCTTGATGTTTTCTCCGTGCTTATTCTCACGCGTGTTAACTACTTTCAATATATCCTCAATCTTGGTATTTCCCATCGCCGCCGATTCTCCAGAGAGGATGCAATAAGACGGAAAAGGGATGCCCGGGTATTTTACTGGTGGTTTTATGATATCGGGGTTCTTCAGAATATTTCGTCCACCGTGCCTCCTGAAACCCATATGTTCCAGTGCCACTGCAAGGGGTAGTACGCCGCTCCACACAAACTGCGAGTAAACAATAACGATACCTTCGGCTTTCTTGATGAAATCACAAATTCTTTGGATCTTTGGCGCGATCACCCCAAGCTTCTCGGGGGTTGGAAACAATGCATTTCTCCGAGATTGCAAATACGACACTTGAATTGGCTCGGCATCATCCTCTCTCTCAAAAACGGAATAGAAACCTTTGGAACCCACCTTTGCAGATGCACCAGTTGGGAAACAGATATTGTTGGCTTGGTGGAGAACCGCATCGCTTTTGGACATACTCTTTATGCTATCAACTTGAAATGGTGTTAATGGCGTAGGTATGATGTCATCTGGAACCGATTTTTCCCACCTTTCTGATGTGGTTAACACAGGAATATGGCTTTTCCCGGGAGACAACCTCGTCGCAAATGTGAATGGATTGGTTCCCTTGATGTAGCTAATGTATTCCGATGATAGTTGTTTTAGTTGGGCAAATGCCGTCTTGGATTGTTCGCCTTTCGCGTTGTATAAAGATGGTAGCCGACGAAGAACGTCGTTGCGTTTATCGTTTGTCGTTAATATTGATAACAACCAGAATATCTCATCGGGCTCGTTGTACATAGGCGTGGCCGATAACAATACAATCCTGTTGTTGACCCCATTCTTAGCTACCTCCAACAAAGATTGAGCTACCTTTTTGTCGGTTTCTTCAATACGAAGGTTGTGTGCCTCATCAACGATGAACACTTTGTTTGTGATGTTCTTTTCATACACACCATTCTTTTTCCACTTTTCAACCTCAGATGCAAACCCATCATAGGTGAACATTTGATAACGGCTCTTCACTATTGCCAAAATCTTCTTTTTCAACAAGTCGGGATCGCTTCCGAATACCATACGGCGATATGTATCACCGGTACATTGGTTACGGATGAACTCGGTATCCAGCAACCGAAGGGTGTTAAACACTTGCTCCTCGTACGATTTCTGTAACGCATTCGGTAAGATAACGTAGATACCCGGTCCGTCGCGAACGGTATGATCCGTCAACATGGCTTCAGCGATAGTTATGGATGAACACGTTTTCCCAACACCGAGTCCATGATACATAAGTAAACCCCGATAAGGTGACCTACGGGATAAGTAGTGTTGCATCAAATGTTGGTAGAGTGTTTTTTCAAAGATACATAACTTTGTCACCCGGTCATCATACTCCTCTTTTGTGCCCACTGGAGTCACTGGAGGAATGCCAAAAATACGGTATTCTTCAAGTTCCGCAATTTTGGACTGAAATTTGGGATCACCATGCTCCGGGAATGTAAGCATTTCCTCTAAAGAATGCTCATAAAAATGATTATTAGTTTTCGTTTGCCACCAACCGGAAATAACATTGGGCACAAAGCTCCACATCAACGTCCGCATCATGCAGTCTTCCTTTGGGAGCCTCGCCGAACAGCTGTTCATATAGCACACCCAATTTAGGCCATTTGCACTTGGGAGGTGTACCCATGATCATTGTGCATTTTTTTGTCTTTTTGTTCCATTCATCAATCAAATCACAACTTCCGTATCTATGCAATTCAGAAAGCAACACAAGGTTATCAAACCTGATATTATGGGCTACGACTGTATCAACTAAAGGGATGATCTTTTGGAGTTGGCTGACGACCTCGGAGAAGGGTCGGCCAATGTTCATGGCCGTCTCGGTCGTGATGCCGTGAATATCACTGGCTCTATCTGGGATCGTGAAGCCGTCTGGTCGTACAATGATATTATGCTTTTCTTGAAGTCCTCCGCGCTCGTCGTAAACGTGCCAGGCAATTTGTACGATACGGCACCTCTCCCATGACACCGAGTTTGTAACGTCTCCACCTCGCGGCGGCAACCCAGTGGTCTCGGTATCAAACACGAATATCTTTCTAGCCATTGGGCTCGTTACGGGACTTACGCTTATATCGTCATCTGATGAAATCAAGAACCTTTCTATGTGCCTGTTTGAACAGTTCCTTTCTCTCTTGGTTATGCGCTCGGATGTGGGTGAGCGTGTCTTCGAACCGGAACCATGATACCGCTCGCACCTCCCGAGCTTGGTTGATGTTGTAAGGGTCAACGGTTGTAGTTCGGCATTGGTCGCCTTGGAGGCATGCGATGTAATAGACGTGCCTGTAGAGAACATTGTTTGTACCAAAGAATATCTCCTCGAAGGGGGGTAGTTTGGTGATGACTTTGATGTCAGATGGTTCAAATGCTGTCTCTTCACAAAACTCGCGCACAGCACAATCAATGTCCTCCTCCCGCAAGCGCCGCCTGCCTTTTGGAAACCCCCACTCTGGCTCGGTATAAGGGCTCGGTGAATGCTCGATCAAACTCTTCAACGTAACAAACTTGCCTGCGACATAAAGACCATTCTTCAAGCAATCAAATTTTCTCTTGGCCTCATAATATTCGGAGGTATGCTTGGGAATTGACGGTTGAAACCATATGATATTCCACAACTCTTCAAATGTCTTGGTCAACAACAACTCACGTTCTGATATTGCCATGCAACTCAACAATTGGCTGATATAAGCAACTTGTTCGGGCTTGTACTTGCCTCGTATGAATTCCATGAAGCTCAAGCTATCTTTCCTTTGAATCATGAGGTATTCTATCTCTCCATCTCGAATACGGAAACATATGACACCAAAACTCATAATAGGATGCGGGCAATCTTTGTAAAGATGCCCGTGAAGGCCACAATTTCTGCAAGTATGGGGCATATTATTATTCCCTTCATTGCTTTCCCTTATTATATGTTCAAATCCTGGTGGGGGCACCGCCTTCATTGTTTTATGTTTTATATATTACGTAAAGCACGTAGCGTAAAATCTTTAAATAATATTTATAGGTAGAATGGGATTAGATCCTAAGTTTTGGGGTCCTCACGTTTGGGCGGCTATTCATTTGATATGCCTTGGAGCTCCGGAGTCTTTCACAGATAACCAATTGAACTACCGCAAGTTTATTGAATCGTTGCCAGGAGTGCTGCCATGTGAAGCGTGTCGGCAACATTTGGTAGACAACTTGAAAGCGACCCCCATGGATGCCGCATTGGCTGGGGGGAAACATTCGTTGTTTGTTTGGTCGGTAAAGCTACATAACACGGTCAACAAGATGTTGAACAAACCCGAAATGTCTGTTGAAGATGCCTATAAACATTGGACGAATGTAGCTAATGGTGTGAAGTCACCAAAGAAAGATGAAGCGATTGCTCCTTCTTCTTACGAAAAGAATGTATTTGATACTAAAACCATAATAATGGTAATGTTTCTCTTTGTTCTCATAATATGTGTGCTTTTGTGTGTTAAGATTAGAATGCCTTGAGTTGGAAGCCCTCAGCCCTCATCTCGTTCACCTTGGCATATTGACCGGTGAAGTGCTCATTCGTTGTAGCAGGGGCTGGTGTGTTTGAGGATGCCATCATCTTGGCCAGCTCAACGGACTTGGGATCGATATATTGAGGTGTGCCAAATGTCTCGGTTACCGTTTCCTTCCTTTCAGGGGCAGGGGGAGGGGGATCCCTTTGTGCAGTCTCAGTCTCCTCCTCCTTCATGTCAGTGAAGCCTTCAGTTGCCTTCCTGTTCTCGAAGAACTCTTGAGCTTGCTTGTTGGCCTCACCTTGCATCATCTCATAGGTCATCATTTGATCAATCTCCTTCCTTACATCGGTGCCATTAATAAGGGACATGACGCCCACTACTACAATAATAGCGGAGTAGATCAGAATGAAGAAGGTGCCGATCCAAGCATATGCGCCGCACCACCACCGCTTGTTCTTAAAGCCCGAGCCGGTAACAAGGCACGTCAGTTGGAAGAGGGACAGAAGAATACTGGGTAAAGCTACAAGGAACATGATGAGGATGAAAAGGAACTTTTGGCCAACGGGGACTTGTTCCTTGCCAAACAAAATGGCAAAAGCGACAACTACGAGGGCAAGCATGATGGCCATACCGGCATACTTGGATTGTGGGACACCAACGAAAATATCAAGTAGAGCCATATATGATTGTTCTATAGTTACATGCGAGAAAATATAATTTTTATTTAAAGACATGACAATATAAAAATTGAACGTCCTTTTTAAGAGTTCGGTACTTCCCTCCCAACCAACAAAGATGGGTATTCCTTATTATTTTTACGTTCTGATGAAGAACTATCCTCGGATTCTGCACAGCACAACACCTAAACGCTGTACTGACTTCTTTATGGATTTCAATGGAGCAATCCACCACGCAGCAAACATGGCTTTTGAAGCGGATCAGGATGGAATGTCATGCTGCGACTTTGACGCCCAAGTGATGGAGGTTACTTGGAAGTATCTCCAAGAGTGTGTGTCGGTCGCAGACCCTTCCGATATGGTTCACGTTTGTACAGATGGAGTTGCACCTGTTGCGAAGATGTATCAACAACGGAAAAGACGTTATCTTTCTGTTTGGAAAAATCAACAGCTTCGCCACACACCAAAATGGGATCGTAATTGTATCAGTCCTGGCACTCCCTTCATGTGCAAGCTCGCGGCCTTTATGAATCAAAGGATCCGTGATAGAGACATGAAAAAACAAGTCAGCTACTTCTTCAGCTCCGCAGACGAAGAGGGGGAAGGAGAACATAAGATTTTCGCACGGATCGCCACGTTGCCTTCTACATCCCATATAATTGTACATGGATTGGATGCTGACCTTATAATGTTGTCTTTGATATCTCATAAACCCCATATATTCTTGATGCGCGAGCCCACTGGAAATTACAAGGACATGCAAACATCAGATGGGTTCATGTACGTTGAAATTGATAAGTTGCGCGTTGCCTTGCTTCAAGATTTGCGCATACATTATTCGTGGCCTGTAACACAAGGAATGATGGACGATATTTACTGTGATGCAGCGTGCAAGATTATAGAGTCATACGTGACACTCTGCAGTTTGTTGGGCAACGACTTCCTTCCACATCCTATTACACTACCCTTGAAGAAAAACGGGTACGAAAAGCTCCTCCTTGCGGCATCATCGCATTGGGGGATCCATCAAGATCTCATCCTCCCAAACGCCACCGTCAACATGCCATTCCTTGTTGATATCCTCAAAAGTCTTGCTGATGATGAGGATGCAAGCATGATGAAATCCAACGAGGACTATTTGAAGCGTCGGCCGTTTGAATGCAAGGAAGATCCACTTGATCCATACCCTCTTTTGCACAAAGACCCCTTGTGCAAGGCAATATATGACAACCACCCTAACAAGTGGAGAGCGCTTTATTATAAACACTTGTTCTTCACTCGCTTACACGACACCACTGTGATCACAAGTGCATGCAAGGTGTTCGTGCAAGGACTCACGTGGGTGTACCGGTACTACAAGCGCCTCCCGAAAGACCCACGTTGGTACTACCCCTATAGCTACTCCCCTACCCTGCGGGACTTGGCCAACTTTACATCGGGATTGTCAGGAGAGGAGGCGTCGCGATTATACAACACTTTCACGACACCGGCAAACAGGGGGTTTGTGTCACCGAATCTCCAACTATTGTGTATCATGCCACTCGGAAGCAAAGACATCTTGTCTAAGAAAGTACAAGACATAATGAGCGCACCCGACTCCGGTGTTTCGCATATGTTTCCAACCTCATTTGGCATCCAAACCTACGCCAAAGGGCACTTGTGGGAGTGCATCCCGATCCTTCCGGCACTTGACATTCCGCTTCTCGAAGCTTGTTTGACTTAAGAACAGACGTGTTTATGTATGCAACTCCGAAGCTATGTCAACTTCATTGTCTTGGAACGATATTTTGAACGCACCGTGTTATCTTTTGAACATGGACAAATGTACAGACCGTTTAGACATTGCCACTACACGTATAAAGGATGTCAACTTCCGCAACGTATCTAGATTCGCCGGACTGGATTCGGAAACAGACGATCTACATGCAGCTTGGGCAAAGTTTGGATCGCCCAAGTTTGACCCCTCAGACCCTGAGTTTGTGAAATACCCTGGGAAACAAGCATGTGCATTGGGACACTACAACATTTGGATTGATATTATCCAAAAGAACATACCATACGCCGTAGTGTTTGAAGATGATGTTGAATTTCACAAAGAATTTAAAAATCTTGCCCCAATATATTGGCTCAATACACCAAGAGATTTTGACATTCTTTATTTTGGTGCTCAGATAGAATCGCCACACATCACAAAAGACGATCATATTGTTGTAGCTCCGGTGTTTTGTACTCATGCGTATGTCATAACGCATGCGGGTGCAAAGAAATTGTACGATATATGTATCAATGACCCTCGTGGGACACGCACGATAGATTGCATGATTATAGACAAGATGCATCACGCATTAGCTACGAATGGCAACGAATGTGCTTTTATGTGGTATGCTTGGAATGCGACCGGATTTCAAGACGAGAACCGATTCAAGCGGAAAGATTGGGCAAAGCGAAATATGGGGCTTGTTTTCCAAGACGCAGAGCTTGGCACATTCGTTCGTCCATGGTAAGCATATAAGACGACAATAATAAAATAATTAACTTATAAGAGATATCATACATTTTATGAATACTTCATCTTTAATCGATTGTTGCTTAGGAAGCAAAGGCGCGCCGTTCGATGTAGCTCAAGTCGCCAATAGGGTTTTGGCTCACAGATTTCGTTACAAGGGAGACAACATTTGGGAGTATAAAGATGACAATACGTCAAATTGGGTCATCGACGAGAATAGGGCACGAATTGAGACGGCAATAAAGGTAGATGTTTGTCAAGTGTTTATGGAGCGAGCTCTATATTGGCAAGAACAATCTATGTGTCCTGACATGGCTTCTAAAATAGACAGTCAATTACGAAGTCACCGACTTCTTGAGTTGTGTCTGAAACTTAACAAAGAACGATATGTAAGGGATGTCATCAAGGAACTAAGGGCATTTCTAGCGGTTGACTGATCACGCTTGTTTTGTTTCATCCGAGATAGGATTCAAACGCATTATTGTCTTCATGTCCATAAATGATTGTTCGGGATTCGTGAAATGTTCGTTGTGCAATTGAGTCACAGTAGGAAGGGGGCTTCTGATTATATTGATTGCCGGTTGAGAGTCCCGGGATTCTCGCAGGCTTCCACTTAGCTTTTCGGCAAAATTCTTTGCCTTTTGATAAGTATCGTTCCCATGTTTTCCATGGAACTCGATCGGAGGCGCTTGGTCAAGTATTGTTTGGTAACGACTGAAACAATCCCTTAGGAATGTTATGCCAGTTGAGTTCCTATCTTCCAACGGTATGAAGATCTCACAATAGATGGTATCTGCTAGCTTTTTGAAAGCTTGTGAGCATGACAGCGACTTGGAAACAATATCACCTACCTTGAGGTATGATTCGTAGGTTTGGATTATGGCAATACCGACATTTACAATACCGACAGCCAAGCTTATATACTTTTGAGCATGAGTACCAAAACCCGATGAGCCGAATGACGCAACTCCCGAACAAGATGAAAGAATAATAGATGGAAGCCGGAGCCTTGTTTGGAATTGATGGGTTACAATATAGAGATCCATATATTCTTTCGACAATTGAATACATATGTCATGAAGCATTTTCAAGTATTTTTCTTCAGCATCAAACCATTTCATTTTGTATATAGCTTATATATTTTTGAGAGCAAGCATCTTTTCAAGGAGCTCGTTCGGTGTACACCTTGTTCGTGGATCCGGTGATATCATTGACTGTACCAAGCTCTTATAACCCTTTTTAAATCGTGAGGAAAGCCCTTTGGTGTGAAGGTGTTGATCATTATCAATGAATACGGTGCCTAAGGAGTATACATCTATTTTTTCCGCCATATCTTCATAAAGCGAAGGATGTTTATGGATCCATTTAATGAAATCTTTCATCTGCTTTTTGAAACGAGATGGAGAAACGTATTTGGAATATATTTGATGTCGGGTTTCACCAAAGTGTGATATGTTCTCTTCAACATGTGATATAATAGCAGTGGGGTCATTCGCCCCACGAAGTATTGTCATCATATATACTTTGAACTCAGGTGGGTACGGAAAGTAAGTATGCTTTATCCGAGAGGCATTTTCTTTCGTAAATACTTTCGAGAATGGCATCATGAGGCTGAAGTCGATCAGTATTGCTTTGCCGTCATGTTTCACAAGGATATTAGATGATTTTATATCTTGATGACAGTACTTATGTTCTTTCAGCATAACAAGTGCTTCTGCGATCGGAATAACAGTATCCAAAAACCCTTTTTGAGACATTTTCTGTTGTTTTACGAACCGATCCAACCTTTCTCCCCCATATGGCATAATGAGTTGATATAAAGTATCAGAGTGTTTGTAACTGTTTATATTTTGCACTACGCCACAATGCCATGTGGCTGTATTTTTCAAGGCATTATTGACATTCGTTGTACACGATTCGATCGGTACTAGTAAGTTGTCCCCTTCAGGATCAATTTTGGCAATTTTTTTTGACAATCTCACTTCCGTACTGAAGTCATGCTTGTCTACGAATATCTTTCCTGCCAGTCTCGCTTTTGCAGACGGCTTTGTCTTTGCAATCCTTTGCTTTTCCCCAGTACATTGTACCGGTGGTGTAATGACACAGCCAAAAGAACCTTCTCCAAGGAGCGTTTCCATTTGTTTTAATATTTTGTTACATTATTTAATCATGCCGCCTATTATACTCGTGATGTCAAGCTTTGGTTTTATCATCCCAAGTATCATTGCAATCAGACGTGGACGGAAAAAAGATGCACTTGCGTCGGCAATACTTACCGTGACAAGTATTGCGTTCCATGGAACGAGACATCACATTGCCTATGTAATTGATAAGACGTACGCCCATTGCTTTGCGATCACATATGTTTCAAAAGCTTTATGGCAATGTTGCACGACAAAGACGCAGCAAGATTTTATCACATGTGCTCTTGGAGTCGCATCGGTGTCATGTTACATAATAGAAGATATGATCTCAAAAAACGCTATTCTGATAGGGTGGCATTTTTGCGTTCATGCATTTTCCAATGCCGCATTGACAATATATGTATCATCTAAACATTAGAATGTCTACCATATCTTATGATTTGCTAACATCGCACTTTAAATCCGAGCTTCTCCTTGAACTCAACGAATCAAAGTATACACTCGCTGGTCTTGATACATTTGTGAAGTCGTGCACCCACATATGCACATTCCACTTACCCAATTTGAAGCTTTCCATTGTATATCCATCTGAAATGAAGTTGAATTTCCACCATTTAGATAAAGTATGCAAACGCATTCAAAGCTTGTTGAATAGTAATGTGAACACATTCTTAACATTCTTTGTTGTCCCGTTTTCAGAGCCTAGAAAGTTTCCAAAAAATGGTTCTCCATTTGGTCCGCAACATATTAACGGAGGATATACGTACCCTGCAAAAAAGACGATATTCATTTACAGATACGAAGAACTTCCGAAAGTATTGTTGCACGAAACATGCCATCATCTCCCGCTTGACACCTTCCATAGTTGGGATCACACTTCATTAATGCGTATTTACAGCTTTTTTAACATCGACAAAGAAGGGTGCTCTGTATCATGCACAACCAACATCACACCCAATGAAGCTATTGTAGAGTTTTGGGCAGAGTACTTCCATTGCAAGTTCCTATCTGACGAATACAATATTCCTTTTATTCACCTGTGGGAAGCAGAAATAAGACATGCGCTAATGAAAACAAAAAAGGTGTTGCAGTATCAAAAGAAGTATTATCCTTTATGGAAAGAAGATACTCATGCATACAGCTATGTAGTACTACGAACTATACTAATGTGCTTTTGGAGGGAATTCATCCAAATCAAAATACCTTACGATGTTAATGAAATAAGCAACTTTTTTATGAAGCACTATCAACCCATGCTGCAACTTGTTTCTCAAGTAAAAACGAAAAATACCACAGATATGCGTATGACTTTATTAGGGGATTTTTAATATATAGGCAAAATAGACTTGAAATGTATAGCGATAACAGTCCTTTCATTAAGGCAATAACAAATGCCACATTGTCCGAAGTGACAAAGCGAGTTTATTTGGAACGCTTGAAAGTACTAATCAATGAAAATGAGAAAGACATATTCTATATAATCACACACCCTCAACCAATTATCAAATGGATAAAAGCTAAGTATACCTCTGAACAAACGCAAAAGAGCTACATAAGCGCAGTTCTCGCGGTGTTTCGCCATAATGAAGGCTTGAAGCAGCAAGAGAATAAGGCATACACAGAATGGTATGAGGCGTTCCAGAACATACACAATATGATAGAAGAAAGGTACAAGAAGAATGAACCTACGCAAAAACAAAAGGAAGCCTACGTTCCGTATTCTCAAATCGTCAAGGCACGAGACTCGTTGGCAAAGGGCACGCCTGAACGGTTATTGTTTGCATTCTACACGTATCTCCCTCCTTTAAGGTGTGATTTCAACCGTGTCAGAATCTATACAGCTGAAGAAATTCCCAAAGAACCCGAAGCAAATTACATCCATCTGAAAAATACCACGCATGCCCAATTGGTGCTTAATGAATACAAGACACAAGGCAAGCGCAAATCCCCGTATGTGAAAGACCTTCCGGAACATTTGATAGAGGAGCTGGAAGCAAGTTTGAAGGATAAACCTCGGGATTGGTTATTCACTGATAAGAACATGAATCCTTATGTGCCCAAGTCCTTTACAAAATGGGCAAATAGGGTATTTGCTCGTGTGCTGAAAAAGAAGATGACGGTGTCGATGATTCGACATTCATTTATCAACAGTCTTGATTTTAACACAATATCCGTTGCCGAAAAAGAGGCGATTGCTAACGATATGGCACATACAGTCGGAACACAAGATAGGTATAGGTTGATTTTTAAGGAATAAAGTCGGTCTTAGACACCGATCCAAACTTGGTGGATCGTATCTGTGCCATACCCGTCTGGATCGAATTGGTAATTGTCTACTTCCCACCTATTGTCTAAGCCGCGAATACCCCAGTGTGCTTGTCCGCTGCGCCAGAAAGGGAAGTTTGTAAGAGCATAATCACCTTGATCGGAGAACACACTTCCTGCATTCTGAGGAATGGACGCGTTATGGTCAGACATCAATGTATATGTCATGTTTTGCATATTACCTTTTCCTGTCATTGCGTAGTTTATTACTTTGGAATCGGATGTAACAAAATGTATCTTGCTTCCAAGAGAATTTCTTGCGAAGAATCTCATTTTTGTAAAACCACCACATTTATCATATACTTCTTTCAGTAGCTTGTTGCCCACATGACCCCATGCCTTTGAGTCGGTACTACCATCCACACCAAGTGTATTATTTGATGGAATTGGAAAAATGTTGTTCATTACGGTCAAAGTCGGATTTGTACCACCTTTGTGGACGTAGTTAAGAATAAGGAGCCATTTTGAACCATCCGACATGATGTCAATATGGATGGGATATATTATCGTGCCAACTTTCAGCGAAGTCATACCGGACGATGTGGCATTTATGAAACCTTCATATAACCTTCCACCCATCACCCTTTCTAATGACGCACTTTGATAGTTGGTGAACAATTCCCGTAAGCTTCCGGCAGGGTTAGCTGGGGTCGGCTCCGGCATACCTGGGATACCGTTTACTAGAGCCGGAGTCGCAACGATTGCCTCTGTGCTCAGTGTCTTGATATCCGCATCACTTAAAGCAGTGTTATACCAATAGAAACGTTGAATGAAAACAGGACGTCCAGTCGTTTTGGTGCGGTCGGTAGCATCCCGGGTACCGCCGATGAGGAACTTCTTATATGGGCGTTCATTCCAATCAAAAGAATACGCCGCACCAAGGTCATTCGTACGTCTCAAAACTCCATTCAAATACACCTTCATGACATTCTTTTTAACTGTCACCGCATAATGGAACCATGTCTTGTATTTCGGACATTCAGATGCTTCCGTAAGATTCTGGCCAGCATTATATGTGGTGCCCGAGTCATTGGTAGGCTTTATACGATGGACATATTGTAGCTGCACATAATCTTTACTATCAGTGGATGGGTATATCCAGAATCCCGGAGTCCTATCTATATTAGCAGCGCTGGGGTTAGTCCAATCATCCTTTTCTCCGTAATAAATGACGGTTCGCCATCCAGACGAGGGTTGATGTACATATACCCACATAGACACCGTATATTCCGGATCTGCCTTGAAGTTAATACCGCGTGGAGGCGTAATACTCCTGTATTGGACAACAACATCCATCATATCATTTTGGATGACTTGCTTTGAAGTCGAGGATATCTGCTGAGGAGGTAAAGTGCTAAATGTTGATGGGAGAGGGGTAATCTCAAAGTACACGCGATCGTCTGCCGAAACGTGTGAAGCTTGAGCCAAGGAACTAATATTCTTATTCTTACATTGTAACATTAATTCGTATACGTAATCGTCCGTATTCGATGCAATACCTTGGCGCAACTCCTCAATGTCCGTCAGCTTAGCCTCGATCTCCGCCACTTTAGTGCTTACGGAAGAAGCGTCGTATACGAAATATGCGCTCGATGGAACCTGTTCAAAAAGAGTTTTACCAGGCTTCTTCCAAAACAAGTGGAGACCCTCGTGGCCACGCCACTCGAACACCCTTGCATAAAACTTGACCTTACCCTTATTGTATTGGAGTTTGCCCATGGATGTACCGTCTGTCCAGGGTCCGTGATAGCCATAATAGTGAGCAACCAACCGATTGGCCTTTGCACTCAAAGAAGCATTTGCATCCTTTTCGCCAATGAATATCTCTCCTGCGTCGTCCGACCTTATTTGGAACTCATAAGTTCCGGTTTCGGGAATATCAAAAAAGCCAATGAATTCATACGCAATGAGCTCGTCATAGGTATGTTCGAAATCGATGTCGGCTACTATCGTCTCCGTAGGAGTAGTGTTTTTCAGGATAGTATTGTATATGTATTCCATATCCTCATATGTATCGGCCTTTGGTCCCGCCCAATAATGCGTTTGAAGAGAAGGGCTCAAAGGATACTTCTTCATGGTGATGCCCGGTTTGAAAAACTCATCTTTCAACGAAAGAGTATTTGCCAAAGAATCTCGTTCAGCTAAGAGTTGTTTGTATGTTTTATCCAAGTTTTCTATGGAAGTTGTAAGGTCTATGTTTGTGGAATTAAATATATTGCCAATGGTCTTTGTGGACACGCCAAGTTTGTCCATAGAGAATCCCACCGTGGTCTTTGTTATCTTTGACACTCGTCCGCACATGTCAAAAGTAAAAGTGCATAATGACATATTCATATTCTTGGGACCGAACTTGATATCTTTCGATTTTCCGTCAGGGTTATTGACAGCCGTGAATCCAAAAAGGGAACGATACACCTCCATGGCCGTATTATAAGGATAGCGTTCGGTGAATGGCACAAGCTTGTTGTCCTTCACCGTGTACAAATTGTATGCACCGTTAACTCCTTTGTCAACGATATTCATGTTCTCATTAACAAGGAAGCCAAGGTAGATGCTTTCACTATCTAAAGATGCGGTTGGTGGTATTGTACATAACGCTTGGTTCACAGAAGCATAATCAAGAGCATTAAAGTTTACTTGGTACCAATAACTTGATTCCCCTGGGAATGTAACGGCTGTATTTTGGACTGCACTTATGACACCCTTTGTCCCAAAGTTCTTAGCCTCATTGATAGCATCCGCTTGGGTTGCCTTCTTTCCCCAGCAGAACGCCCAATTTCCAGAACCATTGTTTCGTGCACCATTCCTAGCTTGGATAGTCGCTTGATCAGTTGTATCGAATACCAACTGTGAGTACATATTGGGAATAGCTAGCCTACAACCTCTTTTCTCAGTATCATTGAAATTCACTGTGCTGCGTGCTTCAATGACACTGTCTATCATTTTTATTTGTTGATCATTGGCATTTACTCCTTTGCTCAATAGATCATTCTTTTTCAATTGAAGTTGTACGCTCGACATATCAAAGTACCCTGCTGCACATGCATCTTGGTACTTAGCCGGAACATAGTACACCGCGCAATCCTTAGAAGGAGCAGCATCGGGATTCACGTCAAGCTGGGTTGTAAAGTTTTCCTTTGTCTTGTTTCCCACGACAAACGCAATAACGAGCGCACACGCCACAATGCCAATGAAGTTCACATACATCGATTTAAGCTTCCATTGTTGCGCCGCAATGACACCAACAATGAAAACAAGTGCCAATATAATAAATTCTTTATGATTACTTGCTGCTCCAAGTAACACCAATATTGTGGCATAAAGAGCAGTTTGGGTTTCTAATATCATGGAAACACTCTACCTATTACAATACAAAAGAAACATAGTCAACATCACTTAAAGCAGGCAATCAAAATAATATGAAGCAAACTTAGTATGCCAATCGAAGATGTAGATTATCTGAAAGACAATAGTATACGACAGTCATACGTTTTCATAATTGACAGCGCCGACCGTGACAAGAATGTATACCCAACTCCTTCCGAATACGTAACAGAATTCACGGCTCCTTTTCATAACGTTATTGGATTTGAAGTATTGCACGCATCCATACCACGGACGATGTATAACATTGACGTTATCAATAATAAGATAAGCTTTTTTATCCACGACGCAACCAATACGACGATCCCCCGAATATTTCAACATGTCGAGATCGCTCCAGGCGAATATACCATACAAACGCTCATACCGGAATTGAATAGGATTTTGGGAATGCATGTAAATAATGACCCCACGGAAGCGCTCGCTTATATCACGGCAGAAGCTACAAGTAATCCACCCGATGTAAGAAACACGATCCGATTCAAATGCCCATATCCATTTTACTTACACATGGGAGAATCAACAGTGGCAGAGACCCTCGGATTTGATACGTACACACAAAAGTCGGAGAGGACATTACCTATTCTCGAACGACGGTATGAAAGCCCCTTTTATGATGTGAGGCAATTGTATCATTCTGTTGATATTCCCGCAAATGTCGCTCTTGGCGATGCCCGAGTAGCATTTGAAGGACCTCGCGGTGTCATACGCCGACTATCTTTATCCACCACCAAGTGGGTGGCACAGAAGTTCACGTTGTCGGCAAAAGGTTACTTGACACAGATTTTTGCCGCATTGTACGCATCGAATGTAACAAATGATGACGTGGCTATATGGGAAGTCCATACACAGTTCCCTCCATCTAATACCCCACTTGTATCTGGCACCATAGCATTGTCTTTCATCGATGGAACATTATCAGATAGCAACATAGTGGCGTTCCCGTTGGAGGCAAATGTCGAATACTGGATGATCATAAAAGGGGCTCCCTCTATTGATGTACCCGATTTGGCATTATATTACAATGATGTTTTAACGGATGGTTCATCAATGTTTTCAAGTGAGAACAGTGGACAAACATGGCTCACACAAGATGTAAATGGAGTATACTATAACCTTTCAATCACAATTGTAGTTAAAGACGAGTACCATGTTCTCACTGCACCAGGTATCTATAATTTGGTGGGACCAAAATACATTATAATGCGATGCCCTGAAATTGAAGAAAATAGCTTCCGATCTCTCGCATATTCCAAGCATCACTTGGGATTGGCAATGTTCCGTCTTGGTGTGGTCGGTTACAGTGAGAATCGCATTGATTTCAATAAAGTACCAACAAGAGAGTTTCATCCAATCGGAAAGCTGAAACGAATTACCCTTCGATTTGAACTTCCGTCCGGGTCATTGTACGATTTCAAAGGTGTTAACCATACCATAACGTTCGCGATTCATTACTTAGAACCGATCCAAAAAAAGCAATTCACGAACTCGATCCTGAACCCCAATTACGATGGCAACTTTATTCAGTACATGTATAAGCAAGAAGAGCAAGAGGAAGAAAGCGAAGAACAAGAGGAAGATTACAATAGAGATGACTTTTTAAACGAATACAGGCGTAACGAGCAATATTACCTTCCCGAGAACCAATGGCGTCGTGACTTGGATTTTATTCACCGGATGCCAAATTTTCGCCTTGAATCTGACGACGAATGAAGTCACGGAATTGCTTCTTTGACGGTGTAAACTCCTTCATGAGAGTTTGGACGTTGATTTTTTCCCGTATGGCGATTTCATGCAATAGATATTCGTTTTGCATCTTTACAATATTATAAACCATCTCGAAGAACCGTTCGGACACGTCCATCTTACACGACACGAATACACTAACAAGTGATGCTCGTCTTCATTTTTTAGAACGAGGCACACGCATACCTATTTCCGGTTGATGTGAACCCCTCGATGAAGTCCTCCTTTTCTTCATTCTTTTCATCTGTGTTGGATACGGTATCAACTGGGGCATCCAATTGGAGCAAGAACTTCTCGACAAGAGCCTCTGTGAGGACGCCACCTTTTACCAACTCGGTTATTTGCTCGGTGCTCAACTTATTGTCTTTCAAATCCTCGAATAATTCTTGCTCCTTGGGGCTTAAGTCACTCGTTTCGGTCTTGACCTCTTCCTTATTTTCTTCCTTTTTATCATCAGTAGTTGTTGTGAAGTGTTCAGTCTTCATGTTCATGCATCCGTAAACTATGAAAGCTACAAGAGATACAAGCAATACAAGCAGCAGCAGTATCAAAACGGTATTACGTGACATCCTTATGATATAAAAAGATATTTTAATTACTTATTTATTCTTTGCGTAAACGATCCGCTCGATTTGTTGCCTCTTCATAGTAACCAATCCGGATTGAGTTCCGTAGCATTCCATAACGAACTGGTTGTACATTTTTTTCCTCGATGGATTTTTCATTATCCTTAGTTGTATCACTCCCAACATGTTAACTATGCACCTGATATGCTCCTTGGAGTGATGTTTATATGGAGAGAAAAGGAAGCTCATATACATTTGACACAATGTATGAAACGATGCCATGCGCAACCCGTTCATCTCGACAAAACTGACGCAATAGCTTGTTTGGTAAACGCCAAAAAGCGGCATATCTTCATACATGATCAATATATGTTCGGGAACGATGTCATCCCCCTTGAAAACCTCACTCGTGACTATATTTTCATTTCCTAAGGCATGTTTAATTTTATCGGCAACGACTTTTACATCATCAGACACAATAATATCATAATAAGTTGAATAAGGCCACCCGAACGATTCATAATCAGATTTAAATAGCATCTCTTGTACTTGGGTACCACCAAACATCACGTAGTTATGATCTTTGACAAAGCCCTTGAAACGATCAAGGATATCCTGATCTAAGCCTTTAATCGGCCTATCTTTAAAGCCTTGCTTAGTTGTCTTTGAGCACCTCCTCGGAGGGTATACTTTATAGAACAAAACCAAGCGTTCATATACCTTTGCCCACCTATGGGCGTCGTATGGATGTGACAACATCAAATGAAGAGACATACGAAGGAAATCCGGATTGACTATCTTGATTCCAAAAGAGCTCTTGGGTCCTCCATGTGCCAGCTTTGCAAAGAGGTGTTGGGGTACATCAGATATGTCTAAAATCTGTAACCCATCCACAAACACCTTGTATGTATTTGGATGCAATGCTTCTTTCCAACTAGAAAGCTTGTAGCCCTTTTCGCGGAACTGTTTTACCACCCGATTAGCTACGGCTTTGGCATCGATTGCAAACACATCTATGTCAGGAAGCGAGTACGCTGAGTAGAACTTTAGGTGCGAGGGCATTATGTCGTTAAGTGCACTTCCTCCATACAACAATGCCTTCTCTTTCTTGAGAAACCTTACTGCAAGCTTCATATAAGGATGGTACTTTTCATACTCAATTTTATCAAGTTCCTCGGCCTTCTTTTCAGCCACGTCCTTTATCTTTTCAAGTTGAAGTGAAATGCTCATCTACCAAACAATGGTAAAAAAATGTGCTTGTGTTATATAGGAAATGTTCGACGGTACTGATCTTTCTCTTGCATATGGAGCCGTGTATGAGCCGCAAATGCCGCAAATGTCAACACCTCCACCACCTCCTCCCCCAGTTACTCCGCCGTCCATGGAGATCCCTGCGGCCACAATGCCTCATGTTCAACCTCCTGAGGTACAATATGCACCTCCACCTGCCATGTTTCAAAAGCAAGTTCCCCATCCAGTACCCCAAGACTCCATGTGGGAAAAGATTTCCCAAAAGAAGGTTGATGTTTTGAAGCTTTTCATACTTGCAATGGTTGTCCTTTTGGGTATATCCATGGATCGTGTAGCAACACATTACCTTACCACGTATGTTGGAAAGGCGTTTTTGAGTGAAACCCATGAGTTCCTTGTTCGTCTCAGTTACCCAGTGATCGTCCTTGTTATCCTGTGGTTGATCAAGGCACTGACGTAATCCCCGTATAAATAAGGTTCATTTTTCTGATATTGATGATAGGGAATCGTCGATATGGATCAAAGTACTATTATAACCGGTATCAGGGGAGTTATGGATCAAATTAAACTTATGAGTGGTCCGTTGAAATCCGCTGTCATAACATCGTCTATTGCGACGTTTGCAGGTATGGTCATGGCGGTTGTATTCTTGTTTATATCTATATCTTACTGGTCATCCTCGCTATCAAAGAAAAACCCAGTATTTATGGAGTCATTTGACTATTTAATGTCACAGAAAGGCTTGTCGTGGTTCCCAAATGGTATGAATTACAAATACTTCTATCTAACTTCTGTATTGCAAGTCTTTCCCTTCATTATTGCTATACTGTACATGAAGTACCGAAATTTACCAATTGAAGTCGGTGGACCCGTTGTGATCATTTTGATAGTGGTATTATTATTACATGCATGTGCAAGTATTCCTATAACTACATTACTCCTTTACAATGCTAAAAATTCAATGAAGTCCGTCAATGACAGAGTTGCTCAGGTAAATAAGTATATATATGCTCGTATGTACAAAGGTACGAAAGCCACACCTGTAAAATCAAATGAAGATGAAGAAGAATCTGAAGCAACGGCACCTGTTCAACTGCCAAGTTCAACTTCAACTCCCATTCCCAAAACCCCTACACTTGACTTCTATTCTCACTTTCAGGTTGTGCAAACCGATATGTTTATGATTAAAGATATTGCAGAAAAGGCCTTGAAAAGCTTGCCTGTAGATATTTCCGCAGAAGACCTTGCAAAAGCCGTGTTCACAATAACTTTGTTCGCTCACTTTCATCGTTTGGGTATACGTAATCCTAACATTTATGAGGCAATTGGATTGTTTAACAAGTTCAAGCTGCTTGTTCCGTTCTTGTTCAATCCTGCGGATTACTTTTTAAGGAATGGAACCTACGTCAAAGATCTTGCTCAGGTCATTGCTGTAAAGAATTCTACATATGTGAACTCCGACTTAGTCGATAAGAACAACAAACTGAAGAAAGTTATGCAACTAAACTCCGAGTGGGTTGCTAATATCAATAATATTGCAAATAGCATATATCCAGAGGATAATATATTACCTTTCATAGTAATGTCCGTTGGGATGGTAGTCATTCAGGTATTAGTGTTTAGTGTTCTCGTATATATTCTATCTCGCGACTCCGTTAAAGCCACCGTGTTACAATTTGCCACAAGTATAATCCCTAAAGAAAATGAAGTGCCCCCCTCCTCAAACAAACAATAAAAAAATAGCAACCACATAAACATCAGATAAAATCATTGTCAGCAGGTCACAATGATTTTTATAATCTCTTATTTGATAGAGAGTAATGCCGAGAAGAGGAAAAAGCAAGAAAACAGTCCAACGATCATGCACTCAAGAAGGAGCAGGGATAATAAATTCAATTAAGGAACAAGCGAGACGTGCGAAAGCATCGATTTCTACACAAATTGGGGCATTAATGAAACCAGGCGAGAAACGGAATGACAATTTTACAGTAAGTACAATTCCTGAAGGTAATAATAACGGGAATGGTGGGTCAGTACAAAATAATAATAAAGGTACTAATATTAATAACGGGAATGACGGGTCAATAGAAAATAATAATGAAGTTACTGATAATTCAAATAAGGTAAGTTCCGATAATGTGCCAAAGGAGGGTCCCAAAGCTGATGGTGTGAATGATGCGTTTTTGATTATCTACAAGATTAGCGCTATTGTTGCATCATGCACATTCATTATAGTATGTCTGATGGCTTTCATAGATCTATGGGTATACATCATACGTGAAATGTACCAAAGATCGCATTTGTTTGTGGATCCAAACATAATGAATCAATATACAACCGACTTCGATGCACTAGAATATATCCATAATAGCACAGATGATGAGCCGTATACTATATACATATCTCAAACGATATTGAGTTTAACATTCTTTATTATCGGCTTCGCACTTATTACACTAGCCGTTCACGTATCAATTTTCATTATAATGATGGTATATGCCAAAGCACGTGGCTTCAAATTCGAGAGCAAATTGGATCTTCCAATTCAAATCATAGGTGTGATTATTGCAGCTCTCGTGGGCGGCATCATATTAAGTAGCATTTACAAATCCCAATTCCTAAAAAGCGCCCGCCCATCCCTCCAATCAGTAAAATCAAGAATGCGAGATGTGAAATCCTACATTTACACCTACGTCACTAACAATACCACCTTTCTAAATGCATTGAAGTATGAAGACTTGGAGACCATATCAAAGTCTTTAAAGGAAAATGCGTTAAACCACAAGAACCTAAACAAACTAATGTTCACTCTTAACATTTTCACTTTCTTTAAAACGCAAATCCCGGAAAGCGATCCCAACATGGAGACCATGTTACAGATGTTCACATTTGATAACATCAAAAATCAAAAGATAGATCCATCTACACTTTTCTATTATAAGAAGCCGTTATATGTACCCAATATCTACCCATCTATACAATCACAACTATCCACTGTAAGTGGCTACGATGAACAAACGTTCATGAGGTTATTGGGCTCAACCATGGAGGAACTCAACAGGAGGCTTGTTAAATTCAACGAGCTTCCCAAAGGAAAGAGTAGTTTGGGTAAATACATTGTAAAAGCAGGGATAACCGGTTTCGTATTATTGGTACTTCTCATTGTCATATTACTTGCAGTGTTTGCCCCAGACAAATTAACTTTGTTAGTGGGCTATGTCTACAAGTTTTTGTTTTTACAAAGAAACAAAAATAATTTACAGTAATATATCGTGATTATAGTTAGAATATGGATGTTAGTTTGATCCCAGATGAAAAACTCACTATACATGGGTTCCAGAAAAAGTCGACTCACATTGTAGCCCTTTATATTTTGATTGCGTCTATTTTGCTCACATGTGTACCATTGCTTGTAATTGTACCAAGTGATATCGTCCCATATATTACTTATATGATAATTGCATGGTGGATAATACTATGCATGATATGCGTAGTTGTTCTTGTTGTCTTAGGAAAACATTTCATGATACTTACCAAGGCCACCTTATTGGAAGATTTATGTGGAATGCAAGGCGCGCTGGAAGGTGAAACAATACGCTATAATATGACGGTATTCTCTTCACGAAACAAAGAAGAAGAAGTATTTTTATTCACTACAATTCTCTTATCAATTTTGCTTCCGTTGACAAGTTCTATTTGGATTGTCATACAAAAAACCGGTCAAAGTAAGACGGCGTTTCTAGGTATGGCTGCATTACTGTTTATCCTTATTGTCGTATGTATATCTGTATTAAATGTTTTCTCTTCACAACCATGGAATTATTGCCCGGAATTCGAAAGTTACAAGAAACATTATGCTACATTGAAAGAATTTGTTGCCATATTGAAAAATAGAATAGAGGAAAAGAAACCTGTGCCATTTGGTTTTCGACGACTCTATGATATACTGGTAAAGCGTATCAAGGTACACAAAAGTTTGGTATCAAATGAAGAAACAATTAATGTGATGAAGAACATGACCCCCGCTCGCATATTAGAGTACTTGCATCTTGAACCTCATTCGGATTCCAAGTTAATTTTAGATTCATTACAATGTAGCGAAGTGTTCAAGACATGTAATAACAAAAAGCTACTTGAAATTCTTCTTACTGATGATGTTAAGCCATATCTTCCGCCACAAATAAAAACAATTCAAGATCTACAAAACCATGTCCAAACAAATTACAATGATCTGAGTACCGAACAAAAGGCTCTCACACCAAATCCCCTTACCGAAAGTAATCCAACTACGGTAGATAACATTCTTCCGTTTATAAAGTTTAACCGACCACCTAATAGAACCCGCCTAAACGAGTTAATGAACATGAAGATGTATGTTAACGTTTGTACTGAATGTACAAGTAACATAAAATCCGATTATAATGACTTTGGGCTTCCTTTGCTTCAGAAGCTGGCCTCTACAATGATTGCATTACGAGACATGCGAAACTTCGACCCGACAAGTTGTTTGAAATCTAGATACAAGACAATATTCTATTTGTTTCTACTCATTATACTAGTTCCATCTTACGTCATTTTCCATATTATATACAAAAATGCATCGGATCCAATTGTTGTCGTGTTTTCTATACTAGCAAGCATTACAATAATAATATACATATGTAGCATGTTTGCATAGTAAAATATAACATGCAATTATTAGAGAGTATTAATGAGCACAATAAAGGAAGATATAGAAAACCTCGTAATACATATAAGTGATACTGAGGCAAAATATAAATTCAAAATCAACGGTGCATACACTGACCGCTATCTTGACGGTAGTATCCTCAAATTTGCCATAGGACTTAAAGTTCTTTTAATTGCATTGTATTTAGTGATATGGGTGATTCTTGTCATATTTTGTGTAAAACTAAACTATGCGCGAAAGTTTGGAAAAAGACTCCAAGAAGAGTGTGGTAACGAGCATTTAGAAATAGAGACTCCACGATTTGCAATATATGAAGCACATCAAGCGATGAAGCACTATTTCGTAACAAACATGAATCTTTTTGCAACTATATTGTTCCTGGTATTAGTACTCAGCTTCCTCGAGGTATTTCAGGTTTATAAGATCTTTAAAATCACCAATACAACAGGTGCCATGATTGTCAATCAATGGTTTATGATCATTGTGTGCCTATTATTCTTCTTTGTATTCTTATCCGCATGGATTTCTGAAATTTCCGTGTTTTCTACACGAATAACAACAAAGTACAATAATCGTATTGCTCCAAGTGTACAGAAAGGTCTCACTGCTACTCTTCGTATTATGTCTTTGACTGTGATTTTATTCATAGTTTTCTTTGGAGGTCTATTTTATTATTATGGTATTAAGACGCATATATGGTGGTACATAATTACGGCATGTGTAACGAGCTTTCTTCTTCACTATTACTTTTGGTACTTTGTAAACCTTCATAACAACTCGATTGTCCCATACAGCAAAGCATCATCAGAGTTAAATAAATACATAGAGGACAAGCTCAAGTCATCCAAAGAAAGGATACTTCTGACAAACTATCTATCACAGAATATTCGTCGCACCAATCCTGATATCGATACTATGCCTGATTTGACTCAATACAAAGACAAGTATTATCAATATGTCATGCATAAAAACGGACGCGAGACCCTTAATGAAAACACAAATAGCATCGACATTCCAATCTCGACCTTAAAGGCCATCTTACAACCTATATTGTTCGCAAACATTGCAAGTATAACAGATGTTCAAGCCTTCAAAACAGACATAGAAAAAGTAAGAAATAATTTGAAAGCCATTACATATGTAACTTCAAATTCCTCCATTAAATATACTACAGTAGGTGAGTATGTACGCAAGTGGTTTGTGACTTTGATTAAAACGGTTGTAAAATCAGATGAAGATATTCGGGCAACCCGAGAGACAATCCATAAAGCTATAGACATGTATGCGTTCGGCGGAGATTTTATCGTTCATGAGAGTGGGGGACCAGCATGGGGAACAGGAATTTCAACTACAGACTCCGGAACCAAAAATGCTATCAAGGCAAAGTTTACGAAAGCTGAATATAATATCAAAGAAGTCGAAGAGATTTGGAATATACACTACTTAACATCTGGTATTGTAGTTACGAAAGAAACTTCTCAAGATGTTACGAATCTTATCGCTATAATGGCAGATTCTTATGGATCCAACACAATTTCTTATGATGCAATAAGTAGTAACATAATAAACTCTACATTAGAACCTGAAGTAATCAATCTTATAGAAGATCAAATACGGAAGTATAAAAGTGGACTCATGGTGTCCACCCTTCAAGATTATATGATAACCATGAGGAAACTTGATGCTCCCATGCAAGAAGATACAGGGAACATGATTTTTATCATAATCCGTTCTTCCTTAGTTGTCTTTTTCGTTTTCAGTTTCTTGTTGTTTCACAAGCTTTATCAAAGTGCTAAGGAAGAGACTAAAATGGTTGTGGCATTAGTAATGTTAATATTTATTGCGATTGCAGCCTGGTATTCATGGTTTATGGGTAATGTGCTTTAATTGCTAAAAAATTCTGTAGGATACTGTAAGGAGATGGATAGTAGCGCACTAGACAAATCATATTATGTGCGCGATCTAACAAGTATTGGAATGCCTATCACTAACTTTTTTCAGAGGTTTACTACCGATACGCAAGTTCAAAAGTACAACCCTGATAGATACTTTTTCTACATGCAGTTGTTGCAAGGAATTATGAATCCTACATCCAAAAACATTGTCGATACTGTGCTCTCTATAGAGGCTTCGAATCGTGAACGTCAGAAAAGAATAGAAGAAAAGTCTCGCGAGCTCGCAGACGCTTTGAGCTATTTGAACTCCATAGGTGACACTAAAGCGTTTGACAAGATAAGTGGACTCTTGCAAGCTAATCCATTGACTATTGGAATTAAGCTGACAAAGACGTCAGGGGGAGGTAAAAAGACAATAGATCACGATGACGAGTATGATGATGATGACGAAAAAGTATGTGATGAGTGCAAGTTTCATCTTACAAATCTTTTAGAACTATTACAAGCTCGAGACAATGATATTATCCAAGGCCTTAAAGAGTTGCGTCACGACAATGATTTTATGAACCATCTACAAGAAATATTCCCACGAACTATCCATGTTACACAGATGCTTGACACAGATGATGATGACCATTTTGCGGATAACGCATCATTCCTTACGCGCTATATAATTGTCGATTTAACAGATCCACGAACAAGCCATTCCCTTCCGGCTCTCAAAAAGTGCATGCCCATGATAATGATGGATGGTGGTGGTTTTTTGGGAGAAATGGCAAAAAAAGCAAAAGCTGCCACAATGAAAGCAGCGGCAAAGGCGAAAGACGCCACAATAAATATAGCTGCAAAGGCGAAAGATGCCACAATGAAAGTAGCTGCAAAGACGAAAGACGCCACAATGAAAGTAGCTGCAAAGACGAAAGATGCCACAATGAAAGTAGCTGAAAAGGCAAAAGCTGCATCAACAATAATAGTAGAAAAAGCAAGCAATTTAAGAGAAAAAGTCATGTCTCCAAAACCTAAGGACGATAAACCAGAAGGAGAACAACAAAAAGATACATCTAATACGACTTACAAGGATAATGGAAATTTGTCTTCAGATCCTAATGACGATCCATCAAAAGCAAAACAAGATGCATCAAATACTATTACCGAAAATATGTCTCCAGAACTAAATGTTGTTAATCCTACAAACGTATCACAAGAAGATGCTGCATCAAAAGAAGATCCTAATGTGTGTCAACAACCCGAAGTGCTAAATATTAATAATCCAAACGAGCTTGAAGAAATTGCAAATAAAATGACTAATGAAGAAAAAATTGAACTTAAAAACATTATAGACACTCTTGGAGAAATAGTCGACAACAAACCTGGTCAACCTGGAAAACCTGGTCAAACTGGTGGTAGTGTGCTACAACCTTTGAAGGCGCTCCTTTCCAAACTATTTTCCCGTATCAAAAATAGGATAAATAAAAATAATAACCAACCTGGAAATGCTCCCAATGTCCAATCTGCACATGCTTTAGATGAATCTGAGTATACTATTTTGAAAAACGAATTAAATATAATCGAAAAGATTGGTAAACTTGATGAGAAAGAAAGTGCTAAAATGAAATTGTTGACAAGATACAATAACAATCCTGTTACTTCCAATAAAAGTGAAGAGCTGACAATAACAGACCGCATTGTTTTCATCGCAGCTACATTTGTTATTCGTGGTCTCGCTCTGTTCGTAGTGCAATGGGGTGTGAACACCTACATGATTCGCAGTTTCAAGAGTGCGTTCCTTCTATACATTGGTGCCTACATAGGTATTTTTGTACTTTGGGTACTTCTCACGAACGCATCCAAAAACATCCTTTTCTTCCGTATGATGTTTTATTATGTTAGCACCGATCCACATGGCTACATGAGGATCTTACTGCATATATTGCTTCAACTTATGTTTATTCCTATTCCTGTCATCGTTCAAGAAAAAGCCGTTATGGGCAATGATGAAACCGACATTTCCTTCGAAAAGCGCCGAAATGTAATAACGACAGTATCCAACTTTACCTTCTTTATGTGGTTACTTACTACTCTTGTCGCAGTCAACTATTAAAGGAAAATAATGTATGACACAATGTAGAGTTGGTATCCATGCAATCATCAAGCGGTCCAAAAGACCTTTTTGTACAGTACTTCACAAATACAGAATACACTGCAGAGACATTGTCTATCTATATTGAGCTTCTGGATCTTTTCCTTCCTTCCCCAAGTAATAACTCTCAAGACCAAAACGTCATTAACCTTCGTAGTATACTTGACCCACTAAAAAAAGTAAGGTGCTATTTGTTGAAAACCGGTCAAACAATAGACACAAGTACAAGCTCATACAACTTAGGAAAATTATATGATGCAGCACAACTTGTCACAGATTGCAATCATGGAGCCCCGTCTGCACCAACATCTTCACAGGGAGTAGCAACATCATTTGTTAGTATATTGAATACGGTTCATATTCAGAAGCTTCTTAGTCCCGATAGTGAATTGAACAAAATGGCAAAAGACCTAAATAAGGTACGATTTACACATTTCGTAGAAAAGTTTAAGAATCGCGATGATACGGAGGAATTCGAAAATGCCATCAATAAGTTCAACCTTGATGTGCAAGACCGTGACAAGAAAATTCGCGATATCTCAACGACTGTTGTGATGTTGTTGTCTTCGCTTCCCGATGTAGAAGCACGAAAGGGTATTGAAAAAAAGCTGAACGGAATGTTGGAATATGAAGATATCCCTTATCGGTTTTCAGGAACAGGCGGTGGTGTAAATGATAAATTCAAAAATGCTGTAAAGACACTCATATTAGGTTCTCAACTTTCCCAGCCACAAGTGGGTGTAAATGCACAACTACTACCCCCCAGAACTATGCAAACGTCATCAAATGATCCTTTGGGTACTTTGAATCTTAGAACTCAACTTACTAATTTCTTGATAAATATTACAAGTGATGCTTCATCTCAAGGTATACAACTTCTAGGGGATTACACCACAATCAATGACCCATACAAAACCATAAACCATATGGCACAAAATGGTGATCTGTCAACGTTAATGCTTAGCCCACAAATTGATATCAAACAAGTTATTTCAAATAATTTAACTGATAATAGTGAACTTCATACAGCATTCAAATTAGCGCTTACTCCAGCGCTTTCGGTACAGGCTGCCAAGAAGCTTGATGAAGCAATAAGCCTCTCTGGGAAGACTTTACAAGCTAGCTTATTAGCAATATCTGTGGTCGTGTCAAATCTACTTTCGATTCTACAAAAAAGACAAGTTGTGGATAAAGTGGCCGCCAAGGCTAAACAGGTTGTAGATGACGACCAACGAAGTAAGTTATTACTTTCTATCCTTCCCGAATCCCTTTCAGCACAATTACTGAGCACGATTTACAACGTTAATACCATGCTTCGCCTTCAGGATAAGAGTCCCAACATAAACCCTAACGAACTTACTACGGACAAATTTCAGATGGCATTCAACAAGACGATTACTCAAATGCTTACCGTACTAATGACTGCTGTGCAAAAAGTCATGAGCGAAAAAGGAATGGCTCAAAAGGATATGACATCAGCAATTCAAGAATTGGCCAGTAATGATGAGTTTAAAAAAATGGTTGAAGAACAAATCAAGCAGATACATGATAATTATAAAGGTACAATTAATCAACGGTTAGAAGCACTTGAAAAGACAATATCAAGTGTAGACATCAGTAGCATAAGAAACGATGCTACATTTCTTAAGGAGCATACAAAACATTTAGCACAGTTAATTCAACCATTTTTAAGTTTATTCAAGCCAACACAAGGAGGACCGTACTCTGGTGGAAGCGAAGATCTTGTGCAGAAAGCAAAGGAAACAAGGAAAGAGTTGGATAATATAAAGAAACTCCTTCGTGGCACAACAGATGCACTTGGTGCCCTTTCAGCTGGTTATGATAGGATTCTACCGACTTTGAAACAAGCTCAAGAAGCAAAACAACCAGAACCACCAGCTGACAAGGCGACGGCAGACCCTAAGCAAGAAGATGCAAATGCCGCCAAGTTTCTAGGACTCGAGACCGCAGTCAAAGAAGATGGTCAAAAGTTTTATCAAGAAGTAGTGAATGTTGTTAAAGAGAAAAAAGAAGATCTCAAAAAGGTACTTTCTACTCTTCAAAGTATATTCGACCAAGAACCAGGAAATTCCAATTATGTCAACAGAGGCCTTGAAATCAAACGTATCGTTGAAGGAGATTATGACAAACAGGGCGAGGATGGTATGGGTCTTTTGAGTTGGTTGGATAAACTCGAAAACACTATAAAGACAGAATACGAAGGGGCACTTTCCAACTTGAAGTCTATAGCAGAAGGTATTAAGCAAGAAAGAGAGTTCCGTATTCGTGAAGCACAAAGCAAAGCCACCATGGTACCGATGATGATGGGTCAACAACCGTTTCGTGGTGGCAATGATGATGGCTTTAAAGGTATAATAACTAAGGTAGTCAATATAATTAACGAGAATATATTCAAGAACATTGTACAAATTACGGACACCGAGTTCCTTCGCAAGTCCAATCCGGTGATGGCCGCCGCGCTGGGAACAGAGCCTTCGTTATTCCAAATGATCTACAATAATTACTTGGACGCCAAGGCCAAAAAGAATCCAACAGTGGCAATGAACGAGCTTTCCGCAAGTTTAGAAGCAAACAGGTTGATCCCAAGCGAAGCACTTGCTATTACAGGGCTTGACAAGACCGTATTCGTGTTCGTTATGTTGTTTATTCGCCTTTTTGCACTTTCTGCCACCGAGAAATTGATAGAAAAAGGATACATTACCAAGTTGTCTACGTCGTTGCTGATTTATCTTGGGTTTTACACTGCGATCATGCTGATTTTTGCTGGTATTGTTAACGTGGATGTATACAGGCTACGTATCATCTTCAACTATATTAACTTTCATGCTAATGCCGGAAGGCTCATGATGCATATTGTGTTCCTGTGGCTTTTCAGTTTCTTGATATTGTTAATGATTTGGCACATAAACATAGGATCATCATCCTTGTTCTCTAAACAACGCCTTTCTTCAGAAGGCAAAGCTGATATAATGTACCGTCTGGAGGTTATTACCATGATATTGTGGCTTTTCTTGCTTCTTACTATTGTTATATTCTAACTACTTATAGACGACTTTCTTCCGACATCTCGTAAATATACCATACGGAGGTGGCTCGGTTATTCTTCCGTGGCGCAATTTCCCATCTTTTTCTTCCATCTTGGAATGGTGGCTGCACAGATCAGAATCTTCCGATTGTTTTTTCCTTGTGCATTGGCCACCGTTGCCACGATTCCATATCCGTGCTCGGCATCGTTCTTCGTCGGACGGTGGTGGTTTCTGTTCCACCTTTCTCGTAATTTCTATCTTTGTGTGCGCATTAGGTACCACTCGGATTGGATCTTTCAGAAACCTTGAAACAAGCTCGCTGTGTTCGAGTCTATACTCATTAGCCACTTTTTCAAGAAGTGCCGATTGGATGTCATACAACTCCTTTTCTAAAATATGAAGTATGAAACTCGGAAGCTCGGCCATTTTCAGTCATGAACATGTAGCTCCACTAAATCATTTTTTGACGTGTATCTCAAGAAGAATACATACTTGTCGCGACATGTTGATGACATAGCCATTTTGGGGAGACTTGCCTTTCACTTCCACAGTGTCATATGTCGTATATACAACGTTTGTAGAATAATCACCGTCGTCGTTTTTGACGATGATTTTGTCATCTTTCCTAAATTCTGTCATCAAACTCACTGACTCGTCGTGAAAAGGGTGTTCAAGATACAACACGGTATTACCATTTTCTTTAGTAATCGTGTTCTTGACGTTCCATCCATCACATCCTCCCATATCAACATCTTTTCCGATGCTATCTTTTACGGTCACAACCCATGGACATGCAAGCAACGACCATTTGCCTAATCCTGAACTAAGAGGTCTCAAATAAACCCAAGTATCATCACTCTTTTCCACACCCAATGTGATACATACTTGTTGCTTTCCTGCGCCCTCTATGATAATATCATAATATGGATCTACAGATCCTGACCGTGGCATGGTTGCTTGTACAATGGTTGCAAAAGATGCTTCTACGTTCGGGGGGAAAGTAGGCGACGCAATGAATCCATTACGAGCATTATGGTACATCCACATCCGATCCCAAGACCGTACTTTTAAAACGCGACTATTGTGAAAGATATCTTTATTTTCGGATGTCTGGACAATTATAGTAGAAGGAGGAAGAATAGGTGGTGGTGGAGCCGATGGTGGTGTAACCGCAGGTGCAATGTTCTTTACATTTTGTGGGATCGGCTCCCCGATCACCTGTACCTTTCTTTGTAGCTCCAGTTGTTGTAGCTTTTTGAAGAAAGTATCATCATTACTATCGTCATTGGCATCTTCATGCTCATCTGCAACCCGAGGTTCTTCAACGGTGGTTTGAAAGTTTTTGCGCACTGCCACAATAACACGTTTGTTAAGTTCGGCCAACGTCATCCCTTCACGTTCTAGAGGTGCCAATTTCTGCATTTCACGTGCGACATGTTGTTGCAATGTGACTGAGTCAACATCTATCCCCAAAGCCTCTTTGAAATATTGCAGACATATATCACATATATGGCCTAAATTTTCTTTGGTCAAGAACTTTGTCATGCTTTCTTTTGGTACGGACGATATAAGATGTTACGAAGTTTGTGTACTTCTTCGTCGTTTAGCTTTATATCAACAATTTTGTTGAATGTTATTTTTGGATTCTCTTTCAAAGCATGTATCCATCGGAGCTGGTAATCCATGGAAAAAACCCCACATTCCGTATTTCCTCGCTGATGCCTGTTCTTGTTGATATTGAATTTAAAAGGAACTCTATCCGATCCAGGGATCTGGAGTACTTGTTGTTGTATTGTATTGACAAAATGCATTATCTCGGATGGTGGTCGAGATCCCACAGAGTCGTAATAATGTGCTCCAAATGACGGTAACTGGGGATTTATGCAAACAAACAAAGACGTCCAATGCGAACCAGACTGATCATGCCTGTCGAGGTTAGTGATAAGTCCGATAAAATGTATACCTTTTCGGTAGTAGTTAGCTACGTTTATGGCACAAAACTCCTCAAACAAACATTTACCAAAAAACGTCTTGGCCTGAAAATCGATGGGATATACACCCAAAAACTTATACTTGTAGCTCTTATTGATATCATAATCGTACTGATCCATCACGGCTTCAATATCAAAATTCGTCAGCCATGTATATTCATTCGCATTCCACTCAGATGGCTTCACCGGGCGCAAACTTTTTGCCACTTCCTTGCTTGGCCGCATACCCTCCAAGTTATCCACCCAACATGCTTCCTTATGATCGCCCTTACATATATTATCCATCTTCGCATTAATAGCGTGCCAAAGGTCGATCTTACTTAGCTTATGTACGTTTTTGATGGGCGAACTTGGATTGGTGTCATTCCATGCCTTGGCAAGACGATTAAGTGCACCACGTGTGAAGCATGTTTTGTCTTTTTTGTACACCTCTATACCCGAGGGACTACAATACATCTCTACCGTCGTCTATTAATCATCTTAGAAAGAAAAAATGATTCTATTTACTGATATGGTGTCACGTATGAACTAAATCACCCGATTCGAGCTCACCAGTGTGCGATCAAGGCTTAAAAAATATCCACCTTTATATTCCAGGGGAACCGCTCTCGGGTCAACAAATGGATAAGTTCAAAAAATACCTTTACCAGTTTCGGTGTGAAAAAGGCCAACCATATACGCATACAAGCATTGCAAATCCTCAAATTTCGCTTCACGTGCCCTTGGATAAAGCGAATGAGTTCAATTCGGCGTATACCAAAGCTATGGTGAGCGGATGCTCGCTACACCTTACCGAAAAGCCGACGGATCCGAGTCCCATGCGCGCGGACTTGGACTATCGCTTCTCGCTTCCCGAGTCCAAGGAAATCGTAAGGTGTTACGGAAAAGAAGATGTCAGGAGGATCCTCACATATTACTTTACCACGTTGGCATGCTACCTTGAGGCACCAGCCTCGGCTTGGATTGCGTATGTTATGGAAAAGCCCGAACCCACCGAATACAGAGGAAAGGTAAAGGACGGTATCCATATAGTTTGGCCTGAGTTAGTGGTTTCACACACATTCCAACATCTCGTACGTAAGAAATTGCTTGATGAAGCGCAAAAAATGTTTTCGGGTATGCCTATTTGCAACACGTATGAAGATGTGATTGATCAAGCCATCATCGACAAGAACAACTGGCAGATGTATGGCAGCCATAAACCCGATTCTGAAACCTACCGTGTGACATCAGTTTTTCAATATGATCCTTCGAGTGGCGAGTTGACCGAACTTGCGACTCCGTCCGCGGAAGAAGAACTCCGTTTCGTTTCGCTGTTCTCCATGCGTCACAAAGAAAATTCCCAAGTTTGCATCAAGGAAGAGAAAGCAAATGAAGTGGATGAGTACGTTCGCCTCGTTCTTCCCACCATGGACGAGCGAAAGAAGAGCAAGCTTCACTCTCAAATTTTCGGCAAGTCAATCAACCATACGAAGAACTTCATATCGGATGATGAGCTCACCTTGGCGCGTCAATTGGTGGCCGAATGTTTGAGCCAAAAGCGCGCGGAGAACTATGAAGATTGGATCAAAGTGGGCTGGACATTGCGAAACATCGACTACAGGTTGTTGGATGCCTGGAAGGACTTCTCCAAGTGTTCGTCAAAATACATCGAAGGAGAATGCAATTCATTATGGGAACGAATGCGTATTGACACATTGGGCATGGGTACGCTACGTTGGTGGGCGTCATTGGACAATCCGATAAAGTACAATGAAATATTGGATAGTAATGCGGTCACATTGATCGATCGCTGCATTGGTTCCGATGGGGCGCATTTCGATGTTGCTCGGGTAGTACATGCTTTGTACAAGGATCGCTACCGATTCACTACAAAAGACGTGTGGTACATGTTTAAAGAGGAGAAACATCGGTGGGTGCGAACACGCGAGGGTTTACAACTTCGTCTTGTCTTATCAAACGAGGTTTGTAGCAAGTTCCTTGAGCGTGCCGCCCATTGGAACAAGGAAGCGATGAAGTTCCAAGAAAACAGAGACATAATCGAGGACAAGTCCAAGAAGCTAACAAGCATTGCGTTCAAGCTAAAGCAGTCTGGATACAAGGATAGCTTGATGAAAGAATGCAAATGCCTTTTCACGGATGAAAAGTTCGAGGAGCTTCTGGATAGCCATCCCCATTTGATCGGATTCGAGAATGGTGTGTATGATCTGCGGATGCACGAGTTCCGTGATGGTCTGCCCGACGACTACATTAGCTTTTCGACAGGGCGTCATTATGTGCCTTTCGACAAAGCATCAATTGAATCCCAAGAGATCGATGCGTTCTTCGCATCTGTATATACTAACGAAGAAGTCAAGCGATACATGAAGGATGTGTTGGCATGCATCTTGGATGGCGGTATTCGCCAAGAGAAGTTCTACATCTTCACTGGTTCGGGAAGTAATGGAAAGAGTAAGATTATTGAGCTCGTTCAAACAGCCATAGGTGATTATTTCTGTATCCTGCCAATTGCACTACTCACCCAGAAGCGTGCGGCAAGCAATTGCGCTCAATCCGAGCTGGAAAGGACAAAGGGTCGGCGATTCGCGGTCATGCAAGAGCCAGGAGAGAACGAGAAGTTGAACATCGGTCTCATGAAGGAATTGAGCGGTGGCGATCGGATTATGTGTCGTGGTTTGTTCAAGGAGCCCATCGAGTTCAAGCCGCAGTTCAAGATGATCATGACGTGTAACGAGCTTCCCGAAGTGCCAAGTGATGATGGTGGTACTTGGCGCCGTATTCGTGTGATTGAGCATACATCGAAATTCGTGGAGCATCCTGATCCAAAGAAGAAAAATGAGTTCCTCATGGATACCGAGATAGTAGAGAAATTCGAGCGATGGGCGGATACATTTGTGAGCATGTTGATAGACCATCATCGGACAATGGATCCGAAGAATATCAAGGAGCCTACCGAAGTCCGTATTGCAACGGAAGGCTATAAGAAGAACAACGATATAATTGGTCAATATGTGTCGGATAAATTAGTCGCAGATGAAAACAGCAGCGAGCGCGTATTACTGAACAAGGTATACACCGATTTCAAAGCATGGGCATATGATGCGGTACAAAAGGGTAAGAAGATTCCTGATCGGAACCAATTCCGCGCGTACCTGGAGAAGCAATTCGGTGCTTATCCAAGCGACGGCAAAGGTTGGCGTGGTATCAAATATGTTCGTATCGAAACTTCGGATGATGTCGAATAAATAGCGCATCCTTTCTCTTCTTTTTGTGTGTCATCGTGAACCTAAAAAATTGATGTGCAAAAGAATATAAACAATACGTAGAAGGTATCACCATGGATATTCTCAAGGTCATTAGTCACATCCGAGAGATGTTGGAGATGCGGGGGAATGATGTATCATACATCGAAGAACATGCAGAGGCGGTCGCCCTTCCAAGGTACTTTACCGAGTTGATCGAGCTTTCAACTGACAACACAACGGTGTTCTTTTGCTTGACAAAAGAAGTATTAAAGGACTTCATGAAAGAAATGAAAGATGAGAAACCTGATGCTTTGATGGAGAAGTACAACACCAAAAACTTTATCATCGTGGTTTCCGAGCCGCCTTCACCTGCCAGCATGAATACGCTTGTTGCAAAAGACAAAGAGGTCAGCACTCATATTAGCGGTATGCTTCAGGTTTTTCAGATGAAGGAGTTGATGTACAATCCGAGTAAGCACGAACTTGTGCCGAAGCATGAAAAACTCTCGGAGGAGGCCGCCAAGGCGATGATGGAACAGTACATGTTGAAAAGTAAAACACATATCCCTATCATCCATCGGAATGACGTCATGGCTAAATGGCTTGGTCTACGCCATGGCGACATTGTCAAGATAACACGATATAATGAAACATCGGGAGAGTACTTCTATTATCGTTGCTGTATGTGATGTTTTTTCTGTCTATTGTTGTAGAGATTAGATGACAACTGCGATTCAGGGTGATATTATAAACAAGTTGAAAATAATCAAGGACAGCTTTATAGAAGAAAAATTCAGATCCAATCTTGTGTTTACCGGTACCAATAATACTGACTCTACCAGATACTTCACCGATTTAACGACTAAAGTTGTAAACAAAGGCATCCAAGACATCGTTTGTCATACGATGCACTCATACAGCAGATTTGATACAAATTTTGGCAATGACGTTACTGTCGCAAGCAAGACTTTATCAAATGTCAGGACTAGAGATATCAACACAAGTAACGAGTTTACGTTATTAACAAATACCACTTCTATACCCACTGACAAGGAAGTATCCTTGTCTGACTTTATAACTTCTTCAAGCGATCTTGCAAATCGTTTGAACACAATTAGGCGTTTATACGGATTGCTTGATGAGCGCAATTATGCAAAATATCTACAACTGCTTCAAAACCCTTCCGAAAAAGTATCCTTAGTTCTTAACGAATATATCCTCGACTCAAACAAACGCCCTCAGCAATTTATCGTTAAAGCCAGTCAATCAGCGGCGATCGACATGACCAACTTCCAAATTATTAAAGATGATATGCGAAAATTACTTGGTGATACAAATATAATCACAACATCATCTCTATACTCGGAACTTTCCACCGTTGGTACCGATGCAAAAGCATCTCAAGAAATGACTGTTAATCAGGTACAAGTGGCAACTACAACAGCTATGCCTGAGAAAGTGAGTGATTCAATTATTGTCGAATTATCCCCATCTTTGATCTCACCAACACAGACTGAATCATATACAAGGCAAATGAAATTGAAAGATATTGAGCATGAAACAGATGTATTGTATACAGTATCATTTTATGTAAAGATGCGTGCTTCAAATGGCACGGATGCAAAGTGGTGCAATATGGATGTCCATTTAATGGTAAATGATAGGTCTGGTACTCCTGTTAGTACACTTGCAGGTGGTCTAAAATGGGCAGAATCAGTCAACTTCAATGTCACCGATTCATGGCAACGTATAACATTCTATAGATTGGTTAAGCTTCCGAAACAAGCAAAAGGTGAAATAGCTGTACGCTTTGATATTAATCATCAAAAGAAGTATGGTGCTAATAGTCAAGTTGTACATATAACAGGGTTCCAATTTGAAACCAAAGATGTTAAGGATATTACCAAGGACGTAGCATTTACCCCATCGGATCAATACAAGATGCTATCTTTCTCGGATAAAACAAATATTTTTGTAGTTCGTCGATTGTTACTCATGTATGAGCTAATGATATTATATTATGTTGCTACAAAAGTGAAAATATTAGACGGTACAAACCTCAGCTCAGTTCAAACCCTTTTCTATAGTTACATGGATAACATTCGAAAGAAGCAATTTACAGGTGCAGATAACTCTACTTTCTCTAAACTCTCAAGTGATGTAGGGTCATTGCTCACCACATTCCAAGACAATAGTAAGACAATCACCGAACTCGACAATAAAGCAGCCGAATCAAAGGCGATATTGAAAGGCAACATCGATTTACTGGATGGGCAAAAGGCAACATTTGGCAAAACAAAAACGTATGCACTTATTGCTACCATCTTGCTCATTATTATCGCATTGGCATGTCTTACAATTTATATCCTCCCACTTGAAAGACCTCAGAAGCTTCTCGTGGCAGGTATAGTATTTGGCTTTGCCGTTATTGCCACAATCACCTTCAACATAGTCTTCTCAAGTAAGGTTGAACGTTTTACATTACCAAACCCCAGCGCTGCTGGTGCTGGTGCGGATGTAGCCGAAACCGATGCCACGAAAACTGCTGCAACATTAGCATGCCTCACTTATGCTTCTTCTTTCTTAGATGATACAATAAATACTGCTTTGATGCTTCAAACATATATGGGCTATGGTAATGTTAACCACTCGATGCAAAAAGAAATCGGGTTCTATAAAAATGTCACTCAACAACTTGATACTTCCAACTACAAAGTATCTGCTTTGAACAATGTTTACAAGCTACAAGATAACACATATCGCGCACGCATCACCTTCTTCATAACTCTCTGTCTTATCCTTTCAGCAACCATCGGATCTCTCATTGCAACCGCCAATTATCCCGTCTTCCGTCCAATTATCTTGGGTATTTCCGGATTCATACTCCTTATATCAGTGATGTTCTTTATCCTTGATACAGGAAGCCGCGTTCGCACGTCCGGTGAAAAGCTGTATTGGGGAAGGCCAAACATTTCCAATTTGTAAGTACATATTCATGGTAACTTTGAGATGTTCTCATAATACAGCTCACGAGGATTCCTTTCCTTCTCGCTGAGAATGCCTTCATCTACTAGCCAGTTACGAGAGATAATGTTCCATGGGTGTTGCTCATTGATTAAAACAAACATAATGAGATAGTATACTATCAACAATAAAATGGCAAACACTATCTTCCTTGTACTTAGGTAAAACATCCCAAACAATATCAGTGATTGAGTAACGGGATGGGTTATGATTTTTTTCTGGACGGCACTGAAGTTAAATACAAGATGCCGTGCACCGACCTGCGCCAAAAACGCAGCAGCGACACCAAGCATGTCAGGGCTTCCCATTGGATTCATGAAGTTCATTTCTTGCTACTCAAATAAACGATAAAAATCATAATTCTCATGGAGTGCTCAGAATGGGCTTGGTTGCTCTGGATTGAATCCCATATCACTATCATCAAACATGGGATATACCGGTATATCCAAAGGGATGTTGTGCAAAGGCTCGCCCTCTGTATCTATTGTTGCGAGATCATACACTTCAGGATACCCATCATGCCTATCCCCGTTATCGTCTTGCCTTCCGTACGAGCGGTATTCCGATGATATCACAAGGTCATTATGGTCGTCCCAGCCCATGATACGTTTCTTTGCAAGAAGATGGAAGTCGAGTATTAATGATGCGACGATTATCACAAGTAACGATCCAATTACCTTGTCAACCGTTAGGGCATATATAGCAATCAACGATAACACGAGGAACAGCCATGGATGTTCGTATGGAACAAGCATCCATGGTGGGTATGCCGTCTTTGGACTCAAACTGTATAATATAATTATACCCATAAGAATGCCTATCACCACACCTTTCACTGCATCAATCATTTCGCTACCATATATGAAGGTAAAAGAAATATCTCTATAGCTGTTAGAGTATTGTTTATGTATTGCTCACTCCAAGAAGCGTATGATATTCCAAGTTTCGACGGGGCTGCAAAGAAGCGCAAATCTTGTGTAGCGCAAGCCAAGGCGTCCGCCGATGCATACGATCCGTTCTTCCCGGAAAATGGTAAGGGAGAAACTTCAGCGTGGCTCAAGAAGAACAATAATACCATAGAGCACTTTGAATCTTCAAACAAAGAAACTAAATTAACCATGCCAACTTACAAAGGTCAAGCGAATGATTATGACTATTACCGTAAAGAGTATGGCATCGATACACCTAAGCTTAACGAGCCCTTTCAAAACTCTCCATCATCGGCTCCCAAGCCTCCTCCATCCAAATGCCATTCACCTTCACCACTCAGATATGAAATTCCACTGCCCGATGGCGCAAAGGCTCAGTATGACCGGGCTATGAACATCGCACTCATGCAAGAACAAACACAAACCATCCCGCCTGCAAGCGAAATACGAAAGGTGAACATGAAAGACGTAGACGGCTATTACGATGAAGACCTTGAGCTTTACTTACAAACGAAAGATATGAAGGCTGCTCCGCATAACATTCCTATGTCAATCGTTGAAAGGAAAGATCCCAAGACCCAACCATATGACCCATCTTCATCGCCTTTTGCGAACGCGCTTAATCAGTTACAAAATGAAGAGAAACCAGTAGCTCCTCCTTCTCAACCTCAAGTCATTGTCAAATCAGTCAATCCATGGCAAGGTATTTGGGATATATTATTGTTCATATTCATTGGAATACTTGTCATGTTTCTTTGTGAACAATTGTTTAAGATGGCGATGTTGATCGGAATGAAACGTACTATTGAAATTATGGAACCCTATTTGCTCAAGATGCACGCCGGTGATCTAAAATAAACGCAACTTGTTTTGCTTGACCGGTGCATTCAATGTCGGGATGGATTTCTTCAAGGGTTTTATTTCCTCAGGATCCCAAGACACATAAAGGACATACATGTGTGGAGGTGGAAGAAGTTGTACCAGAAATCCAACTTTCCTCAATTGTTCTATTACATACTGCGTACACTGATTTATATCATATAATGGAAGCCCGACAATCATCGAAGGTATCTCATAGAAAGAATTCATGGCTCCATAAGAAGCTACGTTACGAATGCGTTTGTGGCACTTCTCAAGAACATGGTCAAAACAGTATGTCTTATTCGTTTCTTTTTGTTTTCTCATACGGTACAGCTCGTTTAAGGAAATATGTGGACTCATGACTAGTTTCTATATAATTAACCCCATAATATACAATGAATTTACCACACATAACTCATCTAAGTTTGAGCGGTGGTGGCTTATCAGGTTTGTCATACATTGGCGTTATCCGATACCTTCAAACAGAAAACATGACCAATCGTATTAGACATGTATCTGGTACATCTATTGGCTCATTCTTTGCGACGGTTGTAGCTCTCGACATCCCGTACATAAAAGTGGAGGCACTGGTTAAAGAATACCTGGTTAAAGGTATCTCATTCGATAAAAAAAATATCATCAACATCATTCATAGTCTTGGAATTGCTAATGCTGACTTCATGATTGAACCTCTTCGCAAGTACATCCGAGAAACCTATGGCACCGATGATATGACATTCCTGGAACTCTCAAAGCGCACAGGTAAGCACCTTGTAATATGTTCAACGTGCATCGAGCTTGGGCAACCAACATACTTTTCGATAGACTCCACACCCGATGTTGGTATCCTCCAAGCGGTTATGGCGTCCATGGCATTGCCGTTGTTGGTGAAGCCAGTAAAGATAGGGGAATTCCACTACTCAGACGGAGGAACGACAGATAATCATCCTGTTACGTGTTTTGGCGAAGACACAAAAACAATGATTGCTATCAAACTACAATCAAAATTCACCATACCAAGTAATGTAATGTCTTCTCTACCCACATACATATTGTCTTTATTCTATGTATTCCTAAACAATGCGGATAAACAATACACAAACATAAAATGGCATATTGTGTTGGATGAATGTCCTCTAAGTTTCCTTCCTCTTTCGTTCGAAGATGATAAGTTGGTTATTTGTATAACCGAAAAAGCTATAGACGAATCTATTTTATACGGCTACAAAGCAATGTATGAGTGGGTTAAGTGTACCTATTTAGATTGTTCTTCAAGTCGTTGATTGAGCGATCTCCATTGTACTCTTTTGGTTCGCCGTTTACCATAAATTCAATATGTGGGTATCCCTTGACATATTCTGGGACTGTTGTGTTAGACCCATCAATCTTGTTGAAAGTAGCACGTCCAGCCATTTCGGTTGAGAACTTATTCCAGGTAGGGTCAAAGTCTCTGCAATAAGGACATCCGGGAAGGAAATAGTAGTTCACCACAATATTGCTTGACCGTGGTAAGGGATTTGATGCAGATGAGCGGCCAGTCAACACTATAAACCCTTCTTTCTTACTGAGGAATGCGTATGCTACATAGAGTGCAAATAATAACATCATCAATATTGCAATGGATTTCCACAAATGATCCTTGCCACGCCTGCTTTTAATCATTACCTTATTCTACTTTATTCATAAGGAAATTTTCGTCAGGGTCTTGGTAAACAATGTAGTACACTCCCTTGTGAGTCTTTAGGCCTCGGTCATGGGCGTCTTGTATCCAGTCAAGACACATTCTCCTTTGCTCGCAATCCAAACCATACAAGATCAAGAGGTTGTGATGCATCGCAAAGGACTCCAAATCTGATGTAATCTTGTACCATGCACTCATGCTTATGCATAAAATGCGTATGATGCCATTTTCAAACATCCGTAATTTGTTCAAATATAGCGGCCTTTCATCATCAACGTGATCCAATGTCACAACACCTGTCATATGATCGCGTGCCTCCAAATGTGTCGCTATATTCCAACAATCATCATCATCCACAGTAATCAATAAAGTCTTGTATATTGATGTTGACTCGAAGAGCTCATCAATATTTTCGTACATTTTTGCATACTATTATGCGTTTTTCCTTAAACTAATTAAAGCTTTATCCTCTTTCATTTAGATGGACACTGGATTGTTGGTGGTACCAAAAGAGTTATTTGATGACGTTCCTTCCGTTCCATCAAAGCACCTGCTTACAAAGGCTGAATGGTTATACAATACATTCCAATGCTTCCAAGAGACGGACGACGGTCGGCGTCAACATCAACATCGGCAGAAAACTCCAAAGCATGAAAATACTGCGCATATCAAACCGCGAACACGAATAGGACAATGCGAATTATCCAAAGAACATTTTGTTCACAAGGATATTCTCGGTCTTATGAACAAGCTTTCAAAAACAAATAAAGAGCATATCATTCATAAGTTGAAAGCGTCTTATAAACCGGATTTTGCTACTATGTACGTAGATGTTATTTGGGATCTTATGCTCCGTGCCCCTGATTACCAGGATATATATACAGATGTGTTGTTAAATATTTCATGTGAAGCGTGTATTGTGGAAGCTATTGAACATAAATGGAACAACTTCTTTAATTCCAACGACTGGATTCCAAATGAGGATGTTCTATCACATACAGACGAATATGACGATTTTTGTATTTACATGAAATGGAAAAAGAGCACGTTGGCAGCTATCACAGCTACATCCCAACTTACAAAGAAGAGGCTATTAAAGGTAGAGTCAAGCACGAAGCTGAGAGATGCTTTGATAAAGCAATGTAACGCGTCGTTATTCGTGAGTTGCTTCAAAACATTTGATATTCATATAGAGCAATTGTTGACGTTTGTCAAGACCTCACAAACCGTGCATGTCAAGCTTCCTGAACATTGGTACGAGGATCTGGATGCCCTCCCTCCGGCAATACGGTTTAAATTGTATGACATTAAAGACATGATTCATAAGAAATACGAAAGAAACAAGTAGATCGCGGACAAAATAAAATAGCAAAAAGATTTTGTGTCTCCTTACATCCCTACGTAGAGAAAATTGTCTGATCTAGGTATAGAACGATAATATATGGACACATCGAGTAACCTTGGCTACATTGCTTCCTTGGTTGTTGGCTTCATCGGTATTATCCTACTAGTAACCACCTACACCTACATTGACAAACTTGAAAAGATGGGTTGTCCATGCTCTGATCACCCTTACCGTTCTTTCATCAAGAATTATGCCATGTTCATTACCGTTTATATTCTCATCACTATGTTCATTCCACCCAACGTGATTGCCTCATCATTGGGTCCCATGGGTACTTTCATCTACATGATCGTTAAGGTGATCATTAGCATCATCACTTTCATCTTCTTCATCATGGCCATCTTGTACGTGAGGTACCTGATGCGTGAGAAGTGCAAGTGTTCCGAGGACATCCGTCGTGACGTCCTTTACATTTGGTCTATCATTGAGATCGCCCTGCTTGGTATCTTCATCATGATACCCATCTTCATCATGCTCGTAGGTGGTTCTATTGGCGTCGCTCTTGGTGCTGCCAAGGAATTCCACTCATCCGCAAACACTATTCAAGACATTACCGTCAACCCACTGAAGCATGTAAAGAAGATTCCCGGCTCTTTGAAGAGCTCCGTCAAGGCCGCTTCTAAGATTATTCGCCGTCGTTAAGGTCACAATACCCCGCTTGACCCTTGCATAACATGATATCTTCACATCCCGTTATTTTTACGAGTTCGTCACTCAATGGATGACGTTGCAATATGTCCAGGTACGATTCAACGTGATCATCCTCGTTTTGTTCCACATCATCAAGGTTGTACTCATCGGTTCTATCCACAAGAATGTATCCTTCAAGTAGGTCATTATACTTCAAACCGTCGACCGGAGGGAAGTTGTATCGGATTAATAACGCCGAAATATTTTCCCACATCTCAGATGAAATATACTCTATAGCATGATACGGAACGTGCAGAAGAATAACTTCACCTTCTTTGAAAAATAACATCTTTCACATTCATACCGGATTACCAAATACCGCCCATTCATTTTTTATAGTTGAAGCGTACGTTTAGTGGTAGCTGCCGGGCGACGACCCCCACCCCTCTTGCGGGAATTACCAGCCATAAGACCGTTGATATCCGCTGTATCTTCGATGATGGACGTAATCTCTTCGTCAGACACCGACATTGTTTCGTACCGGTTAGCATTTACAGGGGGCATGGCGGAAATACCGGCACTTACGTCATCAATAATATCCTCAACATCGCGCGGTCCCTGCATCCTGGGTTGTTGTTGAGGCATGGGAGTGGGCATGGTGGGACGTCCATTGAAACCACCCAACATGTTCCCAACCATGCTGAATAAACCACCTCCGATTCCACCCGCGGCGGCTGTTGTTGATGGGCTTGTTGCCATGTGATTCACTGCAGCATGTTGGAATTGCTTCATCAGATTAGGATCAGACCGTAGAACCTCTTCAACCCCTGGAACGTTACTTTGTTTAAACATGTTATTCGTCAAATTGAACATGAAAGCGGAACCCGACAAACTCAATAATAGTCGGAGTTCGGGCGCCATCTTCTTTCCGGTTCCGCGGTACTTGTCGTGTAGCTCCTCGAAGATGTCATCATAATCATTGATGTTGTCGTGCACTTGTTCCGACCATCCGTCAAGGTACACGTCGAAAGGGTTAAACTTCACGTTTAGAAACTCCACACCCGTGACAAACGCCATCATCATCTTGCGTTGGAAACGAATGCTTGCATCTACCTCCTTTTCCCGCAAAATGCGATTGTACTCTACCCGCATCTCTTCAATGTCTGATTGAAGGCTGAACTTCTTGGGCAACCTGTATCCCTTTGACTCTAAACGATCCATTTGATACAAGATCTCCTTCTTTTCGTTCACCTCAGCCTCTATCTTGGATCGCTCAGCGGCCATCCGCTGCGCCATTACATCAGGCGAATTAGACCCTGCACCAAACATGGGTCTTTGAGGAGTGTTTGGGATACTGATATCATCATCGTCATCATCGTCACTACTTTGACTTGACTGGCGCGACATATTCATGACATGAACACCGCCACCCGCCTCACTATCGGTACTATACTCTGACTCACTTCCGGATCCACTTGCGCTCCTACTTGACACAGACAATACATCCGAACTTACTTTGCGCTTGTTAATAAGCATATCAGCGCCCAATGAGGGACCAGTCGTGGGGATCCTGTATGGAAACCCGGAAGAGGGGCTTCCATCAATGGAAATCACTTCATCATCATCATCCGATTGTATTGTAATACTGGGATGTAGCATACCTTACTTACACTCCCATACATCTTTTAAATCAATTCATACGCACATGCATGTTCTATTTCATACTTTTGCCTACGTAACCATGCAAGTGCTTGAAGTAAGGCATCCGACATGTCGTCTTTTTTCTTGTAGCTCATGAATATGGATGACAACCTTTCATCCCCTTGGATATACTTTTCAGCCAAACGAATTGCTTTCCATTTGTTCAATTCATATCCCGTTTTGTTTGCATCAGTGCAATCGATGACATATGTATGATCTTTTAACTTACCTGATGCGGATATCATATGAACACGCGATACTCGTCCTTCCCAATGCCGTCTCAGCTGAAAATAACTGTATATCATCATTTGGACAGTCTTCATGGATCCGTTCAAACGCGAAGGTTGATTCTCTACTAAGACGTGGTCTATGTGCGGAAATCCTTTCTCCTCCAACTTATCCGTCAAGGTGTCAAGGTGTGCAAAAAGGCGCAAAGCTAATTCCTCAACCCCAGGAATCTTCTCTTTAGTGGCCGCAAGGGATATGATGTCCCAATAAATGATATCGGCGTTTGCTTCGGTCTTATTGCCATAACGAAGTACACAACATGCCAAGTTTTTGATACCTATGTCAAAGCTAATCACAAGCTTTTTACCTTCTTCCATATTGCTTCTTGTAGCTGCTTTACAATACTAGGAGTGAATCTTCTTAATTCGTTTTGTATGATGAGCTTCCGTAAGTGTTTCCAAAAATCATCATAAACAAATGTTTTATTCAATTCCACTATAGATTTGCACCTGGATGCAATCCACGAGTATGTAGAAGAAAGCGCCGCCATCTCATCATCATGACGCTGCATAGGACAAGCTACACCAATATTGATGAGAGTATACATGAGTTGTTGTATGTCCGGATGGCTCTTGGCTTCATGAGGTATTAAACCAATCAAATCCTCAAACATAGTGTAGCTGTAATCTGGGCAAAGAAGCAATCGGTCTGTTTTGTCTAAATATACAGCGTTGTTGTCTATCACTATCAGCTGATTATTCAGTATGAAGTCTTTTTCTCCCTTGGATAATGGCCTATGTTTAGTGATAGCTCTGCATATTCGCGGATAGATCCTCAGTAATGACTTGCGATAGTTTCCCGAACTGTCCATGCTACAATCATCCCGTGTGAAAATAGGGCGTTGGAACTGAATCCCGTGCGCCTGTTCGACCCATTGGATTTCTTGAAGAGCCCATTGTTTATCGCTTGCCGTAAATATGAAGAAATAAACCTCCGGAAGAAACTTTTGCATGGACTTTAAGAAAGAGGCGAATCCCGGACGTATCATCTTAGATGATGGATGAAACGCTTTGGGTATTTTTTCATTAACACCTTTGGGCTTGAATCCTAGTCGCCGTAATGCGTTTTTAATGTTAAACGCATGAGATTGAAAATCCACTCTTCCGGCGATAGTGCCATCCCAATCAAGTACAAAAACATACGGTAACGGCATATCCTCTTACCATATGTAAGTAAAAAGAAGTTATATCCACATTATAACATATGTTCTAACTGGAACACATAGTGCACGTGGGGTCATCTCGACGACACACGAATACAGGCTCATCTTCCTTCTTTGGAGAACCCCTCTCTCCAGCCAATGTAGCATCAATTGAAAATGCAATAGTCTTTGCCTTGGGACGGGTGCGAAGGTAATACATCGCAGTTTTCAAACCCTTCTTCCAAGAATAGAAGTGCATATTAGAGATTTTATTGAATTCGGGCTCTTCCACAAACAAGTTGAGACTCTGAGTTTGGCACACATACACACCGCGGTCGGCGGCTTGGTCGATGAGAACGCGTTGTTTCAACTCCCATGCTGTCTTATACAGATCACGGATCCATTGTGGGATCTCGGTAAGGTGTTGGATACTTCCATTTCCGATCAAAATGCGGTTTTTGAGATCGGTGCTCCAAATGCCCAAATTCAAAAGATCGCGAATCAGGTATTTGTTGATGATTGTGAATTCTCCAGCCAGCGTGCGCCGTTGATAAATGTTGCTTGTGAACGGCTCCATACATTCGTTATAACCGAGAATTTGTGATGTGCTTGCGGTGGGCATGGGAGCTAGCAAAAGGCTGTTACGCACTCCATATTTCATTACATCTTGCCTCAACGTCTCCCAATCCCATGAACCGAGTGGCGCTTCGTTCCACAAATCAAATTGGAACAATCCATGTTGTGTCGGTGAGCCTTTGAATGTCACATACGCTCCAGTGAATTCGGTGAGCGCTTCCTCCTCGGGAGTCAAATGAAGATGCTTCTTGATCTCGAGTTTACGAGACTCTGAAGTGAACGGGGACGCGAGTTCGTCACGCAACTGTTGTCGTTTCTTTGCAATCAGCATAGATGCCGTCATTGATCCATGATAAATGGTCTCGAAGATTTGTTTATTCAAGTGAGCGGCTTCCTTGCTATCGAAAGGCATGCGCAAAATAGCGTATGTATCAGCTAATCCTTGAACACCAATGCCAATAGGACGATGGCGTAGATTGCTTGTCTCACACTTCTTCGTAGGATAGAAATTCCTATCAATTACTTTGTTCAAGTTCTTGGTGATGATCCCCGCAACCATATGCAGCTTTTCGAAATTGAACATGTTATTCCCGTTATCATCTTTTTCAATAAAAGATGGCAATGCGATACTTGCCAAATTACATACGGCAGTCTCGTCTGGAGAGCTATACTCGAGGATCTCGCTGCATTGTCCAGTCAGGATGCCGTTGAAAATGCCAGCATGGCGGATGTACTCGGTGAAACAGTAGGTGTCATCGCACTCCTTGATATCCTCTACCTTATTAACTTTCACAATATCGTAGTTGTTCTCCGCAGTCACTTCGGATACATCCAAGTGACGAGGATAGAAACCAAGATCTTGAAGGTTCTGCAGCCCTGACTGATCAATTTCCACATAAGATGAGCAGTTTTGGGTGTATGTCTTCGAAAACACCCCCAATGTTTGAAGGAAGAACACCAATGTGCGTGCAAACCAAGCAAATTGAACCTTGATTTGAAGGACTCCATTAGCAACTTTACCACAACCATCAACCAAACCCTCCAACCAATTGATTTTGGTGTATTGGTCATTGTTCATGGGAACGAAGTACTTCGCTTCGATATCGTATTTCAGTGAAATAAAGAATGTGTTAGCCTCCTTCTTGTAGCTTACGTAATCCAAGTGATCGATGATGTTGCGCTTATTACGAGGAAGGTTAATGATCGGGGAGAACGTGTACATCCCCGATGCACAGAAAACTCCATGCGTGTACGGTTCTGCCACCATGCTGTCCGTTGTCTTAACATTCAAAACAGGAAGTGCATGCTTGATAATGCGCATGCCCATTGTGAGATCCTTCGCCTCTACCGTCTTCGTTTGATGTGTTTCGGTATCTCGGATATAGAACTTGTGGTAAGGCGTGCAGCGAAGGTCAAGGCCATTGTCAAAACCGACGCGAAGCAGTTTTTGCATTGTGCCTGTCTGACATACGTTCACATCGCTGAATTCGGATCCATTCCATACACGGACATCACTTCTTTGAGCCAACTCTGAGATAGGGAAGTATCCCTCCTCTGTAAGTACCATCGTTTCGGGAGCTACACATAGGTTGCTGCTCTTGATGGTTCCCAAGTTCTTTTGGTTGCTCTTCAAGTTTGCTGCATCCTTGAACAAGATGTATGGTGTTCCTGTTTCGATTTGAGATTTGATAATAGCCATGAACAATTGTTGTGCTTTTATTGTCCTTCGCGCTTTTCCTTCCCTTTCGTATTGCGCATATAACCGATCGTACTCCTCACCATATACATCCGCAAGTCCTGGACATTCATCTGGACAGAAGAACGACCAATCTTCGTTTGCTTCAACACGACGCATGAAGAGGTCTGGGATCCATGCAGCCGTAAACAGATCCAAGCATCTTTCTTCCATGTTGCCATGGTTCTTGCGAATGTCGATGAACTTTTCGAAATCGGGGTGCGAAGGCTCAAGATACACTGCAATACTACCGTTCCTCTTGCCACCTTGGTTAACGTAACGCGCCGTCGCATTGAACACACGCAACATAGGAATGATGCCAGTGCTCTCACCGTTTGTTCCACGAATATGGCTTCCAGTGGCGCGAATCTGATGGATGTGCAACCCGATGCCTCCTGCGTTCTTGGAGATTTCGGCAACGTCGTTTAACGTGTTGTAAATACCGTTTATAGAATCATTCTCCATCGAAATTAAAAAACAGCTGCTGAGTTGTGGACGAGGGGTACCAGCATTGAACAGTGTTGGTGTCGCATGAGTGAAAAACCTCGTGCTCATGTAGTTGTATGTCTCGATTGCATCCTTGATGTCCCACCCATGAATACCAAGTGCCACACGCATCCACATATGTTGCGGACGCTCTACGACTTTGCCATCCACTTTAATCAAATAGCTACGTTCCAAAGTCTTGAATCCAAAGTAATCGAATCCAAAATCTCTTTCATAATCAATCACCGAATTCAGCTTTTCTTTATAGGCTTGAACGATTTCCCATAGCTCGTTCGAAATACGAGGCGTGTGCTTCTCGTGCACGTCACGTGCATGGAAAAGGATGGACATTGTCTCAGAAAATGATGGAGACGTGTTCTTCTGATGGTTACTCACGATCAAACGAGAAGCAAGCATACCATAGTCAGGATGCTCAGTCACAAGAGAGGCGCACATTTGCGCAGCCAATTCATCAAGCTCGGATGTTTTCACCCCATCATAAATCCGCGTACACACTTTTTGCGCAATGTTGTGTGCATCAACTCCTGTGAGGTCGCCACATTGAAGTTGGATGCGGCGAAGGACTTTGTCGAAAGAAACATCTTCGTAAGTGCCATCTCTTTTAACAACCTTCATCTTATGACTTTGTATGTAGCTTGCTCGGGCTGGTATTGGATACAAAAAGAAGTGTAACTCTTAAATACATTCTACCTTGCTATCAAGTTAAGTAAGTGTGTAGTTGGGGCACACTGCTGTCCATGGGGTTTTGCATTTTTTGGCGTATTCACATCGTATCTTGTTCGGCTTCGACGCGTCGTTTTTAGTGTCATGATAGTTCATATAATCGGGGTACAACATATTACAATTAATATCAGCGGACTTCGCACCAGTTGCACTGTCTGTGCTAATGTTTTGACCATACATTGTAGTTCCCAGATCTAATAGTGTGTTTAAGGTGGCATCTGTGGACGGTGCTGATACATTGACCATAGGGGTTGATGAAACTACTTGTGGAAGAATGTTAGTATCACGTACGCAACGGTACTTCATACGAAAGCGGTCGTTGGAGTTTATAGTATTGAGCACACTCTCTTCGGTCTTCTCTAACTTCCAATAATCAGGGCACTTTATCTTGTCATATTCAAACATCGCAATTGGTGGCGGCTTGGAGGTAAAAAGTGCAATGAGCAAAATAACAACCACGAAAGTCATTCCACCGATGAACGCAATTGTAAATGGCAGCATGGTTTGTGTGATAATGGTCTTACCGTCTTGACTAAACACCGTGAGAATGAACATCACCAGCGCAATTGTGCCGTAAATCACTGACACAACAATTGTGCCTTTGAAATACTTTGCCCGTGATTGTTGGTATACCCTCTCTTGGTCGCTGGAATAGCTCGTCGACATTTGTATACTCTAAGATAACCTTAGAAATTTGTGGTGTTCACATAAAGGAGTGAAGCTCAAGCACTTCAGTGCCTTTCATGGTTGATAATTGTGCTCTTTCTAAAGGCATGGGAAGGGTACTGGCATCTCTTTTATAAACTTCATACTGTTTCAAATTCGTCAGCACCTCGGGCACAACCCAATCTAGTACATACTTATTCAGTTCTCTTACCTGAGCTACAATACTCGTGTTATTATGCTTAGCATGTTGATAATAAATTGATCGCATGACGATCTTCAACTCGGTGTCACTTTGCCTTCCAATAACATGTTTACCATCAGTTTCCACATAGATTCGATAACGGATACCTTGTTGAAGGGCATCGATGTTCTCCGGAGAGAAGAACAAAGCACTTAAATTATTAGGAGCTGTTTGTCCCATTGTAGCTTCTGTCTTGAAACTTGCATTGTTCATGCTTCTTTGTTGAAATTGAGGTATTTCCAAAGAAGGAAGAGGAGACATAAGATCTATGCGACCGTTAGTTGCACGAACATCACTTTGTGTATACGCAGGTGCAAAGTTCTGTTCGTAACGCATTTACACTCTATGATAAGCTAAATACATTATTTTTCCCCGTTTATCTTAGGATGAAATCAGTAGCACAAAGACTAGTGAAGGAAGCTCATATACGCTTATCAAAAGATTGCGATGAGGAAAAAATCTACCAAATCATAGGGGATCATATTGATGCTCTGATCTTCAATGTTGCATCTTTAGCATGCATAGTGGCGTTGTTGTATGATACCAATAAGCTCGAAAAGAAGCACCTAATTCCCGTTCGCAAATACATACAAGACAAATGCCCGAAACGTATGCAAGGTGGTATGTCAATGGCATCCGACTTTTATGGTTACTCCCATCCATCCTACGGCATCAACAACGGAGGAAGCGATCTTCTGCATATAGATTTCAATTCAACCACTCTTCGTCCTCAAATTGGGGGCGGCGGGTTCCTTGAGCTACTTCAAGACAATAAACATGCCATTAAAGCAGTTCGGGACGTGTTTGCACATCACAAAGTAAAAGCATCAAGAGAGACCTTGATCGGGGTTATTGCGATTATGGACGAACATGTAACTTGTCTCGCCAACGATCTGAAACATTATAAAAACTTAACCGATAAGCAACTTGACAAGGTACTCAAACTCAAGCGTCATGCCGTTTTTCAATGATAAAAATTGAAACCATATCAAGATAATCATTGGTATAACGTAACGCAACAAACCAACGTCAAAATGCAGAAGCCTTGGTCAGCCCCTTGCATCTTCACTATTGACGCCAATATCGGCGCTGGCAAAACCACAGTCCTTGAGTATCTCCATAAAACTTTCAAAGTCCCTATTGATCCTGAGCCCGTTCAAAAATGGATGCCGTACTTGGAAGAGATGTACACTCATGATAAAGGCGCATTCGAGTTTCAAGTCAGAGTGTGGTTGGATAGGTGCTGGGTTCAACAACGACCAAACATGTCGCCTATCATAATGGAACGATCCCCGTATTTTCAAAGGAATGTGTTCGTGCCAGTCAACGTTGATAATAAGCGCCTGACACCACATGAGCACCAAATGATCGAAGAAATGTACGCCAAAAGCATGAGTATGTGGTCACCCCAAGGCTACATTTACTTGCGAAGCGATCCTAAGAAATGTCACAACCGAATTGCAAAACGCGCGCGTGATTCCGAAGACGCCATTCCCATTGACTATTTGGAGAGCTTGCACAAATACCACGAAGATGCCTACATGGCAGGGGTGGCTAATGGGTTGCCCATCATTGCTATTGACGTTGAAGGAAAGACAGTAGAATGCATCGCTTATGAGACATGGAAGGCACTACAAGTGCTCGGACTTTCTGTTTAAATGTGCACGACCTTCTAATTCGCAATACTACGATGATACGCCGTCTTATTTTTTGGCATTCGTGAGCAATAAAAAATGAAAGAGATATAAAAGTTATTTTTCTTTAAGGCTATCAGGTTATCCTATAAAATGGCACAAGCAAAGGGCGTTGGTGACAAATACCGTCAACATGACTTGCGCAGTCATATTTATGAGCTTCCCGATACATGGGCGGGTTCATCCGAGCTTACTACCATTGAGACGTTCATCTACAACCCAGATGACAGGAAGATGGTAAAGAAAGACATCACCTACGTCCCTGCGCTTTATAAGTGTTTTGACGAAATTCTCGTCAATGCGCTTGACCAAGCTACTCGCCTGAAAGCGGAACAAGCCAATGGAAAGACAGGGATCAATCATCTGAAAACCATCAAAGTGAAAGTGGATAAAGCGTCAGGTTATGTTGAGGTTTCGAATGATGGTGATGGCATTGAAGTTGAGAAGCATCCCGAGCTTGGTGTTTACATTCCCGAGATGATCTTTGGGCGCCTCCTGACATCGGCCAACTATGACAAGGAAGAGGAGAAGGTCGTGGGTGGCAAGAATGGTGTTGGAGCCAAGCTAACAAACATATTCAGCAAGGAGTTCAAGATTGAGACGGTGGATCATCGTCATGGAAAAATTTATACCCAAAGGTGGTTCGATAATATGAAGGGAAGGGATTCACCCAGCGTCAAGTCGTCATCTAAAACACCATATACCAAGATCACGTTCCTTCCCGATTACGTGCGTTTCGGACTTCCTGGCATGACCGACGATATGTTTGAGCTCATTCGTAAGCGCACGATGGATGCGTGTGCATGTACTGATTCCCATGTGTCGGTGTATTTCAATGACGAAAAGATTCCATACAAGACATTTGAAAGCTATGTCGATCTGTACTTGGGTGCCAAGGATGAACATCCAAGGGTGTATGAGGCATGCAACGAGCGGTGGGAGGTCGTGGCCACCTACAGTGAAACTGCACGTTTTGAACAAGTGTCATTCGTCAACGGTATCAATACCCTGCGTGGTGGCAAGCATGTTGAACAGATCACGAACCAGATTTGTAAGGAGTTGGCTGAGATGGTTAGCAAGAAGAAAAAGAAAGAAGTCAAGCCTCAACACATCCGTGACAACCTAATGGTATTTGTGAAATCGTTGATCGTGAATCCATCGTTTGATAGCCAAAGCAAAGAGACACTCACCACTCAAGTGTCCAAGTTTGGATCAAAATGCGACTTGTCCGACAAGTTTTTCGACAAACTTTACAAAACTGGCATTACCGATAAAGCCGTATCTTTGACCGAATTCCACGAAAACAAGAAACTAGCAAAGACAGATGGCAAGAAGACATCACGTGTGTTGGTTCCCAAGTTGGATGATGCCAACAAGGCGGGTACAAGGGATAGCGCCGACTGTACCCTCATCCTCACTGAGGGATTGTCCGCTAAGACCATGGCGATCGCGGGACTCAGTGTTGTTGGCCGCGATAAGTATGGTGTGTTCCCCCTCAAGGGAAAGATACTCAATGTCAAGGATGCACTGACTGCAAAGATAAGTGCCAACGAAGAAATTGCAAACCTTAAAAAGATCCTTGGATTAGAACAAGGAAAGGAATACTCCGACCTTTCATCACTTCGCTATGGTCGCATTATGATAATGACCGACCAGGACAGTGTAACCGAGGATACTCCCTTGTTGTTGCGTGACCCAATGACCAAGATTATTGACATCCGAACAATTGATGATATAGCTGATGGTGTATGGGATAAACCAGTAAATTGTGAGAAGGAATACAACACAACTCCATTTGAAGTGTGGACTGAGAAGGGTTGGACAAAGATTAAGCACGTTATGCGGCATAAAGTCCAAAAGAAGATATACCGTGTTCTGACTCATAATGGGGTTGTGGATGTTACCGAAGATCACTCCCTCCTTGACAAGAACGCTCAAAAGCTTTCACCGAAGGAATGCAACATTGGCACCGAATTGCTCCATAACTTCCCACGTGCTTACCCTGTATCACCAAGTTCTCTTGTGAAAGAAGACGATGCTTATGACATGGGAAAATGTTGGGGTAAAAAATGTAGTGAGCCCTTCAACGATAACGAAAAATGCAAGAAGGTTCCATTAGATATCTTGAATGCAACTCATGTGGTGAGAGAAGCCTTTTTCAACGGATTTACAGATGGATGTATCAATTTCCAAACAAATGAACACGGTAACTTTATATTTGATGTTGTTGGCAAAATTGGTGCCATGGGTATGTACTACATATGCAAAAGCCTTGGGTATAAGGTATCAATCGACAATCAAGCAAATAAGCCCAAAGCATACACATTAAACATTACCCGAAAGAATGATCAACAACAAGGCAACCCAAATGTCGTAAAGAAGATGTATGACATGGGTACAACCGAAAGATACGTGTATGACCTTGAGACCGACAACCACCACTTCCACGCTGGCGTTGGACAGATGATTGTTCATAACACAGATGGATTCCATATCCGCGGTCTGTTGTTTAATGTTTTCCAATCCTTGTGGCCATCTTTGTACAAGCACGAGGGTTTCCTTGTGAGCATGATGACCCCTATCGTCAAGGCCTTCAATTCATCCACGAAAGAATCTCGTGCTTTCTATAACTTGAGCGACTTTGAGCGTTGGAAGCAGGCAACAGATCAACGTGGGTGGAAGCTGAAATACTACAAGGGATTGGGTACTTCCACGGAAGACGAGGCAAAGGACTACTTCCGTGATATGAATGTCCTAAAATATGTCTATAATGGAAAAGAATCAGACGAAGCGCTTGATCTCGCCTTCAACAAAAAGCGCGCTGATGATCGTAAGGATTGGTTGATGCACTTCAATCGCGATATCGTATTAGACTATGCGAAGAAAGACGTTCCATATGAAGAGTTCGTCCATAAGGAGCTCATCCATTTCAGCAACCGTGATCTGGAAAGGAGCATCAACCACTTATGTGATGGTCTGAAGGAATCCACACGCAAGATCATATTTACGTGTTTGAAGAGGAAAATCTACAACCAAGAAATCCGTGTGGCGCAACTTGCGGGCAGCGTATCCGAGTTGTCGGCGTATCACCACGGTGAAGCGTCTCTTCAGCAAGCCATAGTGGGATTGGCGCAAATTTTCGTTGGTGCCAACAATATTAACTTACTAATGCCTAACGGTCAGTTTGGAACTCGTATTCAGGGAGGTGCGGATGCGGCCTCACCAAGGTACATCCATACGCTATTGTCTCAATTGGCACGCAAGATCTTCCGTGAAGATGATATCCCCGTGTTGAAACATTTGGATGATGATGGTGTGCCTATTGAGCCCGAGTTCTATATTCCTATCATCCCCATGATCCTTGTGAACGGCGGATTGGGTATTGGTACGGGATTCAGCACCAATGTTCCATCCCATAACCCTAATGATATCATCGATCTATGTATGCGTACAATTGCCGCTTTGGATGAGGCTGTAGGCATGATTGAGAATAGTGATGGATTATCACGTGCATATGATGCTGTGTTGAGTGTTCCTCTTCCTGACCTTCAACCATGGTACCTTGGTTTCAAGGGCACTATCATTCCTAACAAAGAGACCAGCTTTGCAAGTAAAGGTGTTTATAGATGGGTCGATGATCAGACTGTGGAAATCACGGAACTTCCCATCGGTATATGGACAGAGGATTACAAAGATTTCCTCACAAGCATGATTGCTGGTGGAAGTAACGTCCTGAAAGACTTTGAGAGTCATTATACCGCAAAGACGGTAAAGTTCATTCTCAAGTTGTACCCTGGTGCCCGAGCAGCCGTCGAGCGCAACTTTGAGACCGAGTTCAAGTTGGTATCTACCAAGAACCTGAGCACCAATAACATTCATTTATACGGTGCCGATGGTGCCATCCGCAAGTACACCACAATATTGGAAGTGTTCAGAGAATGGGTATGCATCCGTATTGCCAAGTATGTTGAAAGAAAGCATCATCAACTTAAGTCTATGGAGCATGAATTCAAGATCGTTTCAGCGAAAGTGCGCTTTATTCAAGACATTATTGATAACAAGATTAAGGTCATGAACAAAAAACAAGCGGAAGTAGAGGAACAACTGCGTGCCCACGGATATCCACAGCTCCATGATGTTTCCGAAGATGGGGACATGGGAACCAAGAGCAATTACTTGTATTTGATCCGAATGCCAATTTACCAACTTACATTTGAAAAGAAACAGGCATTAGAACGTGAGGCGGACAAGCTTAACACACAAATCCGCTCTTTGAAGGCGAAACCTGTTCAACATATTTGGAAAGAAGAGCTTCAGGAACTTCAAACCGCATGGGATGCGCACAAAACAACTATTGATGCAGAGTATGAAGCAGACAAGGCTGGCGCAGCGACTCAAGGTGCCAAGAAGCGAGGTGTTACAAAGAAGAAGGCATAGAATGGATCCCAAATCAACTTCAAAAAATAAATGACTTTCTCTTCTTTTTGTTACTTTATGAACTATTCAGTTAAAAGTTGGTTGTTATCTCTATCATATTGTAGCTCCAAATTCTCCATAAGATCCATAATATCCCGGACGCATCTATAAAATTGTGTTGGTGTTTTATCGATATCAAATTTCAAGAAATTGGACATTATTTGTTGTAGCGTTACTTCACAATTCAGCCTACTTTCAAACCCGGAATCCAATAAATGGCAACATAGTTCATCTTTGTACCTTTTTATCAAGTCTTGGATGGCACTTTTGAAAGACTTGAACATCCAATCACCATTATCGTATATCTTCCAAAGGTTCTTGTCGTATTTCCGAATGTTATGATTCTCAGGAATTTCAGGATTAAAATGAACACATTTGATCATATTTACAATACCGCGTCCATTAAACTCTTGAAGCCTTGCATCTTTGAATATGTTGGTTATATGATCTATTATTTCTTCCCCATAACACCTAATGTTCATGGTGAGATTGTTATTGTTATTTATGATCGTATTGTTGTTAATGGTTCCGTTATTTACATTACACTGATCGTAATTTGTTGTTGTGTTGTTGTTTATAGTCATATCCTTTGCTTGTTGTGGCATAGCAGTAATCATTGTACCAATAGTACCATTGCAGGTTTTCATATGACGACATTTACTTTGTTTACATGTAAATATCTTCATGCATTTATTACACTGGTGGGGAGTTGATACCCCCTTACATGTTGATTGGTGCCTTTGTAAACACCATTGCCTTTGAAACACCTTGTAACAATGGTTACACTTCAAAATTTCATTACCACTTTCGTCGTCTCGAGACTGAATGTTTACTTTTTGTGTTGGCATGTTTACTTTTTGTGCTGCAATGTTTACTTTTTGTGCTAAAATGTTTACTTTTTGTGCTGGAATGTTTACTTTTTGTGTTTGAACATTTTGTGACTGCGTGTGTTTGGAAGCTACATGTCGGTCAAGGTTGTACCGTCTGTTAGTTGTGTAGGAACAATACTCACAACAAAAAATGCTACTCATTCTCTCTAAATTAACATCAGAATAATATCCTTATACCGAGTACTCTCCACACTGGTTACTCATTTACTCACTCATTTACTCAGGAGCAAGAGGCCCCCCCCTCTACCTCAAAAAGAAAAAAAGAAGTATATTGTTTTGGAATATAACGGGTACATATCAATAAGCTACATACATGTAATTGCATATATGGGCTAAAATAATACATAAATGCATTATATGATTACTGTGACCACAACATATATTTCGGTTGGGATACCATTTTTCCGGGATCTTATTTGCATAAAACACCCCACCTATGGAAAGAAATACTATAACCCCTAAAGTAGCAAGGACACGGTATGGCGTTGGTAACATAAAAATCCCAATACCCATTGGGGCATAAATACATCCTGTAATAACCGCGATGCGCATGCTATGGGCATAGTAGTCCATATTGTCAAGTTGTTCATCATCTTGTGCCTTTATCAATTCCCGGAAATGAACAGCTACAAAAAACATGAACGTTGTATACATAAGCGCAAGAGGTAAAGGGAAAGAAACCAACGTTATGGCCAAACATAAAGGGATTGAGCCTATGAATATACCACATACATCATCTTTCCACAGTCTCCAATCATGACCGTAAACAGATGTATGCATATGGTACATTACAGAGTACGGATTGTGGACAAGGCACGAAATGCATATCAACAAAGTTGAAAGTGTCTTTGGCAGAAATGCGAACATGCTTATTGATATTATGCATCCGATAATCATTGTATATATGTTCATTGTCTCTGGGTTCCACATAATCAACGCCCTGAAAAGTGCCATTTGAATGATATCAAAACTTCTCTCTTTAATTAATCTTGAATGCCATCAATTTAAAGATTACAATACTATCATCATCAAATATGTCGGTTCTTCAATTGACCCGTCCAAAGGTGTTGGTGTTGGATGTGGATGGAGTGGTTTTTAACAATAAGCCAAGTCTAAAGAGGGTATCAAACAAGATCGTAAGTTTCGTAGCTGAGGAGCTTAAGATATCGAGGTACGAAGCATCCCTTGTAAACACGACTTTATATAAAAACTATGGCCATACACTGGTCGGGCTCCAAAACGTCTATCTTACCGATAAGACCCTTAACGACTTTACACGTTCTGTGTATGACGACGACACATTGAATTATATGAAAGAGTCGTCTAAGTACGATGAATCCTTGTTTACAAATAGCGTTACAATGCGTTATATTGTGAAAACGTGCAAAAACAATGATATTGACTTGTATTTGTTCTCGAATGCACCCCATGTTTGGTGTAAAACAATCATCGAGTCTATGCACCTTGACAAGCACATAACAGAAGACCAAATCATTTCGTCAGACCATGACATATTTCAAGGTTTGTTGAAACCACATAAAGCAGTCTATGATACTTTCCAAAAGTATGTGTCCCATCAACATCATGATGATTGTTTAGAACTTGTCTATGTAGATGATAGTTTCCAAAACTTAATGCCGGTGATGAGAAACCCTTATTGGAGGCCTATATTTTTCAACAAGGAAGGCGCTTGCATTCGCAACAACCGCATGTATACTATCAGAAATCTAACGGAGATGAACGCATGGCTCTGATATAAAGCTATAATTGGAATGTTTCTCATTCAAGAATGTACATCCGGCACTTACCAGGTAAGACGGATTTATTGGTGGACAAATCGAAGATATCTCCGAATAATGTACTTTTTAACCCTAGTGCAGACAAGCGTTACATATATATTCGCGCCAATGCACATACTATGGTAGATGAGAACAACTACATTCTGATCTACAACGAATTGAACAAAACAATGTACAATATCATGTCGCCGCTAGATATATTAGAGCCGACTGCAAACTTGTTTCGAGGAGTCGAAGATTTGAGGATTGCAGTTTATAATGATCGCGTATGGTTTACAGCAACCAGTACACACGCGAGTCTGCATATGACCAATGAGCTGTTAGTGGGGCACTTCGATAGCGAGCTTACTAAGGTTGAGAGAATGACAACGGTAGATATAGGAAGCCTTCCGGTAAAAAATGTATGCCCTTTCGTGTATCAAGACACGTTTTGTCTCATTGATACGTATCAAAAGAAGATATACCGTGTCGAAGAAGACAAAGACCCAGATTCCGGCGACTTCGTAAAGTTTGTGGCAGTAAAGACCAAAGATCTTACGAGTGCATCCGGTATTCCCAAAAAAGGTTTTCGCGGATCCACAAGCCCGGTACATCTCCATGGCAGCATATGGGGTTTTATCGTTCATGACATCATATTTAATGATAATACCAAGCTCGTGACTCGACTTGCATACTTCCACCATTGGGTCGAGATGGATATGGATCGGGGTGTTATTACCTATTTCTCCACGCCTTTTTGGTGTTCTCATTGGGGTATCGAATATGTTAGTGGTCTCCGTTTTAACAAAGGGGAAGCCGAAAAAGAAATCGAGTTATATGTCGGTGTAAATGACCAATCAGCTGTGAGGTATACGACTACCCTTGCCGACCTCCGGATTGGCAAGTGATTTACAATGTTATTTTTTCTTGTCCTGTTTAAGAATGACAGTCACCGAAACGCCGTATCCAGAGGTTCCTCCTCAAGCACCTCAACCAGTATATGCGAATCACAATTATCCGGTATCTTACAAATATCCGATGGCCAAAAACACACAATATCGTGTGGGTCAAAAAATAAAGGTGGCTTTCTATACCGCTATTTTGTTCGTACTTCTCAGTTACTCGGGTGTATATAGGGTTACCAACAACATAGTAAGTGCATTCTTAAACCAACCTTTCGATGTAGTATCAGAACATGGATGCCCAACAATGAAAGGAGTATTTCTCCATACGATTGCGTTTTTCATCCTTACATTCATACTGCTTAACCAGTTATGATCCAAAAAGGAAGATATTATTTGTATTGTTTTTCTTTTTTCAAGTGAGGTTTTATGCTACATATGCGGAGTGTTGTTTACTTCTTGCCCCCAGTAGTCTTCTTGGCACCGCGCTTGGGAGGCGGTGGTGGTGTGGAATCATCGTCGTCATCCTGGTCATCATCGGAGTCGTCATTGAGAACGACGGTCTTAGGAGGTAGGGGTACATCATCGTCACCGTCATCATCAACCAGAGTTGGCTTGGCCATCGCCAATGCGTCTTCCTCCAACTCCTCATCCTCCTCAAACTTGGAGGCGTGAGCGGCAGAATCGTCTTCATCGTCGCTATCAGCAACGAATGTGAACTTGCTCTTGCGAGGGAGCTGGAACTTGCCCATTAGTACCTTCCATGTGCAACCATACTTGCCACCAGCGAACCAGATGCCTGAAAGCTGGATAACAAGTTGCGCCTTGGCATCCTTGAGATTTGTCATGATGCTCTTGAAGTCAATTTCATTCTCGTCCATATCATATGCATCAAACATAAAGTTCTCACTCTGGTTGTCGTAAGGCAACTTGACCTTGAGAGTCGGAGGGTACCTGCCTGTGATCTTGCCAGTGTCTTTGTCCTTGTCGTACTTGACGAAAGGAGAGAACATCTTATCGGTAAATCCCTTCATGCCATCGAAATCATCACGGAGCCAGGTGAGCCTATTCTCAAAGGCATCATTCTTAATCTTCCGCTCAATCTCCTGCATCTTGTCGTGGAATTGCTTCAGCTTGGGGTTATCATCCATACCACGGAAGGACAGGTTGATATCAAACTTCTTGTTGTTGTTGTCTTGCTTGATCTCCTTGCCATCCTTATCCTTGTAAGTACCGTCACCGATACCGTAAGGAGGAATGCTCATCAAGGGAGTCTGGATGGTGAGCTTGTCGGATCCATAGTTGATATAGACCGTCTTGCTTCCATTGCTGAGAGACTTGACGTCAGAGTACTTGAGCTTGGCAACATTGACGTTCTTGGGCAGTAGAGTGTTGTCAGACATTTTGGAGTCGGTTGGTGGTTACTGAACTGGTATGTCTGGATATGTCAAGGTACGCTTAAGTAGTTTTGGTCGCTTAAGGGATATAGATGCACTACTTCCATAAGGTAAATCAATTTTTATTCTAGACATGATTATAATACGATGTTGGAGACGATCCAAGCGAAGATCCTCGCTGTGAGTACGGTGTTCTTACTCGTCACATCGTGTGTGTATGCGTTTAAAGAAACGGGTGCGATCACTGCGATCATCGGTTTTATTTTCGGTATTCTCACGATATTGGTACTGGTTTTAGATCAAAATTGTGTGGTCATAGGTGGATGTAACATATGGGCGTGGGTGAAGTTCCTTCTAACCGAGCTTGTGATATTATTGCTCATTGTTGACTTCATCCGCACGCTCGCAAAGAAGAAACCGGATGGAAAAACCGATAAATGATACGGATGCATTTACTCTACGTCGGATTGCATCCCTTCCCGATGAGACGATATTTGTTTATAAAGACGAGGATGATAAGGTATTCGCTTTTTCCGCACCAGACCTTTATTACCAAGCCCAAGTGAACGGTCCTATCAATCCGTATACGAGGAAAGAGATACCCCCTCGAGATGTGGAACGATTGCAGCGGCAGATGCGCAAGCTTCCGAAAAAAGACGAAAATTGGTGGACTTCACCGTTGGATGCGTTCAAGTTTGTATTGGATACCGTAGAAACTAAGTACGGAATACATGCGGAGGCGTCGTGGATGATGAATTGGACACCCCGTGAAATCCGTCGCATATTTTATGATTTTCACATATCATGTGATATACCCACAGTACACATGGACACACACTTGATAAATAAGGCGTACAAGAACCGCCATAAAGACAAGCACGAGTGCCAGACTTTGTTAGCAAAGGAGATGTTTCGTTTGATATCGGACTCGTCCGAGCGCTTTCAGAAGTACTTTGTTTGCAATTTGTTTTTCACTTTCTCCATCATATCAAAGGACTTTGAGTTGAACATCCCGACTTGGGTGAAGGTTCATGCTTCTTGCATAAACTTGTAAAAAATTAATCAATAAAATAGTTTTCGCTAATTATTTATGCGGTCTTGATGAAGTGGTTCTTGATGTAACGTTGTAGAACGAAGAAAGAGACCTCCTCATTACCAGTAACGCCCAGAATCTTCTTCAGCTTAGCATCGGGCAGGATGATGCGCTTGTTGTCAGGCTTGTTCAGGTTGTGTTGCTTGACATAGGCATTGATCTTGCGGGTGACGTCGGTACGGGACATCTCGGTACCACGAGGAACCTCCAGGAAATCGCACATCTCATCGGAGATCTTAGTAGGCTTGGCAAAGCCAGAGGGCTGAGTACGGGCATTAGCACGCTTGCGCTCGGTCTTCTCGACCAGCTTCTTCATACGCTCGTACTCCTTGGACAGGGTCTTCAAGGAGACTTGCAGATCCTTGATGGCAGTCGCCAGGACACCAACCTTGCCGACAAGATCGGTCAGAGGAGAAGAAACCTCAACCTCGGGCTCGACGACAGCAGGAGCGGAAACGGCCTCGGGAACCTTCTCAGCGGTCTTAGTCATCTTAGTAGCGGGAGCAGCAACTGGGGCGGAAACTGGCTTCTTGGCAGGCATGATCACTTGATGAATGTAAAGCATGAGTTATCCTTAAATCGTTTTATCCGCCTAAGACCAGGTCTGATGCCATTCCAACAGGCTCAACTAATTTTTTGAAGGGTGGAAATAAAGGCAGACTGTTCCAGTGTGTCTAATGACTCATACGATTGTTTGTCAACTCCTTGCAAACATACATATACATATAAATCTTCATTTTTAGTGATTCCATATCCTTGTAGCGTAATTGGGACGTCGTGAATGTCGGAGAATGGTTGTATTTCCAAACTTATTTGATTCCCGTCCAAAAAAGGTAACGATTTTGATGTTCCGTGTATATATTCGACAAGATTAATCGCTATTGATACGGAAAGATTACCATTCTCATCCATGGTGAAATATGGATGGTCATTTTCAACAAACACGATATCCACTATATGAAACCCTCCATCAGCGGATTCGTACTCGAATTGCATACTTGGATAATGGCCACACGATACCACTTTATGTACCGGCTCTATAACACCTTGTAAGAACAACTGAATTTTCTTTTGCTTGTTAGCATATATCTCTTCCAAGGTAACAGGTACTTTTATTTTGTGTTTTTTTCGTCTGATGTATTTGGAAGCTACATCGACGAAAGAACCCCATACGTTCTTTTTGTTTACAAACTCCTCCATCTTTGCCCAAATATCCTTCCAATACTCCGGACTTTTCGGATAGTTGGTGTCACATGATTGCTGATCCATGAGCACATGATATGCGACTGTAACATTTTTGAAGTACTCTTCTCGTTCTTTCCGTTCTTCCGGTAAGACATCTTGAAGCTTGTCTGGATGATTTTGTCGTGCTAATGTCTTGTACCGTTGTTTGATCTCTTCTTTTGTAGCTGTTTGTGGAAGTCCGAGGACATTATATGGATTCATATAGATAAAATATCTGATTTGGTTCTTTATATCTAGATATAAGATTGTGTTATGATTTACGGTATACTTGTATGAAAAATCCACGTTTATGGTCTTTATTCTGTCAGGCGTTTCCGTCCTTGCTGCATTTGAGCCCATTCCACGACAACCTTGCCAAGTATCTCATAGCAAGTTGGAATGAATGCCCTAATCTGTTGTTTTACAACTCTATTGGATTTCCATTTCAATTGTTTTGGAGCTACATAATGACAAGTAAGTTTGGGAACATGACAAGGAAAGAATGCACGTACAAGAAAGGAGTTGTCTACTACGAAACGCCCTATTGTTTCGAAATAGATTTCCTACATCCAGCGAACACCAAAGCAATGGATGAAATACAAAATCTATTATTGGATATTATCTCATATAATTGCCTTCATTCTGATCGACACATCATTTTATGCTACAATATAGACGCTATAGAGGATATTTATAGTTTCCGTGTTTTGCTAGAACGTTATAGTAAGAATGCAATGTTTGTATGTCATACGAATTCTATCTCTAATGTTGAATGTCCATTGAGAAGCCGATTTCATGAAGTACGTATTCCATTGTTCAGCCAAGGAGCGATTGAAAAGATGATGTCTCATATTGGATCACAGATGCATCCCATCCTAAAATCGTCCAACTGTCGGAACATTTTTAAGGTCATTGTTGTAGCTGACATTTTGGAGAACCAACCACTGATCGACCCATCCCCCTTATGTTTGTACACATATCCGGATTTATATCGTTTCATGACAGACATAAAGCGTCCTACGATAGAAGAAATGAGAGAAATCGCATCCAAGGTGTGTTATCACAATGTTACCATACCCCAATTAGTCCAGGATTTGTTGCACCACGTTCCAAACGACAAAAAAGCCGACTTCATCAGACGGGCATCGGAGACCGAACATGCCCTTGCGAAAACAAATAGAGGTCGGATGCCAATTTATTATGAGTATATATTTCACATCGCTATTTATGGAAAACAAATGTGACACAGTATTTAATGAACCTCTTAGCACGTGGGGGATATGCAAACGTCTATCTTGAAGAGTCCGGGAGATTCGTTAAAAAAATACTTCCTAAGTATGTTGACAATCAGTTTATAAACTATAGCTCCATTGTGGATCTGGGCATGCATGTTAGCTTCGCCAACATTCCAGGTATGCCGCATATAGAGTCTTTCACCCTCACAGAGGAAAACATCGAAATAACCATGCCATTTTATGGCCAACCTTTGAACAAAGTGAAGCTTGCAAGAAAAGACATTCCGTTCGTATTCGTGCAATTACTCAATACACTCCTTCATCTTCAAGAAAATGGTATCCAACACACAGACCTAAAACCATGCAATGTGCTTTACAATGACTCTACATGTGAAGTGACACTTATCGACTTTAACATTGTAAGTACCATAATCACTTATAAAGATACATGTCATTGGATGCCTGCTTACGGTACGTGGAACTTTGCATCTCCAGAAATAATATATTCGGGAAAGCCCAGCGATACATCTATGGTTTGGAGCGTTGGTATAATGATATGCTATATGTATCGAAGGTACCCTTTAGCGCACGTATACGACATTGACGAAAAGACGTTAGCTTCACGATCTTACTGGAGGCGAAAAATGCGCGAGCTGAAATACCAATCTCCTGAGCGTTTCCCGATTCCGCACACCCATAGGGACGTGATTCCAGATAAGCTACTGAATATATTGGATAGATGCCTTGTATGGAACCCCAAAGAAAGGATATCTCTATCCGATCTTCAAAAAGAACTTTGCCAATTTTGTTCAATACCCTACACGTACAATGTGAAATGTTCGGTGCGAGAACTGTATGCATATCCATGTTATTACGATACAGAAAGTAGAGGCGCTCTAATCCAAAAAATGTATGACTTTTGTGACCAAGCGTCATGTTTGTTTACCTTTACACGAACCGTGTTTTTCTTTGATAGGTGTTATATGTATGAAGCTACAATGGAAGACAAAATATTAGCCTGTCATTTCCTTGCATTTTTAATCGCCGGAAATTATGTTTTTGATCGTGTCGTGTATGTGGATAAAGTCAAGTCATTTTGGAATATCGACGATAATAAGCTGGAGCAAGTGAAAGCGATGGTTTGGAAAGTAGCTAGTTACCTTCAATGGGATATTTGGGAGAAGAGTGCCGACGTGTTCTTGGTAGAGGCTGGAATCACAAATGTAATGTCCCTTCTTAGAGAAAAACTTGTTTCTCTGAACCTTCCGTACTCCATGAAATCTATCGTGGGTATTTAAGGATTTCGGTAAGAAAACTAATAAATGTTATCGCTCATTTATCAGCAACTTACTGACATCACACATGTGGTAGACATGTTGAAAGAAAAAAGAGAAGTGTGTATGAATAAAGTATCATACTTACGAGCACTTCAATTATTTTTTGTTACACTCAAACACACATGTAACGAACTTGAAGACATTTACTTCAATTATTCATTAAAACCACAAATATCACTTACCCAGCCAATAGTATTATACTGTGTTTGGTGTATGCACATAATCTATAAGAAAGCATCAATGTGTTAAGAAAGACGAGGTTAGCGCATCCCGCTCTTCTGGATTCATTGATTGTTTGTATACTTTTTCTACGTGCCTCTCTATACACGCCCGTGATGACTTGCGCCAAGCTCCTCGTGTTGTTTTCTTGTACCAATGACATCCATCGTATCGGATGATGTCTTTCAATGAGCAAACAATATCTTCAAACCCCGACCGTTGTGGTTCAGCTACAGTATGGTTTCTCTCATATGTGAATTGTAGCTCAATCCCATTGCTTGTTTGTTTGTAGCCTTCTATTTTTAACTCCCCATTATGCTCGCTATTGTGACAATTTTCACATAACGGAACTAGGTTAGCTGAATCGTGTACTTTGAGTCCATCTTTCACAAAGCCAAACGAAGAAGCATCCTTTTGGTAATTTATATGATGCGTTTCGGTGGCCTTGTGTCCACAAACTTTACATATATTCATTATGACGTTTTTATTATACCTTGACCATCTGTTGTGTATGATATTTTCTGGCACATTTTGAATATGCCGACGTACTTGATGGGCTGTCTGAATGAAATCGGCTGGCATCGCCAAAGATCTACACACCTCCAAACCATAAAGCTCACTTCCATGACCATCTTTCAAAGTTCTGTCATATACAATCTTATTTGTGTTTTCATCTATCTCTATGTGCATATGACAAATGCGGAGGCGAGGTATTTCAGCGACTATCGGGATATCCACAAGCTCATGAAGATGGGTTGCAAACACAAATGGTGCCCTTTTCTCTATCAATGTTTTTATCCCCGCAGCTACAATAGCAGTTGCACTGGTAGATTCCGTTCCGGCACAAAGTTCGTCACCTAAAACAAGGCTCCTTTCATCACAACGTTGCAATATGTTTCGGAGCTCTGCCATTTCAACCGTGAAAGTACTCATACCTCGGTAAATGTTGTCCATGCTCGATATCCTGGTGAAAATGTGGTGAAATGGTTTGAAACACATACTTGTTCCAGCTACGTACATTCCAGCTTGTGCCATGATAATGTTCAATCCTATTGCTTTCATCAAGGAACTCTTCCCGGACGCATTTATTCCATAAAGAAGGAGCCCGTCTCCTGATTGCATGGCAATATCATTCTTAACATATTCTACACTTTGGTTCAATCTCTCAATGATCGGATGTCGTATCCCCTTGATATCAAAGAAAGACGATGACGCGTCATCTCGTTTGACGATAGTAGGTTTACAGTATCCATACTCTATCGCGTTGATTGCGTTATTACATGAAACATCAAGGTTGGCCAAGTAACCAATTACTGTCTCCAACGTCTTTTCATGTTCCAAATAGAAGTCTTCCACATATTGTTTGTATTTTAATGTAGCTTCTCCGCAGATCTTGCGTTGCAAACTTATGATGCTATCGGATGCGGTCTCAATGGATTTGTGTTGAATTCTAACTGTCGAGCTCCCATGACTAAGTGGTTTGGCTGTGAAATCTTTGAGTCGTATGTCCTTTGTTACTTTGGTCTCACCTCCTTTACCAAGGATGGTCTCCCAACGTTTTTTTGTCATTTGTAAGAAATACCCATCACGGTCATTACAATCAACTTTGCATATACATGAAGGATCTAACCTTGTGATTCCATTGCTAATACTTTCAATAAATTTCAATGCATCGCTTATCGAGTTCGTCCACTCATCTAAGTATGGATGTATATGTGGATGGAAAACATTCCCTTTGATATCATGTATCAAGTACTTACCACACTCATCGAGATCCAATACGTCTTTATAATGATTGATAAGTGTATGTATTTGGCTTTCAATAACATCATTCTGATCAAAGCTACATACATTAAGAGCATGCAGGAGAGATGAATGAAAACTTACCCACTCTAAGGGATGGAGGGTACCTAATTGAAACTTCCGCCGTAGGCGTTCCAGATCACACACTTGCTTCAAGCTCCTTCGAATAGCCAATAGATTGTGGTTGTTTATCAACTGTTCAACGCGTTCATACTTGGCAGTTAATACATCTACGCTCGTTGACGGTTGAAGGAGGTAATCTCGGAATAATCGACTTCCAAATGCTGTGCAACAACGATTGAGAATCTGAATCAATGGTTTTTCATTCGGCAAGGTGCTGAGCACATTGAGTTGGACGGCGCTGTTATATTCCAATGTCATGTACTTTGATGTTTCTATGATGGATGGTTTCGTCAATCTCTGTACTATTAAGTCGTTGTGGTCAAATACGAATTGTAACATAAAAACAAAAGCCAAGCGTGAATTATCCATGCGTTCCAAGCCAACAGTTTCAAGTGGTTGAATCATACATTCATCTTTGTATATTTTTGCAATCATCTCATTTTGAAAGACTACCTTGTTATATTCTTTTGGAAAATCATTCCACTTTTTATGAACAACCCGTGAGCATGGAAAGTCCAAGACATTTGCAATAGTTGTCTTGCTGCCTTCGTCGAGTTTATTTGACGACAGTATGACGACTTCTTTAGGCTGATAACATTGCAATATCCTGAATGCTTCGTCTAAAGCGTAAGCAGGATCGGATGCGGTGGATCCAACTTCGTAACAAAATGTTTTCCCAGTGCTAACATCTACACCCGAAATTCCAACTGACAAAAACGGACTACATGCATGATCCCAGTAGTACACAAGAAGGAAGTTACTGTCTTGAGATGATGGTTGAATGTTCATCGACGGGCTTATAATTTCTGTAACAGCTCTCGTAACATTTGGGGGCGGTGTGACTTGCCGAATCACCACCACTGTATATCCATTGGATACGAGCGTTTGGATGTGTTTTGAAACAGCGTATAATGGAAATCCGGCCATCAATGGATTGGAACGATTGTTTTCCAATATTGTTTTGTTTTTACGAGTGATCGTGAGGTTACACATATCCCCAATAGTGTACATGTCGGCTCCCACATTCTCTGTGTCATTTTGAACACCATAGATCTCAAAGAAATCCCCGACTTGAAGAAGCACCAACGTTTTGTCACCATATTGTGATTGGTATTTACTTGTGTAGTCGATATAGTCGTCGTAAATCATCTTGGCATAGCACAAACTTGTAGCTACATATTCTTAAGTAAATTAAAGGATACATGAAGAAGTAGAACATACTCATGAGTCTCACTGTTTATAGGGAATGGATGATATGCCCTGTTTGTCACGAGAATATAAATTCTATGGATTTCATGGATCACACACTCCATCGGCACCCTTACTTCTTTGTTGTGTGGGCATCATTGAACATGCCAACCATGCTTACTCCTTCCCTTGATGGGGATGATGACGATGATATGACATATGAATATCTTTCAAACCTATGTGATATGATCGGCTATCACAAAGTGGGAGTTACCGACATTAACCAAGTGTCTTTGGTTGTTGACAAAAATCGATTGCAAGAGGAGGATATATGCCCGGTATGTCTTGACAAACTATCGTGTTTGAACGAATGCAGAAAGATAAGCAAATGCCAACATATTTTTTGTAGCGATTGTGTGGAGAAGTGGTTGTCTTCTAACAAGACATGCCCAGTATGTATGCAAAGTGTGGAGGAGGAATGATATTAAGTTATAGTATGCATACTTTTTTCTAATTCGCGAAGAAGCATAACTACGTTGTCATATACTGGACGGATTTCTTTTTTCACACCCATCATTAAAAATTGGAGGTGATCTCTTATTATATTAAAGTGAATGTTTGCATCCATATACTTTATTTTGTCGTTATTTTCATAATGTGTTTCAAGTTCACGACAACGTGTTTTTATTAGGTTCTCTACAGTGGGTTCTATGTTCCGTAAGCGCCACGTGTTGTCTGATTCTTTGACCTTCACACTTTTGTTTCCGTCATAACGTATGGTATGGTTCTCTGGTACATCCGGATTGAAATTTACTTTTTCTATATAGTCACAAACACCTCGTTTCAAGTTCAATAGACATCGTTCTATAAACTCCTTGGATATATGTGAAGTATTTTCAGAACCGAAATTGTTGATGATTATATTCTGGGTGTAATTGTTTTGTGTTTGGATATGTGTTGTAACGTTTCCATTTACCGGGGGAGCTACACAAAGTGTGTTCGAAGATAAGCCTTGACATGTTTTTTGATGACGACTCTTGGATGATTGGCAAGTGAAAACCTTGTGGCATTTAGTACACTCGTATGGATGCCTGATTTGTTTGCATTTATTCCTTGTTACATGCCGCTGCAATGTTGTTTGAGACTTGAAGTTCTTATAGCATTTTATACATTTGAATCCCTCAATATTATGATCGGGTTCAACCATGCTATGATTTCGTACATCGGTGCTATGATTTAGTACATCAGTGCTATGATTTAGTACATCGGTGCTATGATTTAGTACATCGGTGCTATGATTTAGTACATTTATGCTATGATTTAGTACATTTATGCTATGATTTAGTACATCTGGTGATTTTGGGCAATTTTTTGCCATATGTCTTTTGCATTTGTACTTGTCACATAACTTCTTAGAACAGAAGACACAAATGGTCAGGTCGATAGAGCTATCTGTAACAACTTTTTCATGCACTTTTAGGTGACGTGTCAGATTACTCTTAAAATTTGTTGTATAGTCACAAAAAGTACAGGTATGTTTTGCCATTTTTTGGGCAATAAAATGATTTGTTACACTAACTGGAGATATTCTTAAGTGGCAAAAATGCGATTTTCCTTACTGAGTGATCAATGGCAATAAGTGATTTTTAAAAATAATTGTCCTAGAAAAGGGCTAGAGGAAACTAGTACTCTTTATTCTTGGAGGCAAATACAAGAAACACAAGAATCACATAGGCTCGAGTTGAAGCGAATGACATACAAACCATGATTGTAAGGGATATAAACGAACAATGTTTATAAATTGCATATATATGAACACATATCATAGAACTCACCGGGCGAAGGATGTATGGGTAGATGCGGCAACAATGACATACGAGATACGAGAACCCCTCAAGAATCACGAAGACTTTCGGGGTGTCAATATCACTGATACTTCACTCATCAACTCTATCCAAGTCATATCACGCGAAGGATCAATAACATATATTGACCCTACACAACTTGACATAGAAATATGTGCCAAAAAGGTGATATTACAGTTCGATAGTGACAAAATATCTGAGCTCTGTAGAAAGGAGATATTCTGCAAAGGATGGTACTATCCAAGTTGTGAGTGTTGCGTGGAGAGGTTTGAAATGACTCAAGATGAGTTTGATCCGGAAGATGAACAATACAAATTGGAAGAAGTTATTACGCGATACCTTGTGCACATCCCTGACATCCGTTTGACAGTGTCGTATTAGATACAAACTTGTGATATATGTGTAGCTATGCCAGATCTCAATAAGAAGCTACCAAGTACATAGTCAGAGTAAGTATTGTTTGTCCCAGTAATGTTTTCTAAATGGCATCAAGATCGATATCATCCGCATCTGGGATGCCGTCTTCGTCCATAAATACCACATAGTCATGTGACGTACCCACGTCAGTATCCGTCTGATTTATTGCTTTTACGATGCTATCAGACACGGCTCCATTACGTACCAATTTAGATGCCTCTTCGTGGGTGTACTTATGGATAATGTCTACTTTATCATCTTCCCAATCTCGATGAGAAACCAATACCAAGTCATTCTTGTCTATGATAACCTTCCCGGCATATTTGCGCATGGATCCTCTGATCCTCCCTACGCGGAGTTGGCCATCACTGCACAATACCCTAACACGTCCATTTCCAAGCATATCTTGGACAACAGCAAAATCTTGGCCTTCGTCAGGCTCCAAGAGAGTCCTGTTACGGGATTGCTTCGCCCGTTGCTTTGAGTTGCGGATGCGGCTTTGATACATTTTCTACAGTCTGCTGCTCATAGAGTGTAATTAAGTCACTCTAAATTTTTAAATGCTTTTACAACAGTAGATGCTATATAATCGGTTACTGTTCGTGTCTTTGTACATTCTTGTAGATGTTTTATACGTCGCATTCGCTAGTCCTTTTTACATGGAAGTCGTAAAAAAGATACAAAAAGAAGCTACAAAAATGGATGGTTATCGCATTATTTCTGCAATCGCATCATACATGTGTATGGCTATAGGTTGGTTGTTCCTTGTCGCACCTTCCGTGGAACAATCAATCGCATCAGGTATGTGTCCGACCGCGGCCGCTTTACGTTATGGCTTCATCTATGGCTTTGTCCTTTATGGCGTCTTCAATTTTACAAACTACACCATGTTCAAAAACTACACACCAAGCATATTAATGCAAGATATGTTATGGGGAACATCTTGGACTACTGCGGTAACAATATTGTACGGCTTCTATATCCAACGAAAAGTTTAAGCTACAATTCGCGGAGCAACACCCATGGTCATCAACTCCTGCATCAAGAGCTTCATGCTATAAGGAATACGTACTTGAGTAATATCTGCATTGTTTTTGCATTGTGCACATTTGTATATGTTCTTTTCGGGATTGGCTGTGCAAATCAGTCCACACTTTCTACAGATGAATACGCGGTAGTTATCCGAGGTATCCAACATTCGCTCTTTCAAAAAGGTGCTGGCACCGTGTGCCACGATCGCATCGCGCTCCATCTCGCCAAACCTCAAGCCACCGTTTCGTGCACGACCCTCTGCTGGTTGGCGGGTGAGCATCACCACGGGACCGTTGCCACCCCGTACATGAGCTTTGTCTGCGACCATGTGTTTCAATCGCTGGTAATATGTGGGTCCGATGAAGATCTCGGTTTGGATCATCTCTCCAGTGCGACCGTTGTAGAGGATCTCATTACCATAGCGCTCCATACCACTCCTTTCCAGTACTGCAGCAATATCCTCGACGGTGCAATCCGAGAAGGGTGTGCAATCACCTAAGGATCCGATGTGGCATGCTGCTTTCCCCATGATACATTCCATTAACTGACCGATGGTCATACGCGATGGAATAGCATGCGGATTCATGATTAGATCGGGTACAATCCCGCTCTTTGAGAAGGGCATGTCTTGATGGTTATAGGTCATACCGCAAGTTCCTTTTTGAGCTGCGCGGCTTGCCAACTTGTCGCCCACAACAGGCTTCCTATACTTGCGGAGCCTGACCTTTGCAAACTTGTATGCTTCTCCATTCACACCAGTATAATTCATATCCACAAACCCTTCGTCGTTCGATTTCATCACATGGCTCGTATCTCGGGGATGAACGATGCCATGAACTTTATGGGGCATAACTTTGCCAATCAAGATATCACCACCATCAACCGCCGTATTCTTGGGAACAAATCCATCATCTCCAAGCTTTTCGTAATTGTATGGCTTCATATGTGCAGTATTGGCTGGATCAGGCTTACAGAATATCTCTTCCTCACCCGTACTATGATTCTTGCTGCATTGATCACGATACGACTTGAAGTATGTGCTTGTAAACAATCCCCTATCAATTGCTGATTTGTTCACCATGACCGAGTCTTCTTGGTTGAACCCAGTATGGGTCATAATGGCCACTACGGCGTTGATGCCAGAAGGAAGCTCATCCGAATAGGTGTATTTTGACAACTTTGTGCGGATCAAGGGTTTTTGTGGGTAGTTGAGAATGTGAGCCATTGTATCTATTCTCTGGTTGAAGTTACTCATGTAGATACCTACCGCCTGCTTTCCCATAGCACTGTTGCTTACAGTGAAACCACCACCTCCGATGAAACTATGGTTTTCGGATTCCACGGTGATGTCCGAGATCATGCAGTTGCGCACTGGCATGATTTTAGACACGGGTACGAACAAGGATGTGGCTTTGATTTCCACTGTATTCTTCCACTCCTCCCAGGACAACACAGGAAATTCCCAGTCGGCCGCGGCTTTCACATGCATCTGGTATTCTTTGCGAAGCGCAACCTCCATATGCAGCCCTGAGTTGTACCTATACCCAACTTCCTCTTTGGTCATCTCTAAGTCTGTCAACATCATATTGGCTTGTTGAAGCGGGAAACGATTTCCACCGAAGTGGCCTCCAAGGTACTCTACCTTTGTCCGCTTATCGGTGTATGGTATCCACTTAGGAATCCTAGTTACCACATCTGCTTCCAGTGCCACAAGGAGGGTTCGGAACGCAGTGTCATCCGCACCATACTCTTGAAAGCCAAGTAATTGTGCATCTTCATTGAACATCTGCATGTCGACTTCTGAGTTAAACTTGGGAGTGCTTCCTCGCATTTGAACAAAGGCCACCATTCTTGCCAAGATAGGTAAGAAGGGAGATCGGCTAGTGATGGGGAGAATACCATAGCTTGTCAACCGTTCATCAACCCCCGCTAAGCCCGTGCTTGTTAAAATAGTTATATCCGCGATAGTGTTGTCATTAGGAACATAGCTTGGAGTAGGATGAACACCAACCAACGTCCTTTTGTCAAATGCACGAACATCTTGCCATCCGCGGTTTGTCATGAACTTGTGATCTTGTGTAAGGATGATAGAGCGGCCACTAGCAGTGATTACCTTGTACACAGGTTTCTCTGCAGGCCTCACATACTGATGGATCACAGTTGTGGGGGACGTTATCATCGTCTTGGGATTAAAACAAATGACCTTGTCACCAACTCTCACTGTTTTGATTTTCTTCCATGTACCATCCGCCATGTACACGGGCTCTTCTTCGTAAAGGCATTGATAGCAATTTCTGGGAGACTGGTTGTGATCGGAGAATGGGATGTTGGCAGCCAAGACACCATTCATTAAGCTTGGATGGATCTCACAATGCGTGAACTTCGGTGGCAAGGACGTGCCTTTGATGCCCCTCCCGAGATCTGATGGAAACATGGCTACCATGGCATTGTCGATCTCCTCCACATCCATGTACTCCAAGATGCCTTCTTCATCATCATCCAAAGGAGCGATGAACTTTGCAAATGGCTTCCTTTCTGCAAACTCCGCCCACGTCATTCCCTTCTTTTTAAGAAGGTTCATTACACGAAGCTGAGGATGCTTCAGCTCATCGCCCTTCTCCACGATGTGTAGTGGCCGACACATACGACCAGCCTCCGTGTTCACTTGGATACTACCCGTCTTGATATCCCAAATCACAGCGGTCGTGGGAGGGATGACGCCTGACCGTTTCTTCTTTTTTAGAGTTGCATACACGTCCCATGGCTTTACGGTGTAGCCCAAGATATCCCCATTCACAATAACGTGAACTGCATCGATGGATCCCATACAAGAAAGAAAGGTACGAGCTTGGGCATCGGATAAATGGTCTCCGTATTGGAACACTTCAAGTTCGTCTATGATCTCCCTCACGTGCGCACTACTCATATTGATGGTGATATGAGTGCTGAGAGCGAGGTTCTTGACAAGCCCAACTGAAGCGCCTTCGGGAGTCTCGGATGGGCAAATCATGCCGAATTGACTGTTTTCAAGCTTACGGGGCTGGACAAGCTTTCCATTCTTTTCCATCGGTGTGTTGATTCGTCGCAGGTGGGATAAGGTACTCAAATAAGACATCCTGTTCAGCACCTGTGCGACACCTTGACGAATGTTTTGAAAGCTGCCCAGTGTTTTGACTCCCCAATTGCCCGTAGAAAGTGCGTAACGTAACCCAGTATCCAACAAGGTTTGTTTAAAGAACCTGTGAACATTGTTCGGTGTGACAATTTGCATGGGGCTCGCGGTATTTGCGCGCCACAAGTTCAATTCTCGCACGATCAAGTTCCTCATCTCCTTGATCATCTTGCCATAGCATTGTCGGAAAAGGTTGCTGAATAACACACCAGGAGTGTCAATGCGTTTGTGTATGTAGCTATCGCGGTTATCGTATTCTTGGTATCCAAGGTGGATACGCAAGAGCTTGCGAACCATGTAGCCCAAATACAATGCTTTCTTTCGGAACGATTGTCCTACGTGCGGGAGGAAGTCCTGGCGGATAGTGGTCATCAATATCTCTGCTGCTTTGGCGGGTTGATCCAAATATTCGCGGGGAGTACCAGTGGTACCAAGGAGCTTCAAGAGGATTTGGAAAGCGTCGGCTTGCGTATGCACGTCACATGCATCCTCGGCGCACGCGACCAGCTCCATCTTCATCCGCTGATTTCTCTCATCGTCAATATCAAGCAAGATATGATGAATAATATCCTTGTCCGACTCTATGCCGAGAGCACGAAACATAACAAACAAAGGAATCTCCGACCTCAAGAATGAGGTATTCAGGCGGATGATGCGCCCCATGTGATTGGGCTTACCACTCAAATGAAGGCTCGTTGTTTTGGGTGGCAAGAATACGCCATCAGGCATTGAGCGAATCTCGGCGTTCAACCCATCCGCATTGCCATTCGGAGCAAACACGAGTGTGCGATTCTCGCTAATGCGGTCTTGGCTTATGATGACTTTTTCGTTACCGTTGATAATGAAATATCCGCCAGGATCGTAGCGACATTCGTGACCATCCATTTCGCCCAAGGAAGGAATCTGGGTGAGCACACACACCTTGCTCCTGACCATTATAGGAATTTTGCCAATACAAACACCTGGAACAGTGTTCTCATTCCTCTCAATGACACCGTCATCATTGATCACCTCGGTGATGATGTGGACATCCACGTACATATTTGTAGCGTACGTAAGATTGTTCATGCGTGCCAAATGAGGCGTCATTACCATCTGTGTGCCATCTTGCCCGATGAAGATAGGGCGTGCCAAAGAAGGTTGAAGTACATTGATGTAGATTTTATAGGTGTAGTCGTTGAACTCTGGCTTGAAGTTGTGGCACACTTGGATGGAATTGAAACCCTGAATGATTTGGGGAAGCTTCTTATCCAAGAACTCGTTGAAACTATCAATCTGGTGACGCACCAAGGGATTGGAGCAATCCGCTCCTCCACCTTGCATGAAAAAGGTATCGAGAATATCCCAAGTTGGCAGAGTATCCATTTTGTCAAACGTTTCACGAATGTTCTTAAGATTGGCTTTCAATTTTTGAAGTGCATTATCCTTAAATAGTAGACTGTGGCTTGTATGCGGTAACAGAAAAATTTTGCAATGAATGTGTAAGTTGGTATCATGGCCTCGTTTGTGCCAGAGGAAGATGACGCCTCATTTTCTGTTGTTGGCTCGAATTACAATCTTGTGGCCAATTTCTCTTCCACGTTGGACAATGCCTTTATAAAGATGTATGCTACTGATGATTCATTGTTGGGATATTCATTGGGAGTCTCTAATATATCGACCACAACACCTTCCTTTATACTCGGCAAAGTATTAAGTAACACCACGATTCCTTCGAAAGATATCACTTTATGTAACGGTAAGTTCGGAGTGAGTGTGTCGAACGTACCGGAATTCACAGTCGATATTAACGGGGACATCAACATGAACGGTACGTTGTACAATCATAAAATTCCAATGTTATATTTTGCGGCGTCCAATATTGGTATTGGATCAACAACACCGGTTGTTGCTTTAGATGTCGTCGGTGCCATCCGCACAACATCCACGCTTACAGCAAGTAATCTTGAACTTTTGGGTACATCGGTTACATTTGCAGCTGTCAACTCATCTAATATCATTATTAATAATACTCAGTTCGCGGGTCCAGCTTTAACTGTAACTCAGAAAACAGTCGGTGGAAACGGTGTTTTGGCTGAATTCTATGATGTCGATGTGAGCACGTCCGTACCAGTTTTGAAAGTCGGAGATAATGCCAGGGTAGGCATTAACACTACCGCTTCAAGTGAAGCATTAACTGTTGTGGGAAACATATCAAGTACCGGGAGGATTATTTCATCAATTGCCACAGGCACTTCTCCGTTTCAAGTTTCAAGCACAACAACAGTTACAAACTTAAGTGCGGAGTACCTTTCAGGACTTACAGCTAACTACTTTTTGAATGCAACAAACTTAAATACCGGAACCATAAATCAACTAAGATTGCCCAACACCGGGATAGCTGCAGCTACATACGGTAATGCGTCAAATGTTCCGGCATTCACTGTTGATTCTACAGGTAGGTTATCCAATGTAACGCTACAACCTATAAAAATCGCATATACAGATGTATCAGGGATTGCTTCCGTAGCATCAAGTGGGAATTATAACGACCTTTCAAATAAAACATTCGTATTATCTGGATCAAATGCCGTCTTTCAGTCTGGTAACGTTGGCATCGGCTTTGCATCACCTAGTGTCAACCTGCATGTTGCGAGTGCTTCGGGAGATACGCTGATGCGGTTGTCGGGTCCGAATGCAGCAACTAATGTGATTGGAGTAGAAATGGTAGAGCGTGAAAGCCCGTTACTAGGTTCACGTATAGTGTACAATCCACTTGATGAAAGAGTCTATTTTCAAGCTCTCAAAAGCGGAGTTATTGACACCAATGTATCAGTAGATCAAACATCTGGTAATGTTGGTATTGGTACATTGAATGCAAGCTCCAAGCTTCATGTGGTGGGCGACGCATGGTTTTCTGAAACTCTCCGGGCAAGTAACTTGAACGCTGATGATATTCTTTCTGGTACTCTAAGTGCAGCCCGGTTGCCTTCTTCTTCAGTCACGGTAGGAACGTATGGTTTGTCGAATCTAATACCAAGAATCACAGTAGATACATATGGTCGGATAACCAACGCAACCGAATCATCTATAAGCATACTACGTTCATCTATAACTGACTTAGTAGACCCTTGGGTAAAAAACACAGAATCCCATATTTATTATACATTGGGTAACGTTGGTGTTGGCACAACAAGCGCAAATTCGACACTCCATGTGCAAGGCAACACTCTTGTGGCCGGAAACATAACTCCCTCTCAAGATAGTGCATTTGATTTGGGAAGTTCGGGTGCACGATTTAGGGATCTTTTTTTATCCGGAACATCAATCGATCTAGGTGGAACCCGTATTACTGCGGCAAGTAATACGCTCAAGTTTTTGGCACCATCGTCTACACTTTACATGAACACATGGGTTAATGATATGAATGCACAAGGTAATGCATATATAACGGGATCTATTTCTGCAGCTAACCTTGTGGCTTCGGCTTTTACGAACACCACAAACGCGACCAACATTTCAAGTGGAACATTGAGTGCGGAACGTCTTCCAACATCTGGCGTGACCGCTAGTATATACGGTACAAGTACAGAGGTGCCAAGAATTACCGTAGATTCTTATGGACGTATAACGGCCGCTCAAAATCAATCAATAGCTATAAACGTATCAGCTGTAAATGGATTAGCAGCTTCAGCTACAACTGACACTACAATTGCATCTAATATAACCAAAGGAGTATTGAACACAAGTATATTTCCTTCATCAGGAGTGACCCCAAATACATATGGAAAGTCGAATGTCGTACCTGTTATTAATGTTGATATATATGGCCGAATCACTTCCGTAGTTGACACCAACATCTTAATATCCTCAACGGCAGTGACAGGGCTTGCCGGTTCAGCTACAACAGACACTACTAATGCAGCTAATATATCTTCTGGTACCCTCAACGCATCAAGGCTTCCAACATCCGGGGTAACTGCCGGAACATACGGCAGTGCGTCGAGTGTATCCGTGGTAAATGTTGATACAACAGGACGAGTGACCAGTGCATCGTCTCAACAAATAGGGATTGGAGCTACGCAAGTATCCGGCCTTGCAACGGTAGCTACATCAGGAAATTACAATGATCTCACAAATCGTACCTTTGTGCGAAATGGTTCGGAGGCTATCTATAGTTTAGGAAACGTTGGAATCGGCTATGAAAATCCCGCCTATAAGCTAGCTGTGAATGGAAGCATCTACGCAAACGGTACCCTATATGCATCAAACATCAACATCACAGGTGATTTCACTGTCCTCAACACAACAACTTCAAATACTGACCAATTTTTGATCGATAACAATGGTACGGGTCCAGCCTTTCAAACCATACAACGTGGTCCTCAACCCGTTGCCTTTTTCTATGACGATGCAAATATCGCTCTTGCCATTATTGATGGTGGTAATGTAGGTATTGCAACAACAAATCCCGCATATCCGCTGGAAGTCTATGGTACAATGAATGTGAATGGGTCTATATACCAAAACGGTGCACCTCTCATAACAGGTACCAATGCCAATAACATCACAACAGGGACTCTTAATGTATCTCGCTTACCATTGTCCGGCGTCACGGCAAGCACTTATGGTAGCACAAGTGCGGTGCCTGTAATATCTGTTGATGAGTATGGTCGCATCACCTCCGCATCCTCCCAATCCATCGCCATATCAACATCCGCTGTATCTGGACTTGCAGCTTCAGCCACAGTGGATGCAACCAATGCTACCAACATATCATCAGGTACTTTTAATGTAGCTCGCTTACCATCTTCGGGTGTGTTAGCTGGTTCATATGGAAATAGTAATACTATACCGTGTATAAACGTAGACCAATACGGACGAATCACGAGCGTATTGACATCCAACCTTTCCAGTGTAGCTGTGTCAGGTAATTACAATGACCTTTCCAACAAGACGTTCGTTTTAAACAACACAAATGCGGTTTATACTGATGGTAACGTTGGTATTGGTACCAATGCCCCAACAACAAAGCTCGAAGTTAATGGTACCGTCAAGGCTGTTCAATTTGTAGGAGACGGTTCACTATTGACTGGTGTTGTAACTGCTGCTACTGCATCCACACAATGGTCTGACTATGTGGTGGGATCCTCATCCAACATTTATTACACCACTGGAAAAGTAGGTATTGGCACAACGGTACCCAATTACCCGCTCCATGTCGAAGGCGATATATTTGGCACCAATGTAATTACATACTCTGACTTCCGTATGAAGAAAGATGTAGCTACTATTGAGGATGCACTTTCCAAAATAACAAATATAAGAGGTGTTACGTACAGGCTCTTGAATGATGAGAGAACATACATGGGTGTTGTTGCTCAAGAGGTAGAACCCTACATTCCTGAAGTCGTGCAAACGGATGCCAACGGTATGAAGTCCGTTTCTTATGGAAACATTGTAGGTATTTGCATAGAAGCTATCAAAGACTTGAAAAAAATTATTCAAACACAACAAGGCGAGATCGATGCTCTCAAGCTTGCGCTTCAGCCCAACTGACACGGGCTGTGACAGAGTAGGGACTTGTTGCACACACACCGCCAGGATCGAGACAAACAGCTACTAACGTGAGGACATCGGGACCATCTGGGTAAATACTATCGCCACCTTGGATACTATTCCCAAGGTAGCCAAGTCCGCTGACATCATAATTCGTCACGGTACTTGTACGTTTACCAGACGTGTCGTTGACACCACCCGGTACACGGTAGCTGAAAAGTATACTTCCATCTTGTACAGTATCACCTTTGTTGTGCACCACAATCTGGCTCAAGCTTGGTGAACTTGCTGGCTTAAATGTCTTGTTGTCAATAAAACCGTTCAAGATCAACCGGATTTCTGTGTCATTCGTGGTCATAAGATCCACCGACCTCAAACGAAGTTGCATACGATTAACAAGCTCACGTACACCTAAAGGACCGGTAATGGAGGAATCAACAGATGGTGCAATACGGATACTCACTAACGGTATCTGGTTAGGAATGATATCAGTGGCGTCACCGAAAGTAAACGTCAACGGAGACGCAGTGTTTGTATAAGCTTGTAATGGAGCTCTGTCAATGAAGATTAAAGCAATGTTTGGATTTGTATTATCTCTTTGAGGACTTGCAACTGTCTTTGTTCCTACTGCAAGATATGTTCCCTGGGTCACCGAAGTGCCTGGCCTAATATTCTGAACATCCTTCCATTGGTGTCCTGTGGCTCCTGATGTCCTTATATAGTAGGCCGTAACTGACTTTTGTTGGTACGGATCATATACTTGAGTTGGGTACGCACTCACAGTAGGAATGGTACCTTGTATGCTAATTTGATCGCCATTGATGTAGGTCAATAGACTTCCGGACGCCGTAAAAAGATATGCTTTATCATCATCGTAGCGGCCATCCATTATGACGGCTGTTCCCCAATGTAATAGAGGAGGTACCCACGTAGGTACATTTACATTGAAAATTTCATAGCGGGCGGGTAAGTTTCCTGACCGGAAGTATGCTTGGTTAAGTTGGTTGTTATGAATAAACTCGTGAACATATCTCACATCTCCTTTGGTGTCTTTGAAACCGAAACGGATCTTTCCTGCACCATACCAACTATAATCAAGGTAAATCATTTGAATCTTTTTGTTGTTCAGTATATATCCGGTAGGACCGGTTCCGTCGCATTTGTCTATAGACCATGATGATTGTGGTGCTCGTGTGTCGGTTACAACACTTACCAAAACATTTTGTTCGGTCGAACCTCTGTAAGGAGGTTGAATGTAAATAGTATCATTGTCTTGAATATGGACAACACGATATGTTTGTCCGCGTATAACAACATTTTGTTTCACTTGGAGTTGAGATAAGAAAGCGGTATTAGTGTCACTTGTCTTTGTAACTAGTTGACTTCCGAAGGTAACGTTGACTAATCCGGATAGTTGCGTTACGCTATCCCGGCGCACACAATACAACGTCGATCCATCAAATTCAAAAAACATACCATTCTGGTCGTCAAATAGACCCGCTCTTATGCGACTGTTTATCCAAGAAGGTACAGAGAATACTGGGTATCCGGACGCGAACGTCGTGATTGCAGGGGAAGGAAGGGTGTAAGTAAAAGTGTTCACACTTGTAACCGTAACTGTAAAGGTTCCGTTGAATAAACTTTCATTTGCGTTACTGATCGTGACACTGAGTCCGGACGTCAGACGATGTGGCTTGCGTGTGCGTGCTGTAGCGGTTGTACCAGATGCACTTAGATAGTCTATTTCTATGGATGCATTGAAGTTTACTGATAGTGAACATTGGATCCCTTTGCCCGGTTGGTACCTAAAATACTTTCTTGTTTGACGAATAGTTTGTGCATCACCGTTGTTAGATGGTATGAGCTCTATTCCACCATCATGTGCGCGATGTTGAATGTATGCATCTGTAAAAGGATACATGGAAGACGGTACGATAAAAGGTGTGTTAGTTAGGCTCGTAGAGGGTGCTGTATTTAGCCTTATTTTTGTACTATTTTGAACTTCTGCAATTGTTGATTCAAATATAGAGCCAAGTGGGACGGTTTGAATCGCACCACTAACACCAGTAACGTCAATGCGGTCAGCTGATTGATTACCGATGGCAGCTGTGTACGTTTTACATAATGCAATGAGAGTAGATGATTGCACTTGGACATAATATATGACGTTGTTTAGGATATTGGTTGTACCTCCTCCAACATAGCGCACGGGCGTACCATTGGTGAATGTAGTTGTTGCGGACAAACTTAATGTTTTGTTCGAAGTATCTAACGCCGTTATTGTGTAAGACGTGAAAGCAGGAGTTGAGGACACTATCCGGAATTTATCGCCCGGTTTGAAGTATGATAGAAAGTTCACATTGCTTCCAGTGACTATTTGGGAAGATGCTGATATTGAGACAGTTCCAGTTGAAGAAGTCTCTCCAAGTATTGAAGGAAATGTGAAAACATGACTCGTACCGATGTCAATTGAAGACGTAATATTTACCGCTATAGGCGAAGCAGCAATAGCGTCATTGTATGAAGCTGCCAACCGAAAGCTGTTGAGATCATTTCGGATGACATAGTAAGTTTCACCGACTGTGAGTCCTCCTATAGCAGTACCGTTTGTGCTTGTATACACAACGGGTGCCCCAGTGAGTTGTTTGTGATGGTCTGTTGTTACGATTAGGTTCAATCCTTGTATGACACTCGTACTTGGATTGAAAGTTAAGTTGTTTCGTAAGATCTTTGTTGTACTTTGATCGTTGTCGGCTTTTAATACGAAAGAAGTATCCGTCGTAGAGATTATATTATAAAAACTTCCATCTGACGCATCATCCGTTGATGTAAAATAATGATTGAGACCATTTCCCGGTGTAATTGGTAATATGCTTCCTCCGAGCGAACTTCTCAATTGTATGCTCGTACTTTGAGCGTTGGCAATAAAATATGTGTTTCCGTTTGTAAGCCCTCCGATAACATTACCGTCTCCGATTGTATATACTACTTGCATTCCATCATAAAAGTTATGTATACCAATTGTGATGCGATCGCTTGCTACATTTCCACCATTAAATTTTATTGTTCTCTTTCCGATAGTATTAGCCAATGTGAAGTTAGTACCCACTGAAAAACCATGGGGTACAATTGTGTCGACAGTAATGGAGGATGAATCGGTTTCATCGGTAATCATATGCTTCAAACGGTCACCACTATAACCGGTTCCTTGATATACCATACTGGCAAACAAGTAAGTGGTATTTGCATCAAACAATGACCCTGTTATAGTCTGTGTATACTTTGCACGATACACGAATTGGGTCGTTGATAGAACTTTGGAGACAATATAGTAGCCTTCAGCAGTCACACTCTTCAAACCGGCAATGTATATAGGGGCACCATCTGTAAAACCATGCGCACTTGCGGTAGTTACGTAAATATAATCTGTATCGGCTGTTGTGGTAACATTTGATACAGCGATCGGAGTATCACCAGACCTGCTGAAAAAAAGGGGGATATTATTTACCAAGTTGACTGTTTCCCACTTGATGCTTTGAAGGCCATACTCAAAATCGGTATCTATCAAAGATTCGGGAGTACTTACGCGGAACTTACTGACAGAGTCCGTAAACGTTGAATAATCCAGATCCGACCTTTTTAGTAGGCTTTGGATTAACGTTGTCATCTATCATTCCACTATAAATATTTTTCCTTGCATCATCGCACAATGCCAATGGTATATTTATTGATTGCGTCAATGACGTTATCTTTCCACCCCCCAATAAAATTTTTGTGGTACCCGACTTTTTGAAATACATTTGTTATGTCTTTGTGGATGTACTTGGAGTACACGTCTCCTCCAGGATGTTGATAAGACCATTCAGTCACGTCAATTATATGTGTCTCTCCGGTCATTGGATGTTGGAGAGTAATCCACTTTAATGAAGGCTGATTCTTCTTCAACATTAACAGATCGGATTTGTTGTAAACCTTATAACCACCATATTGAGATGGGAACAGGTCGTGGAGAACTTGAGGAATGATTTCCTCAACGGATTCCAACGCTCCTTCTATCCATCCTTGAATTTTACAGTACGCCTCACCTACAATATAGAAACGTCCCATGATGTGTTGAACTTTGGGCATGACCTGAGACGAATCTATTCCTTTCTTCCACATATGGACACCTGCTGGCCAATAATGTGAATCTAACCATTTTGGTTGAGGTATCGCTGGGATTTCGGGAAAGACCGCATGAAGGTGTTTCAATACCTCTTTTTTAAGATGTTCGCTACCTTTGTCGGCTTGCTTCTTCCAATAGTCAGCATCGTCTGTATCACTATAAGATACCATTGCTAAACCATTGCTTTTATTTATCGGAATAAACTGCCTGATATGGTCATGCGTTGTAGTTTTTGATAGTGCATTGAACCAACTCCTGGTCGGGAATGCTCCGTATATGCGGTGAAGGCTCACTGGGGATACAGAATCCAGGAGGATGCGTTGTTGTTGGGTGAATTGTGAAAGCTGTTCCAAGTCGTTTTTGGGGATTGCGCAAATGACAACCTTTCCAACGTACTTGCGTGGGTATCCCATAGCATCATTTGCATGCACAATAAAAATGTCATTTTTTGTTTCGATGTTTGTAACTCGTGTGGATTTATAAATTGTTGAATATGGTGCAATATGAGCTTCGATACGGTTTACCAACTCACTCAGACCTTCTCTACATGAGAAATACGAAGTGCCTTCTAAGAAATCACGACGGAACATGTCGATAGCGGAAGAAGCGTTGGCCAACTCAAACTCGGCATTATATCCAAATGCGTTTATTAATTCAATGGTATTCGACTTTCCCAGCACACTTTCACAGAAACTGCGGAATGTCATAGTTTGAAGAGTTGTATGAGGAACAGTCCGCGCCTCCTTTATTACTCGTTTCAAGAGGGTCTCCGCTGGTGAAGGATTCCCGTTATATGTATGCTTTTTGGAGTTCGCTACTTCGTGTAATCCATATTGTTTGAGGAGATTTCGCAACAGAATGTGGTTTTTATTAAAGCGCCCGGCACCAGCTTCGTATTGATATGGAGGTTGATATATGGTGTGAATCCTGCCTCCCAATTGCTGGCTTTTTTCGAGAAGCAAAACCGAAAGGCCATTCTCAATGCATTTTTTAGCTGTGTAAAGACCAGATATTCCCCCACCAATTATTACTATATCTGTATTGTATTTCTTCATATTTTTCATCTAGTTCCTATTGTAGAGAAATGATTAAAACTCCTCCTTATGTCTTGATCATAATCCTTATATGTTTATGTATGGGCGTGTACATATTCTTGAAGGTAAAGGAAACCAAAGAGTACTTTGATACTTTACCAATCACCGAAGAAAAGGTGATTAAGATATACGATGATATTCTGAAGAGGCAACCTACTTCTACCGAGCTCATCAACACTACGAGGGATATCAAATCGAACACCATAACATGGGATGGCCTCCGACAAAAGCTTATGGATTCCGATGAGTACGTTAGGATGATTAAGTTGCAATCAAATACATTGGCGCCTGAGTTGGACAAGATGCTTTCGGACGCTCGCATCATTCGAGAGATATCCGCAATTTATCGTGAAGTGCGAAAGAAAGAGATACCAGCTACAATGATATTGCCGTTGAGGGATATCTATATCGCGTTGAACTACAACCCTTTCACCCTGGTAGCCCTTCTAAAAGATAAAAAATACGACAACTTTGAACAAGATATACAACGTGTCGAACAACTTGATAAGGAAGACACCCTGAAGATGTTCAGTAAAACTTTTGATCAACCCAAGTTGGTGGAGAAGTCAGCGGAAATTGCGAAAAGCGAAGAGGCGCATAGAATTGCCGCTCTTGCCGTAACGAATAATAGCCCTGCGACATCTGCTGCCCTGTCATCCACTCCCAATGCTGCAACTACAAGTGCAGCATCCTCTTCTCCCACCGCAAGTACGAGTGCAACAGCCGCAACCGCGGCGTCAAACCCAAACAACTTGACTGTCGCCGAGCAAGCCGCAATAAGAGAAGTGCTTAACGTTCTTGGAGTCTCACCTGGTGAGCGCACCGTTCGCGCGGTGGGAACACGGGATTCAGATATGTCACCAATGGCAAGACAAATACAAGAAAATGCCTCACGAATATTCAATATTCATGATGCCGCCCGTCGTATTGAGCAACCTCATCATGGAAACATGGTGCTCCGCCCAGAGTTCGCATGGAGCGTACCACAAAGACAACCTCCTATTTGCAACTCTTTGGGTCGGAAACCACTTACACAACCACTTCTTTCCAATTCTAAGCTACTTTTGGGAACTGAACTTTCTGAATCTTCAAATACGCAAGTTGGGTCTATCATGCCCAAATTTGAGTACAAAGAGTTTGTAGATGTGCCACTTAAGGGATAAATCATAATTACTATCAAGACGGTATGTACTGATAACAAAAATGACCACACACATACAAATCCACTGTATCAATCAAGTATACTTGCCAGGGTATGATAACGAGCCTTACGATGTTCGTGAAAGAGAAGAAGTGGCTTCGCCTGATAAATTACACACTGCATGCATGCAAGAACTTGATTGCTGGGAGGATATATTGCTTGAAGGTCAGATGTACAAGTGTCTTGATATGAAGAATTTCTTCATTTTGACTCAATCTACGGATATGTTTTCATCCATGAGTGACCTTAACGATGATCCAGAAAGCGTCGGAATGTGGTTGGAACGTTACGCTGATCAATTGTTTGTGGTGTCGTACCCCATCCATGAAAATAATGGGTTACGGTTCTGTCCAGCCATCAATAAGCCATCATTTATTGACGAGTCGGCTCCAGCTATCCCGCAAATAATTGATATGGGGGCATACACTGTTGGATCAGGCATGATACTGCTCATTGCACTTCATAGACTTGGGTTTTTCAATAAAAAGTCCATGATACCAGCACTTGTTAATTTCTTTGACAACCACCCAACCTATCCATGGGATACTCCCATCATAGAAGGCTTTCATCCATTCTTCATCAACCAACAAATACCTCAGATATGTGATCATATACTGATTTACGCGAGCATGGGATGTAAGAAAGCGCATACACATGTGATTGCATTCCTTATGACAATATATCCAGAATATTCATCGGTAGCCGTGATTCCTCAAATATCATTCCGTCATTATACGCGCTTTTATACCAACCATATCTTGGCATGCCTTCCTTATGTAAATCAAGAGCTCACATCCGTCGTTGGCAATATATCACAACTCTGGGAAGCGAGGTTCCACAACACGCTTGACTTTCATATGGACATCTATGGTATATTGATGAATGCATTGCGCTCAAAGCGGTCATGGAAGTGGTGGAGTCAGAAAAATCAAGCTATTTTCAAGGATCTTATACATTCTTTTGCGGACCGCAATGACGCACTCCAAGCCATTCTTACCAGATTATTCTATATGTACAATACTACGCGCAAGAGATGTCATCGCAGGATTCGTGCTCTTTGGAAAGTACTCCTTGAACAAACCGACCCTCATACAATGCATGTTTTTGTCAATAAATATATTGCACTGCTTTTCATCAAGTCAAGAACACCTATTCAAACAACGTGGATTCCTTTTCCACCAGTGGCGTTTTTATTGGACTTCTTGCGAACGTATGAAGACTCTATTGATTTGAGAAGCCCGGTGATCGATGTGCGATCCTTAAATACTGTTATCACTGATGACGCTACTGTTTTTAGTTTGATATCTCGATTTGATAGAAGAAATACCAGCATCGACGTATTTTATTCTATCCTGAAAAAACGAATTTCAAGTCGTTTGTGCACATTGGCATCTATGTCGCATGTTTCAAACGCATGTTGGGATGCCTTGGTTATGTATTTTAAGACCAACACTCGCCTATTATACATTTAGCCCTGCCATACAGCCACACCCGCCACGGCTGCGCCAAGCTGTTTTTGGCCGACCTCCACTCATTTTTGTATCCTTCTTTGCAAACATGATGAAGAGTATAATAATGAATGCAAGAACTACTAACCCAATACCTAGGTACATACATACTTGGCTCTTTTGGTTTGGTGGTTGTTTTTCCTCTTTCTTGTCTTGAGACATTTAAAGCCGAATTTATATACTAGTATAAGGATAGAAATGTTTTCTTTCCCACGACAATTAAGATGGAAATTAATACGGACGTACGCCCGAGAACGACACAAGCTTCCTACAACGTTATGCCTTCATGAACCTCTTGTTCAGGCTGTTTGTTGGAATGATCCATACGCGTTATTAACTATAGCCAATAGCACCAATTTACAATGTGCCACGATTGGTAAGCTTATGTGTGAATTATTTTTTGATCAACAGCTTCGTTCGTTATTTCACTCTTCAGATGTAGTTTCTTTGATGCTTTTGATATACTTTTTCCATGTCAAGACGAAATTAATAAAGTAAAATGAAGAATAATTGTACAACTATATGATAGATGGATTGTGGTCTGCCGTACGAAAAACGTGTGAGTGATATAACAGTGTATGAATGGAAGGATAGCGACAACTACATCACTCACAAATTTAACAATGAAGACGATCCTATTACAATATATGATGATGACACCATTATTCGTGCAATTGTAAAGATTGCCGTAATGCTGAAGAAGAACAGCCTCCCTTACGTTTGGCGTAAGCGCTCGCCATTTTTGTTTACGATAAAAAATACGGGGTGGCAAGGATACAACGCAAACCCGTGGAAATGTCAAAGAGATGGTACCGAAGATGCAAAGCCCACGATAGTTTATGATTTTAACACTTTACTTCATGGCAAGGATTTCACGTTCAACATATTGTTCAAAGAAGATGCACCGGCTTTGATACAAAATGAACATTTTTTCCCCAACCTGGAACGTACGATCCCAACCTTACGCACCCTTCAACAAGAGGATGCTATCCTTGATACTTTAAATGCATATAGTGAACAACAACATAGAGCTCTCCAACGGACATCGGGTCAACCATGTGTGTTCTCGCATTTGGTCTATAACGGTACCCCTTTAGATGTAGTTAAAAAAGATTACTTCTTACAATATTTGTTTGATGGGTTACACAGTTCCTCATTCATCCCTTTCATACAATGGATGGAAGATCCCTCTAAAGTTTTGTATAAAGTACATAAAAAACATACGATACCACCTGCATATTTTGCTCATTGGAGCTCAGTTGACCGTCTTCCAAAGACCGAGTCCGCGTTGACGATGTATAGTCCACTTTTTGCCGGTAAAAGGAATATATACGCCCGTATTTTCTTGGATTTATCCGGATTTGTGTCTGTAACATACCATATAGACGCACGTGAAAAAATAGATATGGATGTAATAAATAAACATAAAATCCAAATTTTTGACATCCTCTCAAAGTACACAGGGATCAAATACAATGTAACACAAGATGGAATATCACTTCGTACTGAGATCATATCAAAAGAAGCTTCACTTAGCTCGTTAGCAGGAATAATAAGCAATATATTCCCATTGTTTCACGTTATCAAATACCAACCCGGAAAGATCGATGTTATATACAAACGCGCAAGCAATTACCAAAATGGTATACAATTGAGTGAGTACATCCATTCTAAGCTCCGCATGGGGATTCCTGTGGCTGAGGTCATAGAATCGTTGACTGAAATGGGTATTCCCCAAGCGGACATTCTCAGCAACTTGGAGACTGCTAATGACATGGAATCCAAGAAAATAGAAACCGGTATGCTTTTACACATTTCAAAACTTAGCTACGGATACAAGGTGCACATCGAGAATGCACCATCGTTAGAAGAAGTTCGAAGAGCTTTGCATTGGTTGAGGGCTTGTATCATTCACATCCAAAAAGTTGCAGAGAAGAAGGCTGCCGTGAAGAAGAAGGTTCCGTCACCCTTGTCTCTTTCATCATCATCACCATCACCACAACCACAACAGAAGAGTAAGTCTTCAACGAAGAGTAATGCATTGGCGGAGTCGATAGGAAGTGATGACCTTGACTTCATAGGTGGCGCTGTAGGCAAAGAGCATCAGCGCTATTTCTTGAACATGTTACAAGAGGCGGACCCCATTCTTTTCAACGATACCGACAACAATTATGCACGGATGTGCCAAGCATCGGCATTTCATCAACCAGTTGTGGTTACAAAAGAAGAAAAGGATAAGCTGATAGAAGAGGGCTATGGTGATGCGATCGATAATATGGTAACGTATGGAAGCGATCCTTCCAATCAAAATGTGTATTTTTGCCCTCGCATTTGGTGCCCAGTTTCAAAGAAACCTATGACCTATCAACAATATATTGACAATAACAAGAAATGTCCAAGTGGGGAGGATCCAAAGCTGATGTATGAACATTCTTATTGGGGTAACAGTCCGGATACCAAGCATTACATCGGCTTCCATAAAAACAAGACATCATCTGGACTATGTTTACCATGTTGTTATGTAAAACCGTTGTCAAAGGCGAAAGAGAAGGAGTGTGTCAATCCAACAGAAGGTGATGCGATACCAGAACCAAATAAGACAAAGAAAACCCGGAAAAATAAGTTGGTTGATAAGTCAAAGTCACCAGAAACACAAGTCATTGAAACACCAAAGGATGATTCGTATCTGATGACTCACGTTGCACCACTTCCTGACGGACGTAGCGGCAACATACCTCAAGTGCTTCATGAAATTGTTCTTCCCCAAGTTACCTATCAAATATGCCATAAATCGCTTTCATCACAAGAATGCCTCGTGCGTCATGGTATATTGCATCAAGGTGATAGCTTGATGAATGCAATCGCATATAGCCTTTCTTTGAAATCTAAGAATGAACTTGTAGCTCTCATCAAATCCAAGTTGGATCCCATTACTTTCTTAGCACTTGAGAACGGCCATATTGTTAGTGCTTTCACTAATCCTCAAGGCATGATCCCTAAAGAACACAAAGGGATGGTAAAAGAAATGTATACCCGCTTGCGCAAGTACCCTGATTATGTGTCCAAGTTCCAGTTGAAAGGCCTTGACAATGACGAGTTCAAGCTATCAAGAGAGCTACAACTATATGATGCATGGCTTAAATTCATGGACTATCTTTCATCAGACGAGCCGAAGAGCCCGTACCATCTTTACATAGTAATGCAATCGTTAGGGTATCTTCTTGTAGTATGGGACAAAGAAGGTACTAATGAGGTCGGTTTGAGGTGTCCTTTGTATTCTTCCGTATCCCAATTGATTCGTAATGTCGAAGAACACCATAAAACGATAATGCTGCTTCACGAAAATGGTGTGTATGAGCCTCTTGAATTGAAGAAACGCAATAGCGAAGGAAAACCCATTATAGAGACGAAGTACACAAGCAAACTGACACACATGTTAAATGCATGTGAAGAGACGAATCACGAAGACCAATATTTTGAATTCCTCAAGACAATTGACATATGGTCACAAAGTCTACTGATGCACCCAAAACCGTTCACGTTTGAAACGGTCATATTGTCTCCTGGATTGAGAATCCACCACATTTTGACGTCCGGTAACATACTTATTACACTCCCAGGAGACGGTTTATCATTGGGATATCTACCAAGGGTTCTTAAAGAGACATCTGCATCACACGTGGCTCACCACGAAGACATCGCCAACACGGTAAAGGAAGTACATGTGATGAGATCAGATTTCTCTCTTTTCGCTCGCAAGCTACAAAGCGTTGGGTTCGGGTTTATTATCGGAAGTGTGCTACCTGGTGCTAATGATTCCGCATATCACCACACAAATTTGACTATTCCACCGATATCCCAGCCACCAATAATATTATTAAGAGGAAACAACGATGCAGATAATGATTTTGCAAAAGAAGAAGCAAACCTTGAGAGCAAATGGCAACAACTTCAGAGAATGATTGGAAAGATGTTCTTGGCGAATTTTGACACGTTGGTAAAACCTACTTTGACAAAGTCACGAGAGGAAAGAATTCAGACCCTGATGAGGACATTCCCTAACTTTCCAAACAAGAAGCGCCTCCAAGTCGCCTTGGAAGAGATGCCATTAGAATATGGCAAAGACGCCCTTGCGAAATGGGTACGATTCATAGGTTATGAGGAAGACAAGCCTTTCTTTGACTCCCGTGTCCACGACAACAATAAACATCATCAATGGCTCTTCTCTCAACAAGCCGTTGAAATTGGTATTCCCTCTTTTGTAAGTGCACCACCAAAAGCCCACGGCATTCGTCCAAAAGACTCGCTCAAAAAGACAAGCATGGAGAAAAAGCCATACACTACCACAACTTTGTCCAATGCGGAGCCACCGTTGCCAGCTATGCTGGATCCAGAGACATGTGTGAAAGGCAGGCTGCCTAGTAAGTGGACTCAAATGCGCCAGTATGAATGGTCAAAGTTCAACATGTTTACCATGCGCGAGTACACCAAACAGAGCGTTCCTCAACTGATTGAGTGGATTGCAAAAAGAATCAATGTTCCCATTTTTTGGGGTGATGTTAAATATGCCACTGCAAAGTTTGTGATTGCATCTCTCTACGATGAGCGTGGCATGCTTCTCTTATTGGAAGACCCAAGCATGAACCACGAATGGGCACAATACATAGGTAAGTCTTATAAGCAACCAAAACAATTATGGGAAAGGGGCTTCCGAAAGATGTCGCGGGAAGATGTGAAGAGATTATGGGATACAATATCCACATCGGGTCGGTTATGGCCTGCTGATGTGGACTTGTACTTAGCTGCACAACTTATGGACACATCTATTCTCGTACTTCATCGCAGTAGGTATGGCGGTGGCAAGCAAGATGGCAAACGTGGTGACTTGGATGACTTGGTCGCGTCGGCATCGCTTTTTACTCGTATTTATACAAAGTCTCATGTGCAATCGCGACCGATGTGCATATTGTATAAAGATACCAATAAAGAATCATCTGTCTATTCTGTTTTAACAGATGAACAAAACATATTTTTGTTTCCATCCCTTAATCATTGCCCTAAAGACATCAGGAACCTAGTTGAGTATTATATCGACACACAAGGGAAACATCCTTTACACGAATGAAACCTTTGTTTGGGGAAGTTTCTTGTGATGTTTATCGGGGACTGTGTATTGGAATGCAAGTTGTTCGTATCCACAAGGATCATTAACTCCCTCCTCTATGATGGGCTCTAGCTCAGCAGTGAGAGGAACCTTCATTTCTTTCTTTGACACTTCGCGTAGAAGTTGAACATACCTTTCTTCATCGAGAATGATCTCGCTATCGCCAGTACCACAAGGTGGCAGTTGTCCAAGCATGATGTTAGCAGAAACGCCATTGATCTTGTCATACTCACTGAAGATACTTGCATTAATCAACATATCTGTGGTCTCCTCAAATGACGACTTAGCAAGAGGACCGACATCCCCACGATTGATACCGTGGCGATCAATCGACATCAACTGTCCACGGTTGGTCATGGTGTCGAGAAGCAGCGACACATGCCTATAGTTCAGTGCGCCTTCGCCAATGACATCCATTATTTCGTTGTAAAGTGCATTGCGAGCGGCCTCAATACCCAATGTATGATAGATTTCCCAAACGTCGTTAGAGCGCGTACGGTATGGGTCGACATTAGGGTTGGCAAAGATTTCTTGGAGATTGGTACCATCGGTATCCAATACCCACTCTGACACCTTGTCAAATGCGCCAGTGTCTTGGTTGTATTGAGACGAGTTCTTCGGATGCATGGATACTTTCTTGATACCCTTCACACCCTTGAGGATAACATTGTGAATCAAGTTGTGCTCGATAGCCTTCAGAGCTGCGACCGCATCCTCAGAGTCGATGTCTTTCAAGCCAGCCTCGGTCACACGCACACGGAAGATTAGCTCGGAAGCATTGTCATCACTGAATGTGCAATCGATGAGGTTTCCATACACATTATGGATCTTGATGTATATATCCAACATGGTAAGACCGAGACGGTACATCTTATCTTTGTTTAGTTTCATACGGAGCAACCATGGAGAGTCACTGCGGCACTTCGTGCTTTCTATCTCGGTGAATGCACGATAAGCCTCCAACATATCATCGTCCGCGGTAATGCCCGACCTCAAACCATCCTCACCAGGTGAATCCCAGAAAATCTCGGTGGTGTCAAGAATATCTACAATACGTGTGATCTCTAACGAGTTCTTCACCTTGATTGCCTTCTCCTTCGTTTCTTGGAAGCGTGCATCAATCACCTTGCCATCCCCATCTTCAACGGGGTTAACAACCGTACCAATGTCGCGTTGGAGGTAGATCATCAAGATCGGTGTCTTAATGTTCTTGCTGACACTCAACAACTCCTTAAAGCGAGGCACACCCGAAGTAGCCTTGACTGCAGCCACCGTACCCGAAGAGTGGAAGGAGTCAAGAACAAGTTGTGTTGAATTCTCACCCATTGTTTGGGCTGCAATGATACCGACCATTTCACCAGCTTGGGCAATTGCTTGCAGGAAATAGCGATGAATCTCGCTCACAACCCAATCGAACACCGCACGGGACATATGGTGTTTGATGATGAGAGGCTTAGGAGATAGATGGAGACGTACGAGGAGGTGAAGGAAGCGGGTACCTTGTTTCTCGTCACCGATCTTGAGCTTGTTGATGAGCTCGTCAATGTTATCAAGAACGTATTTGGGTGTCAAATCGGTCGGAAGACCGTAGGTGCCAGCCGCCTCGCTGCGCATCAATGCACTATTAATGAGGCGCTCAAATGGAATGGGGAATGTGATTTTGTCGATCTTGTCGCCACGGAATACCTTCTCAATCAAGAATTGTCGGTCATCCAACAAGGATTCATAGTGTGCCTCACACCGTTTTAGTGAAGCGGCGCCATCCCTCTGCATTTCTTTCCATGCGGCCTCTGTGAGATGAAGTTGGAAGTTGTCCTCTGGACGAATGTGATAGTTCATGTCCAAGTCAAACATGTTCATTCCGATAGTTGAGATATATTGGTTTTCCATCTTTGTGCCATCCATGCCATCCTCACCGTAAAGGAATTGTACGATCACCCCAGTTGCATTACGGACTGTTTGATCATAGTAAATCTTGCAATCTTCCATGGCCTTCACTAGACGACGTTGGATATACCCAGTCTCACTTGTGTCTCTCAAACACAGACCAGAACTGATCATGAAGTTGTAAGTTCCTGGCACTGTAACATCGTAAACCTTGGGGTGAACTGATACATCTACCGCACGAATGCTTTGGACAGCGTCCATCACCACATCATTTTCCTCGGGGAAGTTGCGATGGGACATCGAACACTTCAAATTCTTGAGACGCTCGTTCTTGAAGTCGATGATGAAGTCAACTTTTGCACGCAGTCGCTCAGCAAAACGGCTACGGATGTTCAATCTGAAGCTTGGAAGGATGTTCGGTGTTCCCAAGTTGTTCGTTTCGACTTGGGACTTGGAGATCTTTCCAAAGGCTCCGAACCTGTTGCACAACAGCGCGATACCATTGATGAGCTTCTCTGATGCACTTGATACGGTGATGTCATTGGAGCCCACATATCCATCTCCCGCAAAGTAGCCGTTCAGAAGTCCGACTATGAACTCTTCTGGTGCGGCGTACGCTTCGTGAGGCACGAACTTGTGTTGTGCTCCGTGACCTACAAACTTGTCCAGAAACCTCGCCAAGATCGTGGAATTGCCCTCAATAGAGCACGTGGTTCCTGTGCTGACCACACAACTGTGTGCATTCTTAATTTCTAAAGGACGGGTTTCCTCCCATGTCTTGATGTTATATTTCTGAAACCACCGTTTCACAAACTCTTTGACCTTGGGATCGCTGTTCGAGATCGACACCTTTCCTGACTTGATGTGGCAACAACCCTCTGCAAGGTACAAGCCAATGAACGTACCGAACTCGTTATCCAAGATGAACCGATCGGGGATAGAGCATACACCACGTTGTGCTGCAAAGTTGTAGATGCAACCTTCTTTTATAGCATCTACATCAGAGCGAACCACGACACGTTGCAATCGCGCTTTACTTGGATACGGTAGGGTGAATTCCTTACCATTGTGTGCATCCCACCAGCCAGGGTGAATGTGTTCACGTCCATCCATGCTCTCCTCCATTATCCGTGAAGCTGTCCAGAAGTCGGAACCGTACAGAAACTCGGTCTTTGGTAGGTACTTGGACACATCCACGTGCTCAAGAGTGATGGGAGGTGCTGGAAGCTTTGATGTCACTGGTACGAACTCGCCAACCTTGATGTCGGTGGTGGGTTTCGGTAGGAATTGTTGCTTATCGGGGTTCCACACTAGCATAGAGTCGTATTGCGTGACAATGACCTTCCTTCCTCCCTGCGTTGTCACCTCATAGAGCTCATTATCGGGGTCATGACGGGTCACGTACTTCATTGGGTTCCACTTCATGTGGCCATTGGAGTCGACATCGGGGATGTATACCATAGTATCAAGTTCTAGAAGCTCAGTGTGTTTCTCCTCCTTGTATTGTACACGGTGTTTGGAACGCTCCATGTGTTGATCAATCCAATCGCCAATAGCCACTACCTTTGGATTGCCGTCCTCAACAATTAGGATCTCGGTCTCGCGGGTTACGCTCTTTACAGCAGTGTCAATAAGGCCTTCGCGTCCTCCCATCGCATGGAAGAATACTTCTTGAGGTGTGAGTCCGCTGATGAAGCTATTTTCCACAAAGCCGCGTGCCTCGGGACCATCATCAAACTTGTTGAAATGTGGAAGGGTACGATCGGTAAAGCCGTAAGCAACACGCTTACCGTCCACGTTTTGTTGGCCAACACAACCGATCATCTGAGACACATTGATATCCTTGCCCTTGGATCCAGACTTCACCATATTTATCATACGGTTTGTGCGCTCGTCAATTTGCTCCAAGCCAATTTTACCAATGTCCTTTGTGGTGTTGTTTAGAATGTTGATGATCTCGCGCTCAAAGAAATCATCATTTTGGAAGATGGAATTGTTCACGAGGTTGCCCTTGCGCACCTCCTCAATTTTCTTGTATGCATTAGCTTTCATGACATGGATGGTCTCCTTGAGTTTTTCCTGTGTGGCTTGGTCAACCACAAGATCACTGATACCCACGCTAAAGCCCGAGCTCATTAGCCACCGACAAACCAGCCTTTGTAGGTTGTCCAAGAAGCGACGGACTTCGAAGGGACCGTAATCATGGAAGAGCACAGGAATGATGCCGCGTGAGATGCTGTGGAACACAGGCTTATCGATCGTGCCAGAAATCAGCTGGCTATCTTTGATAACAACTTTTTCATCTGCCTTGTTCTTCATGTTAATGTAGAACGATGGAGGCAAGATCTGGGAGAACGCTTGCTTTCCAGTATAGTGACGCGACTTCTTGCTTAGATCGGGCATTTCTCCATGAAAATAGCTGTTAACCATTTGCAGGTTCGCCAAAGTCTTGTCATGAATCCTAACCCAATCCTTTGTGAGGCGGAAAGATCCCACCATGGTATCCTGAACAACTTCAATCACAGGCGTACCGTCCCTTGGCGCCAGCACCATGAAAGGAACGGCTGCCAAGTCCATAAGCTCACTCATAGTTTGAGTGCTTTGAGACATAAATGTATTCATCTCATCTCCATCGAACGCATCGATTCCGTCGTACTTTCGCACGCGGGCGGACTATACCTTAAGCCGCATCCGAGTGGCTAGCTCTTCATGTGCGACCGACACCCATCTAGTCTCTGAACCTTCCCCATATCCTGCCATGACGGACGTAGGGGCTTGGCTGCGGATTGCCCAATCTTTGCCATTTTTACCATACCCGTGGTTTTTCTCCACGGCCAGCTGAGCCTTTCGGCACACACCTTGGTAGGCAAAGCTCTTAGGGGGTTCCCGAGCAATTTGAGTGTCTTGCAGTTGACAAGGACTTACTTATTTGTATGACAGTGTTATCTGTCGAAATTTTTGTTGCAAACTCAATAGCGGATTGGTACGCCGATTCAATATCTACAGTCTTTCCACCAAACACATATCTCTTTTTTAATACATCATCACCGTTCATATCTGTATGCTTTACATTCGCGCTCACCAATCGGTTGGAACCCATTGTGTGAATAGTGAGATTTATGGTTTGTACAACACGATCCTTCAACACCTCTTGAGCCTTTTGCACTCGACTATTGTCAAGATGTATCTTTGACACATCTCCGTGCATAATGTTCATGGCGTCTGCACAACACCGTTCTAAAGCTTCATCAAAGGGCTCGTGGATACCTCCATAACGTCTTCGCTGATGTGGTGCATCATGGTAGTGAATATACATATATACAATTTTGTACTCCCCATTTTGCTTGATTGGGTGCACCTCGATCCCTTGAATATTGAAACTTGATAGGGGTTTGAAGTTGTTCTTATGAAGAGCGCTATACATTTGACGAACTTCAATATTTGCAAAGAATGCTGTGAGTGAAGAGCTGACCTTAGAACGGGCAATCTCATTCATGACGTATGGTGCACCGTATAATATATTATATCCGTTTGGATACATTGTGTTGTGGGTATCTATCCAGTGTCGTTCTCTTGTGTCAAGGTCTTCCACATCGCATTCTTCTAAAAGTTCCACTATAAATGCGTTTCGCCCATACCGAACAATGTCTTTGCCCAGAACAGACACGAGTTTCTTGGTAGTACTATGGATATGTTCCTCAAAGCGCTTAAGGTATCCGAAAGGTACAAGTTTGTTCCCAGACCGTCTAAAGCATACAGTTTGTCCGACATACATCTTTTTTGTTTCTGTGTTTGTGATAAGGTAGATATGTCCACGGCGTTCCATTGCAACTTTTTAATGTCCTTGAAGACTACTAGGTAGTTATATCTTAGACCAAGGTTACACTGTTAACCCTTTAAGGTGTCCTTGGCAACCTTAAAAGCAGCTACCTGTTGCGGACTTCTATGGAGAAGATTTAAAATCCGCATTGTATGGATTGGTCACGAGCACATTCAGTCTGAATGTTTGATAGGGCATGACACGGACTTTATGTCCCATCATACTCATTTTGTGGAGCGATGGTTGCCTGTTGAAGAGAACAAAGTCCCCATCACGGCAGTGACGATCGACAATATCGCCGTCCTTGAGATCCGCTGCGATCTTCTCGCGGTCAGGATACTTCAATGTTTTGGTCACCCCAGTTTCCGCAACACGGACATACTTGGCTCCAGGCCACACATCGGGACCATTCTTTACCAATTGCCGCATCTCCTCAATGTTGTACTTGTTGACGATTTCGGGAAAAGTGATGTTCATCGCGATGCGCACGGGTACACCAATCTCATCGATACTAATGTATGGATCGGGGGTAATGACGGAACGAGCCGATTGGTCAACGCGCTTACCATTGAGATTACCGCGAATGCGTCCCTCCTTCTTTTTCAACCTATCGGCAATGCTCTTGAGCTTGCGCCCGTTGCGCTGTTGAGCGGGGGGCAAGCCTGGAATTTGATTGTCCATGAAAGTAGATACATGGTATTGAAGCGCCAGAGTAATGAGCTTGAGATGCTCCTCATTGGCGTTCCCTTTCTCAATGCGTTGTTTTAATTGATTGTTTGTTTTAATGATGTCACTGAGTTTGTGAGTCAAATCATCCTCACGCCTTTGCCCATTTTCTTCAATGATACTCGGCCTTACTGCAGGGGGTGGCACGGGGATGATCGTAAAGATCATGTACTCTGGCTTATTGAATTGAGGATTGAAGCCAAGTGCCTCCATGTCCCTATCGGTAATCCGCTGAAAAATCTTCAATACACGTTCGGGCGTGAACTCCTCGCGCACCGCTGGAATGCCGTTCTCTTCCTTCCAATCGGCAAAGATCTTCAATGCGCCTTCCTTGACATACCGTGGCCGCCGAGCACCACATCCGTTACCGCCATCATCACCACACCGTTTGATACGCGTATTCGCACATAACTTGGTCATAGCCTCCCAACGTTTCTGCATGTTTTTGGTGGCCAACACCTTTTTGCAATCCTCTTTGAAAGTATCCGAACATTCGTATGGTGATACGAGAATCCTCGAACATCTATGACACACGCAATTCAGCAACTTTTTGGCCGTCTCAAAGAACTTTGCATGGAACACAGGCCGTGCCAAGACAATGTGGCCGAAATGTCCTGGGCAGAAAATGTTTTTTTGTTCACACGTGCTGCAATACTTGTTGTGCTCCAATACGCCCATTCGCGGGTCAAATAAGCCTCCTGTAACTGGCTCATTGCGGTCATATGTTTCTGTTTTAGTGACCTCGACAACTGACCTCCTCAATATTTCTTCGGGGCCGAGAACGCTAAATTGGATTCCCCGCACGACATCAATCTCTTGATCATATGAGAGTTCTTTGTAGATTGACATCGCGATGTAAAATGCGCTCTGTTCTGTCTTTAGAACTAGATTTTAAATACCTTTAGTATGACCGTATGGTGTCAATTTTTACTTGACAAGATCTCCGTATCAATAGCGTTTCATCGTATTATTACGGTTTATGTCCTTATATCCCTTTGCCACGCTAAGTGATATAAAAAAGCATTGGGAAGTAAATATAGATGGAAGATACCAATACTATTGAAACACGCTCAAAGAAAAAGAAGAAAATGGAGGTCGCCGTTCAAACTGTCGATCCACCAGAGCTGAGCGAAGGGGAGATATACGATGATGATCCTAATGACCCCGATTATGATCCTGACGAGGACGAAGAAGAGGAGGAATATGAGATAGAAATGATACCCGACCAAAACATGATGTTCGTCCTTGCTCCATTGTTCGCACCTCCCGCTATGTTTCACACCGAGGAAGATCTCGATGAGCAAGAAGAGTTGGAGCCTCCTTGTAAGCGGACGAAATTCATATCATCACTATCACGGGATGAGAAGGAATACTTCTTGAATCTCCCCGAACATGAGAAATGTCGGATCATTAACAAAGATCAACAAGCCCGTCAAGCCATTACTTTGACCACACCGTTGAGATTCAAGATTTTGAATTCTGATATGGATGATAATGCTAAAATGATTATATTGTCAAAGCTGGATCAATTCCAGCGGATGCACGAGGGAAGCGGGGAGTACTTTAAACTCAAGAACTGGCTCAACGCGGCGTGTCGTCTGCCATTGGGAGTTTACAAGAGCTTGCCCGTCGATTATACATATACGCCATCCGAGATCGCCCATTACCTTCAAGGCGTTAGGAAGAGCTTAGACCAGACCGTCTACGGTCACCAAGAAGCGAAAACCAAGGTCATGCAAACCCTGGCGCAATGGATCTCCAACCCTCACTCGAAAGGCAATTGTATCGGCATCCAAGGAGCAATGGGTGTGGGCAAAACCAACTTCATCAAGGAAGGTATTTGCAAAGCCCTCGGCATGCCTTTCGGCTTCGTTGCCCTTGGCGGAGCAAACGATGGCTCCTTTTTGGAGGGTCACGGTTTTACGTATGAAGGATCGACATACGGTAAGATTGCCGAGGTACTTATGAAGACGCAAGTGATGAACCCCATCCTTTTCTTTGATGAACTCGACAAGGTATCTCAAACACGCCGTGGAGACGAGATTATCGGCATTCTCACCCACCTTACAGATAGCAGCCAGAACGAGCGCTTTTCTGATAGGTACTTCGGAGAAATCGATTTGGATCTATCTAAGTCGTTAATCGTGTTTAGCTACAACGATGAAAGTCTCATCAACCCTATTCTCAAAGATAGGATGATTACCATTAATGTCAAGGGATATGACATGAAAGAAAAAACAATAATTGCACGTGATTATCTCCTCCCATCTTTATTCAAGCAATTCGGAATCCAGAAAGGAGACATCATTATATCAGATGATATCATCCGCGAGATCATATCCCGTGTTCCCAAAGAAGAAGGGGTGCGAAACCTAAAACGTGGTATCGAGTCCGTCATTGGCTGGATTAATATGTTGAAGTATCTCCCTGAAAAAGAATCAGTGAAGTTCCCATTATCCGTCAAGCATTGTCATTTGGATAAGTGTCTTAAAAACATAGAGACGGAGTCCGAACCTTTTTTGTCTATGTACACGTGACTTAGCTCAAACGGCACAGATACAGTGTTTTGTCGATCTCGGCTTTCATCTCATCAATTATATTTTGGAACTCTGTCAACTTGGCGAATTGAGTGCTTAGGCTGGTTAGTTTATCCCTCTCAGCTTCAAGGTATTTCTCCAAGGTGGCAACATCGGTTGTAGCTTTGGTTTCTACGACAAACTTCTTAAGCGGTTGTTTCTTCATTCTCCCAAGAAAAGCCTCTACAAAAAGGTCAACCTTCTCACTAAGCGTAGCGTGGAGTTCATCCAAGGCCTTGTGTTTTGCAAAGCTCATCACTGACCAATGGAATAACTTAATTTGTCCGAGTAAGGACATAAAATACTGTATGATTTGATGCTCGTCAGACATTCTGATTTTTTATAAGAAAAATATAGCGACAATGAAGATGAAACTAGTCGTGACCAGTATTCTGGTGGTAATTGCTGTGTCGGTTATATTCTACGTATTTGTAAACCGCGAGTATTTTACCACCAATAGCGAGCCAACCATCACCATATGGAAGAAGGAAAAAACCAGTGACTTTCTTCGGAATGACCGAGATGGTTACGTTCAATTGATGTCTTCCGCCGACCTTACCGCTCGAAAAGCGTCAACCGTCTATGACTACCTTTCTACAATTTCTCGTGAATCTGCATCTGAACCATCCGCCATTGAAACCGCTCTTATTAAAAATGCAATCAAGAAGGTGAATACTTTCCTTCGGAAAAACAAATCCAAACTTCCTCCATATATATCCCCGACCAAGCTTCATGACATCCCTTGGAAAATCGCTCTTACCAAAGGTCGAAAGTATGAAGATGGTATGCCGCACACAAGAGAAAACGTTATTATCATCAATCACTCAAACATAAAGTCAATAGAATTCTCAAATACTTTGCTCCACGAAAAAATACATGTTTATCAACGTATGTACCCAGAAGACGTCGCCCAATGGATGCGCCACAAAGGCTTCGTTATGTGGAAACCCAGATCCCAAGAGCCACTTTCACGTTCGAATCCCGACCTCGATCCGTATATTTACATCGATCCGATATCAAAACAACCAATGTTAGCTACATATACATCCGAAACACCCTCAAGTATATCCGATGTCAAGTTGTCTACGCCGTCCTTTGAGCATCCCTACGAATACTTGGCGTATGAAGTGGCAAGTAAAATGTAGTGTATAAGATTATAGTATTCATGGACACCATCGCCATGGTATTGAAACAAGCCCCGCCCTCCGCCACAACCGATGATGTTGCTGCCGCTCTTGAAGCGTCACATAACGACATTGGAGCCGCGATCGCTTTGCTGTGGAATATTCAGCCACCCAAGGAGAAGCCAAAAGATAAATGGCAAGAGATGCGGGAGATATGCGACGCTTATGAGATCGAAATGCAAAAAGCACTTAAAGGTTCACGATTGTAATTTTACACAAGTGCAAAAATGTCGGCATCACCCTATCTCTTAGAGATCAAAACAGTACAAGCATCTATATTCAAACAAGTTGTGGATGCCCTCAAAGAGATACTCATGGATGTTAATTTAGAATTTGATGATACTGGTATGAAAGTTGTAGCTCTCGACACAACTCATATCGTCCTCGTACATTTGAAGTTGGATTTCGACCGCTTCGAGACATACGCGTGCGAAAAGAAGTTATACGTCGGTATCAATATGTTGAAGCTACATATGTTGATCAAGACGGTTAGTAACAATGATGTACTAACTCTGTTTGTGGAGCGCAATGACCCCAACAACCTTGGAATCCGCATCGAGAATCCCGAGAAGAACTTGAAGACGACTTACAAACTTTCCATGTTGGACATCAACGTCATCAATATCAATATTCCGCCCGCCGATTTCGAGACGATTATTACCATGCCCTCCGTGGACTTCCAAAAGATTATCCGCGATATGCACAACTTGGCCGACTTCATCGAGATAAGCAATGTTGAAAATCAATTAACTTTCAAGTGCAAAGGAGACTTCTGTACTCAAGATACCGTAATTGGAGCCGACAAAAATCAGTCTATTACTATTGTTAAGAACTCCACCAAAAACCATGAGATTATTCAAGGCGTGTACAGTCTCAAATACTTGGCTATGTTTACGAAATGCACCAACTTAAGCAGTACCGTGGAGCTTTTCATCAAGAACTCGTACCCATTGGTTCTTTGCTACAGCGTGGCTAGCCTGGGGTCAATCAAGTTGTGCTTGGCTCAACAAGATTCGTGATCCGTATGAGATTTGAAAAGCACGGAGGTATACGACGGGACTTTCAATACAAAGTTCGCGGGCTCACACCACGTCTTATCGGATATCCAAACACGGATTATACAATAATTCCTTTTCGGTGATATGGATATTCCGCAAACTTTTGTCCAATTTTGGTCACGGTGTTCAACTTTCACCAATGTTTCGCCAACAACGTAAGCTACGAAGTCCTTCCACACTTTGGGAACTTCGGGCTTCATTGCTTTGAACGAGAAACACCCTCCGTTTTTGTTATACGGATCTTCCCATAGTGGCTTGATATGTTCGCGCATGAGGAAAAACATGCCCTTGTTCCATAACCCTTTGAAGGACTCGCATGTTTGCACTACTTCTTCTACAGACGACATGTTACACAAATGATTATAGCTATCTTCGTCCCAATTTTCGTTATAAGGATCGTGAAAATATAGGCTCCAAGAGTCGTTCAAGAATGTCTCCATAGAAGAAGTCATAAACCCACAGTCCTATATAGCTTTATATGACTTTACTATAAGCTGGCAAACTTATTTAAAAGCATACGCTTTTAATAATTCAGTGATCAAATGTTTCGTATCGCAAAAGTAAATGAAGACGCCAAGATTCCCACCCGCGGAAGCAAAGGTGCAGCTGGGTATGATCTATCTTCTATTGAAGAAGTGTCTATTGCGCCAGGAGAGAGGGCGATGATTGACACTGGCATTATTATCGAGGTGCCATCCGACTGTTACGCACGGGTTGCTCCTCGCTCGGGATTGGCGGCAAAGTGCGGCATTGATGTACTGGCGGGAGTCATCGATAGCGACTACAGGGGGAACATCAAAGTCATCCTCCAAAACAACGGCTCAACAAACGTCGATATCTACAAAGGCGATCGTATCGCTCAATTGATTTTTGAAAGGATCTATACCCCTGATATTACGGAAGCCAGTGTGGAGGATCTTGTGGCAACAGAACGCGGGGAGGGTGGCTTTGGAAGCACAGGCACTAATTGAGTGGAGACTCGGTAATATTAATACCGCAATACTTCACGGGCTTGCTCTTGAAGTCTTGTTCTTTGTACACACCTACATTCACTGATTCTTCAAGGAGCCACCTGAAGTTAGTCCAAAACTCTTCAGTGTGACCGATACTTTTTGTCCCGATATGTGCAAGCTCATGAAGGGCTACGAACATCATCGTGTTGAGATCTACCAGCTTATTGGTTTCATCTCTTGATCTCAAACAAAATACGATCTTCTCGCCTTTGTTTACGGAGTAACTCGTATATTGCGCGTGGTTGGAACCTTCGCTTATTTTTTCGGGGCGGAATTTCATCAAGATTTGTTCTGTCCGTGGATCCTCAGGATACATCTTTTGCAAATGACGCGTCAACGTCTCCAAATGTGCGCGGATCTTCGCCAAAAGGTCGGCAGCTTCTTGCTTATCTGGCAAGCTTTGTACAAGGTATTTTTGGTTGTCCACTGTTGAAAGTACATACTCCACTTCTCCCGCCCAATACGTGTCATATACAATCCATACTACAAGAGCACCTAACACCAACAACAAAAGTAAGGAGCCGTCCATCGTAAGAAAACTCTACACAACCACAAGAAAATTTGAAACCTATAATGGTTTAAACGCGTGCAACATCTGGAATATAATTTCATCGTGATATCATGGAATTCCCTCGTCGTGAAGCCCCATCGCTTGACGCTGATGCAACCGACCTTGAGTTTCAACTTTTAGATTGGTACATCCCCGAATCCGACAAGGCCGCACGCGAAATCCAAAAGTCCCAACCATACGTACCGAATGAAGAAGATCCCAAAGAGTATGATATCTTCATGTACGGCGTCACCCATGATGGCCATTCTGTATGTGCGCATGTACATGGATTCCAACCCTACTTTTACGTGAAGCCCCCGCAATCGTGGTGGCACAACATGGGAGACCACCTGACAAACCTTCGTATCACTTTGAAAGAAGGAAAAGTCACAAAAAAGAACTTTCGCACAAAGGAAGATTACGTAACGTACATCATCCCACGAAGGTTGGTGTCTCATCTCGTATCGGTGAAAAAGGAAATGTGCAAAGACTTCTGGGGGTTCACTAATGGCAAGGACTTCCCGTTCATTAAAGTAACGGTCAAGTCGCTCGCTTTGTTCAACATCCTCCAACGCTATTTTAAAGATCGTGTGGGGGAAGGTTTCAAGCTCTATGAGAGCAATATCGACCCGTTTCTTCGTTTCATTCATTCACGGGACATCAAGCCGTGTGGATGGGTACGTCTTAATGCATCGTGCTACGATCTCAAGGAAGAGGACGAGCGCTTCGCCCGTACTTCGTATTCCGTAAGCGTGAAATACGATGATGTCCATGCCATTGATGTAAATAAAATCGCACCTTTGATGATTGCAAGTTTTGATTTGGAATGTACCAGTAGCCACGGCGACTTCCCTGTGCCTGAGAAAAACTATCGAAAGTTGGCGATGGATCTCGTACACGCAGCGCGTGCCATGGGCACAACGGTGGAAGATGAGACCATCTGGAAATGGGTACTTGGAGCTTTCAAAGGGGAAAGCGTCACCGACCAGGGTGTCACAATTCATCAAGTTTTCCCAAAAGATAAAGTCACACAAAAGAGGGCAGCAGATCAATTTGAACGCATATTGGAAAATACGTCTCACTTGGTACGTCAAATCGTGGCGGCCAAGAAAGGACACACTGCGGACGATGATGTGGGGGAGGATGATGACGATGCGCCCGCAGTGATCGTCTCTAGTGCTATTGCTGAGTTGGAAGCGAAACTCACGGATATCCTCACCAAAAACATGCCAAGCTTGAAGGGAGACCCCATCATCCAAATTGGGACAACCGTTCATATCTACGGGAGCGACAAGATTGTTTATAGACACATCGCCACTCTGAACTCGTGCGACGAGATTGCGGATGCCGAGGTCGAATGCTTTGACACCGAAGAAGATCTTATCTGCGGATGGAAAGACTTGATCGTTCGCTTGGATCCTGATATCATTACGGGCTATAACATATTCGGTTTCGATATGGATTATATTTGGAGCCGTGCACGGGAGCTCGGGAAAGAAGAAGAGTTGGCAGTTGGGTTCGGTCGCTTAAATGATCGGCAAACCACCTTGTTGGAACAGAAGCTCTCTTCGTCGGCTCTGGGCGACAATATCCTCAAATATATCGACATGGATGGTGTGGTTGCAATTGACATGTTCAAGGTCATGCAGCGTGACCATAAGCTCGATAGTTACAAACTGGATAACGTGGCAAGTGTGTTCCTCGGTGATCACAAAGAAGACCTAAAGCCAAAAGATATTTTCCAAAAGTTCGGTGGCACGTCTGCAGATAGACGTGATATTGCAACCTACTGTTTGCAAGATTGTGCTTTGTGTAACCGTTTGATGCATAAACTCAAGGTTCTGGAGAACAATGTCGGTATGGGTAACGTTTGCTCCGTGCCGTTGAGTTACCTCTTTATGCGAGGCCAGGGTGTGAAAATCTTTTCATTGGTTGCAAAAGAGTGCCGTGCCAAGAACTACCTCATTCCTGTGCTGAAGGGCTTTAATCCCAATGCGGAAGATGATTCCGATGGGTATGAGGGTGCAATTGTACTAGAGCCGAAGGAAGGTATCTACTTGGAAGATCCTATCACAGTGTTGGATTATTCCTCTCTTTATCCATCTTCTATGATCGCACGGAACTTGTCTCATGATTGCTTCGTCAATGACGACACATACGCAAAATTGGAGGATCAAGGGATCTCATATCTCACGGTGACGTATGATGTGTATGAAGGCGTTGGAGACAAAAAGAGGTGTGTGGGTAAGAAAGAATGTACCTTTGCCCAACTTCCAAATGGAGAGAAGGGTATTATTCCAAGCATCCTTCAGAAGTTATTGACGCAAAGGAAAAATACAAGAAAGAAGATTGAGTATGAACGTGTATACCTGAAGGACGGCCGTGTGGCTCAAGGCGTCGTCACAAAAGAAAACGATGACGGTTCTTTGGAAATGTTGAATGTGGATCACGCGGACTTGGGACGTGGCTTTGGAGGGCACAAGGCAATCATTGAGGCGAGCTTGGTTGACAAGCGCGAGCCTGCCTTCACATCTTTCGAGCAAGCCGTGTTGGATGCATTGCAATTGGCCTTCAAAATTACGGCGAACTCATTGTATGGTCAAATCGGAAGCCGCACCAGCCCCATTTACTGGAAGGACATCGCAGCATGCACCACAGCGACAGGCCGTGAAATGATCATGACGGCCAAGAACTTCGTGGAGGAGAAGTATGGTGCCGAAGTGGTTTACGGTGATAGCGTTGCAGGGGACACTCCACTCTTGATTCGGGATCGAAATGGAATGATTCATGTGAAGACTATTGAGACTCTCTCTAATGAGTGGATAGACTATGAGAACTTCCGACCATGGGATCGCGATCGTCGTGACAAAGAACAGACTGGATTTGAAGGTGAGGTATGGTCAAATGGAAAATGGGCAAAGATTGCCAGGGTTATTCGGCACAAAGTGAATAAGAGGATGTTTCGGGTGAACACTTTTCAGGGATGCGTGGATGTCACAGAAGATCATTCATTGTTGACATCAACGGGAGCTCCCATTAAGCCGTACGATTGCCAAGAAGGGGCATCCCAGCTTCTTCATAGCTTTCCTTCGCATGCACACTTCCTCGAGCATGATATGGTACTGCCTCGCTTTCAAAAGCTTACGCAAATGGAAGATGTATACTCGAACTGTCATGACGTGAAGGAACGTATTTTGACGAAAGAAGAAGCGTGGGTAATGGGATTGTTCTTCGCTGACGGAGGCTGTGGTGATTATTGCAACACAATGTCATGGGCGATTAACACGCAGAATCTGGATACTTTGTCCCGTGCCAAAGCGTATCTTGAGCACGTGGAACCTTCCGAGATTGTGACGTTTAAGATAGTGGCCTCATCACATGTGTACAAACTTGTACCAGTGGGTTCGTTTATCTATATGGTGGAAAAGTACAGCTCATTATTCTACGACAAGGACAAGTTGAAAATGGTACCTTCACTGATCATGAACGCATCCAAAGAAATCAAAAAATGGTTTGTGGATGGTTATTTGAGCGGGGATGAATCCAAGGCCGAAGAATTAAACTTTGTATGCAAGGGCAAAATAGGGTCAATGGGTATTTACACCCTCTTACGGATGATCGGACATACCAAGGTTCGCGTCAACATTATTCGAGTTTCAGAGCCCAACATTTACGCTATCCGCACTATTTCGGACGAGGAATACTTCCATCAGAAGCAAAACACTGTGATACATGTGCAAGAATTAGAGAACCCGCATGGACAATACGTGTATGACATTGAGACATCGGAAGGCATGTTTAATGCAGGCGTGGGCTCGCTGGTGGTGTCGAACACAGATTCGATCTTCATCAAGTTCACCCACAAAGCAACAGATGGTACACCAATCTATGGAAAAGATGCTTTGCCTCTGGCCATCGCGGCGGGACAACGGGCATCCCGTGAAATCAAAGGCATCCTTCCTCCACCTCAGTGTTTAGAGTACGAAAAGACCTTCTATCCATTCATCCTATTTAGTAAGAAAAGGTATGTAGGCAACTTGTATGAGGATGATGCAACGAAGAAGCCAAAACAAAAGTCGATGGGAATTGTGTTGAAGAGGAGGGATAATGCAAATATTGTCAAAAAAGTATATGGTGGTATCATCGATATCATCATGAACAAACAAGATCTCAATGCATCAGTAACCTTCCTGCGGGAGCAGCTTCAAGCGCTCGTGGATGGGCACGTCGATCTTCAAGACTTGGTCATCACGAAGACGCTCAAAGCCGAGTATAAGGATCCGACCAAGATCGCCCACAAAGTACTCGCGGATCGTATGGCACAACGAGATCCAGGAAATAAGCCAATGGCGAATGATCGCATCCCGTTCGTCTACATTCGGCCACCGCCTGGTGTTGAAGTCAAGTTGCAAGGCGATCGCATCGAACACCCAGAGTTCATTAAAGAGAACAATATCACCCCTGACTACAGGTTCTATATTACCAACCAACTGATCAATCCTATTACACAACTCTATGCCCTGTGTGTGGAGAAACTTCCCGACTACTCATACTCGCCTGGTTACTGGACACAGATAGAAGAAGAACTCATGGGCAAGGAACTTTACCGTGACAACGATAAGAAGAGAAAAGATAGGATAACTACACTTCGTATGCGTGAGGTGGAGGACTTGTTATTTGAATCGTACACATCTCAATTGGAGGAGGTAGGAAAGAAGAGAGCCGCACCGAAGAAGCCCACGAAAAAGCAACTCGCTGCGGAGAACGATCTCAAAAATCCCTACTTAGTAGACTTTCGCATCACGGAAAAAGGCGAGAAGGGAAAGCGCGAATACGAGTGTGTGGCTCAAGTACGTGATGCACCCGATGGTGAACCAATCCTCACAGTGAACGAGTCGATTCCCAAGAAGCGACAGACCACTACCAAGCAATATTGTTACAGGTACATTGCTGAACAAGCATGTCGGAAACTATCGGGACTGTCCTCGTTCGATAGAAGCCGAGGTATCACGTTTGAATTAGAGGATAAAACGTTTCATAAGGATTGGAAAAACGCTATTCAAAAAGCCCATGAGATCCGTGCCCTGTTGAAAGCAGCCATTGATACACAAGATATCGGCACGTTTCAACAACTTCAAGAACAGTTCGTGTATGAGAATCTCGTCAATATGTTGGATGCGTTCAAGTATGTGCTCCGTATGAAAAAGTAGACGATACACTATGATGTCTCCTTTATTTTTTGGTTATAATATGTAATAAATATAGATTATGACGGTACCGCTTACTAGAGAAGAATGTGAGGCGTTCATGCGGAATCCAACTATCAATCCTTTCACCGGTGCCAATTTCAGGACTCGGAATGGAGACCGGGAAACCTTTGCGCGTGAAGTGTGTGAATATATCTTGCGTGGCGAGGAGGTTCCCGCCGCCTTGCTTGCCAGAAACCCCAATAGGAGCCGCACTGCCTCTGCGCGGACTCAACATCATCATCCTCATGGTGGTGTGGATGTTTTTCGGTTCAACCAAGAAGTATTAGAACACGAAGAAGTTGCGCGGGCATTGTGGTCGTATGGACGTGGAGACAACTTCCATACTTCTTTCATCCGTGAAGGCACGGACGACATGACCGACTTTTTGCAACAAGTGAATGCGACATATCCACACGAATGGATACAACGTTATAGGATAAGTGGAATCCGCCGACAGCCTTTCCCAAGCTTTCAAAATCCCTTTCCCCATATTCAATTGTCACATAGACGAGTACCATTCAATGGTCATATGCTTACATACAAAGAAGTTGCCATCATGCTATATGATATCATGCATGCAATAGCTACTCAAACAATACTTCAAATCACAGATATAATCCGTACTCATGAAGATGCGCGGGAATTCCTCCGGACAATAACACAAATATTTCCAGAAGATTGGATCAACTATTACGTAACCGCAGCACGCAATAATATGCCCATGCCACGCTATATAGAGCCATCACATGTCAACCTTCCCCACGTTCGTCCACCTTCACCATCTCCATTGAATAAACCAAAGACCATATCCCCTACCACACCGGACGAGCAAACGATTGCCAACACATGCAAAACCATGCTTCACGGTATAACCAAGGATCCTTTTAGAGTACTCGCGCACAAAATGAAGAAAATATGCACCACATTCGTTCAAAAATGTGATAATCAAAGAATCAAGGAGGTACGTGGTGTTATTAGGACAAAACAATACATATATCATGACCAAATAGAGAACATTACATTAGATCCATCGTATGCTTTCCAACAAGTTGTAAGTGGAAATAAAAACAAAAATGAAACGAAACGTATTTTGTTTATGAATGTATTCAAACGTAATTGGGGCTCTGTGTCAATAAAATATAAAGGTCAACGCGGTGTTGGAGAGGGGGTCATGCGCGACTTCGTTCAGAATTGCCTAAATGCAGTAAAGAATAACCCTACATCCGAGCGTCCTCAAGATAATGTGAAGTTTTTTATGCCTATCTATCCTGGTTCCAACCGCTACGTTATCAACCCCAAATTTACGATTCAACAAGCAAAACAATTGGGATACAATAATGTGAAAAGTGAAGCAGACGTACTACATATATATTACATGATAGGACAGTTATTTGCATTTTGTACGAGGTATGATGTACCGGTACCTATCTATCTATCTCGTACAATACTCGCATCTATCCTCCATAAGCAAGAGCATATAACTCCAGAAATGTCCATAATGTATTATTTGATGGATAGTGATCCCGATGTGGCAAAGAGCACCGTCGACCTAATGCGCATTCCAGAACACATAGAATATACAATGATCAATATGAACGATGATTTCCCACTTGTGCACTCAGATGAAGATATTCCGGTCACTGCTGATAATTATATACAGTATATTGATAAATACTCTCGCCATAAATTCTTACACCAATTCCAAAAAGATGCGATCAATACTCACGATCGTCTCAAAGCTTTCATTGACGGCTTTTACATACAAAAAACACTAAAAGCCAATAATGTTACCGTGCGAGAGCTTGAAAAGATGATGTGCGGTGCATCTGTGTCTATGCAAACAATCCGTGAATGGCTAAGATCGGGTCATATAGAATACAATATTAATCAAAACGCAGACGCCGAGAAACAAACTCAAGTTGTGAACTGGTTCAAAGAGATTGTCAATGAGATGGGAGAAACTATTCCTCTTGATGAGTTCAACCGAGAGCTTTTGAAGCAAAAAGAAGGAAGTGAAGCGTCCAGCTCCAGGTCGTCTGACTCGTCTACAGCTCGCCGTATACGTTCAAAGAAGACAGCGTTCATGTTGTTTTTCATGAACCTCATGCAATTTTGGACGAGTTATCGCAAAATAGATATGGAATCCAAACATCAAGTGCGGTTCGAGCGCCCACGTGGTCTTCCCACTTCTCATACTTGTTTCTATCAATTGTGTCTCCCATATGAAGATGTGAGTTCAAAGGCCGACCTTTACAAGCGCCTCATCACAGCAACATTCGGGGTAGAGCAAGGCATTGGTCTTATCTAATTATCATCTGAGAAAGGTGTATAACACGCAAAAACACGGACCAATTATATAAACAAAAACATCACGATATACAATATCTTTTTTCTCGATGGCATGATAATAAATCACATGGCATTGTTCTCGTATGACAGTATACCATGTAGCTACAACCGCAAAGGCAAAGAACAATATATTTGGATCCCGAGGAAGACCGAATATAGTAAAGGGTGCTACATGAGCTAATAAATCTATAGCAACTATAATTTCATTTGGAGGCGCATGCGTTTTATAAACTCCCTTGTAGAATTTGATTATATTAGAGTATGGATATGCAATGATCGTGATCAAATAGCCTATTAACACTATAAAAGATGTACACCTTACGAACTCGATAAAAGTCTTATTATGAATGAACAATGACGAAGCCACCAAAACTACATTGTAGAAAGTGAACATCCACAGAAAGTTTGATTCATACATTATACTTTTAGGATGCAGATTAAAATCATGTCTTTTGATCACTCAATTGAAGTTCTAAGTCCAATATCAATGCTAGAACTTTGTGTGCGGCTGCATAATATGCCGTTGGGTTATTTGTTTTGTTGAATTTCATTAAATCTTGTTGAATTTGTTGGTAATCCGTTTCATGACGCAATCTGGTTGTGAATTCGGGTTCTAACAATCGTGCAGTCAACATGTCTTTGTACTTGGTAAACAAGGTCTCCAAAATGTCGCATTGTGCCCGGATGCGCCAACGGTCGTCTTCACGTACTTTCAATGTCTTCCGTTTCATACTATCCATGCGTATGTTTTGGTTTTCTGGAATGGCAGGGTTGAAATGGATGTCTTGAACTAGATTGACGATGCCACGGCCATGAAGCTCTTGAAGATGTTTATCTAAAACTTCCTTGGTGATATGATCTATTTTCTCACTTCCAAGGTTATAAATAAATACATTCTCAATTTTTGTATTATTTTGGACATTATTGTTTATTGTATTTGCGAGTTGAGCGTTCGTTGCAGTGACCGTATTACCCACAACACCGCTTCCTCCGTTTGTGCCTTCATTGTTAGCCGCAACAAGCGCATTGGCTTTGCATGTGGCCATATGACGACTCTTATGAGGTTGACAAGTGAATATTTTATCACAATGGGGACATTGGTATGGGTGTACTAGTTCGCGACATATTATTTCATGTCTTTTTAGATTCTTGATCATAGTGAAGCTTTTGTAGCACTTGGTACACTTGAATGGTGCAGTGCCTTCATCAAACTCTATGGTATGGTTTTGAGAATCTATGGTATGGTTTTGAGAATCTATGGTATGGTTTTGAGAATCCATGGTATGGTTTTGAGAATCCATGGTATGGTTTTGAGAATCTATGGTATGGTTTTGAGAATCCATGGTATGGTTTTGAGAATCCATGGTATGGTTTTGAGAATCTGAACGTTGTGGACAGTTTAGCTCCATATGCCGTCTACAATTATACTTATTACTAAATATTTTGCTACAATGCAAACATACTCGTTCATCTCGTAAGCTTTCTTCCCTTACTCTCGCATGGATCTTCATGTGGCGGTTCAAGTTACTCCGATACTGGGTTTCATATTCACATTCATTGCAAGATAAAATTATCATGATATGATGAGTTTAGTGATCCTTTACAAATTATGGTACTAATCTTTAAGATATTTTTATGATTGATAATACCATACGATTAGAGGATAAATTGATGACAAGGGGGGGGAGGGGGGTACCCCCTTTCCCAAAAAGATTCAAAAACGTGAATGTTTTCTGGCGAAGGGTGTTCGTAATTTGTAATTTCCATAAGGGGGTATTGGAAATATTTGATAGGGGCTTACCATCTACCCACACACTGCAGTAGTCACCATGTCTGAGTCCAAATCTATCCGCCTTGCCCGTTTGTTGGATGAGCTCAATGAGCTCTTAGATGACGGCGTGGTCCCGTCCACTACCCGGAGCGTGACCATCAACAAATTTGCGGATACCAGCGATCGGTTGATCAGTCTCGTTCACCATCACCAAAAGGTGTTGTTGGCCGAGCACCTGGAGCAGTTTCCACGTCCGGCCTACATTTTAACGACCCAACCCTCATCAATGCACAATGACCGCCCGTGCTCCCCCACCCGGGACGGTCGGGAGCGTGTCGTCTATGTCGGTCAAAAAGCCAAGACGACCTTTGATGAGACGTTGGCAAATCCTCTGCAACATGATTTGTATTTGATGGGGAAGGAAGCCACTAAGTACGCATTACACAAGAAAGTGGTTGCCGGTGGATTGTCACACGCTCGAATTAAAACAAAGACACAAAAGCAACCGCCCGAGTTCTTGTATGAGGTGGTCAGCATTCCCCGCCATCGCTTTGACTTGAGCGCAGAGTTTCTCGCTTTGACCCGCTGTTGCACATGGGCGACCAAGAAACGGGCTTTATTGGAATTCGGATTTCTTCCTGTGGCGGCTGAGACCGAAGGAATTATGGAATGTCGGAATTTGCGTCTGAATATCTAAGGTACCC